CTATATCCATTACTTCTGGGTTTTTGGCTTTAGCTGTTACAACTTTTACGTCGTAATCTGCATCACCTTCTTCTTTACCTGGCGCAGTAGCAAGGTTCATGTTCTTAATACCAGACTTTTCCCATTCTGTTGCCATATTGGTTCCAGCGGGTTTGCCTTCTGGGGCAGAAGCTAGACCAGCATCAGAGCTTTCTGTGATATTGTAACCAGCCTCTTTGTTTGCTTTGTATTTGGTCAATTTTTCACCTTCAGGAGCTTCAACCAAATTGGCATCTTTAAGATTCTCAACGTCTTTCTTTCCGTCTTTATCCTCGTCTTTTCCAGATGGTGCAGTTACTGTGCCTTTCTTTTGAGTAGCAAGAATGCTTTTATCTGTTTTAGCTTCTTTATCCTTGCCAGGAGCTGTTGCTAAAGATTGTCCTTCTTTCAATTCTTCTTGAGTTTCAGCGTCTGCTTCGTTTTCGTCACCTGCTGCTGCCAAAGCATCATCAAGGTTAACTATTTCATCCACTCTAAAATCTCCAGTTTTTCCATTGTCCATAAGGACTGTGTAAGATCCAGATGTTCCGTCGATAGAGATGATTTTACCGGTGTTGCCAGATTCTTTAACTTTGATGTATTCACCAACGTTGAAGTTACTGTCTTCGTTTACATTAATTTCGAAAGCAGATCCTTCGATTTTCTCAAGCTCCTCGTTAACTACTCTCCACTTATCTCTTAGAGACTTAAGCTCTTGCTCAAGCATGAAATGTGCTCTTTTGATTTCTGCAGAGTTATAGAAAATTGGATTGCTATTCATCTTAGATTCCAATTTGTTAATTTCAGTTTCAACGATAGAGATATTTTCCATCAATTTGCTTCTGTCATTAAGCATAATAGACCTAACACGTGATTCGCCTTCTAAAAATTCTGTAAGTCCTTCTGAAATATCATATTTCAAAAATTCTTTAACCATTGAAGAAGCCTGTGTTCCATTCACTTTGAAAAGTGAATTGTCTTTCATAGACTCGTTGATTCTGTTCAAGAAAATACTTCCTTGCCATTTGATCAAGTTTACTGAAGCACCTTCGTAAAGAGTTGACTCGATCTTTTTAGCAAAGTCAAGTTCTACAACTTTATCAAAATTCTCGTAAAGATTGATGATGTCAAAAATTGCTTTATTCTCGTTAACACCAAAGCTACCTGAAATTTCCAACGCTAAAGCTTTAGAAAGTTGGTTAAGATCGTTGAAGTTAATCTTAGTTCCGTTATTGAAGATAGCCTTAGAATCATTTTCTTCGATGATTGAATATTTGTTTTTACCGATGAAAACGTTTAATCCTTGCTCATTTACTTTTACGTAAGATGTATAGAAAGATTCTAAAAGCTTCAAGAAATCTGAAGGTAGAGAAGAGATCTCATCTCTGTTTAATTTTCTAAGACCTGTAGAGTTTCCTTCAAAAACGTTATTACCAATTGTGAAGATTGTCTTTCCACCACTAACTAAAACAGGTGAGAAAAGTCTCTTAACAGAGGAATTACCAGAATGAATTGGGATGTTCAATTTGTCAGAGTTACTTTCCAACACTCCCAACGTGTTAATAAGATTTCTTACTGCTGGATTGAATTGCCATCTGGTCAATTCTTTAGAAAGCAAAGAAACTGATTTATTTTCAGAAACCAACCACTTGTTCAAAGATTCGGTTACTGGAGAATAGAAATCAGAACCAGCATTAGATTGAATTGTATAAAGAGCTTTCGAAACTTCGATTTCAGCTTTAAGAGATTGTGTTTTTTCTTCGATACTTTCTACCAAAGATTTTACCTTTGAATCCCAGCTGAAATTTTGCATATCTGCAATAAAGTGTTCAGCAACTAAAAATTCAGGAATGTTTTTGTTCTTTAAATTATGGGCATATTTTTCGCACACAACTTTAACTGAAGGATGCTCATAAATTGAACTACCCTTAATTGTAAGAATAGCTTCAAAAATTCCAAGATTGTTAACACCTTGAGACTTAACAAAAGAAGCTGCTGAAGGATCTTTATCAACAAGTTCCGCTAGGCTTTCGTTAATTGAAGAAACGTCAAACGATGCTTTTTCATCTTTAATTCCGTCAACATAAGCGCCAGAATTTTTTGAGGTTTTGCTATTACCAATTCCACCCCAAGATTCCATCAATCTATTTGCAATAGATTTTGATTTCTCCATTTCCTGCTCTCTGAGCATTTCGTGTGGATCTTTCTGTGTCTGCTGGACAGCCTGTGTTTCAGCAGTTTGGATTGATTCCAAAATTGCAGTTGAGCTAACGTTTGAATCGCCTTTTTCAATTTTTTGAATATTCGATTCGCAGATAGATCTAACTTCTGGAGACTTAGTTGTATCTCTTAGAGTTTTTAGTTGTGTGAGTAAATCCATTTTACTTTTGTTTTTTTGCTTTCTATATATCTCTAGATATAATTTGAAACTTTACTTTTATATATTCACGAACAAGTTCGTTTTTTTACTTAGCAACAAGAACTTCCAACTTAACGTCGAAGTCGGTATGTGGGTTTTGGAATATGATTCCGCCAGGAAGATAAACGAATCTATCTTCGCTTAAATTCCAACCAGTTACTTCAGAATCTGTGGATCCTAGTGGATTTCCAGTCAATACCATCATCTCACCCAAATTGTGTGTTTGCCCACCATATGTCCAATAGATATACTTTTGTGTCTGTGGTGTTCCGTTTGTTGGGGTTGGAACTCCAGGAATAATCGGGGTTTGAGCAGCATATAGAATTGGGTTTTTTGGAGCTGGATACTGTACTTTTACTGCTATCCACCTAACAAATCCCTCAGTCCCAATGTCGGTCTGGCTTAATTTAATACTCTTTGTTGCCTTTAGTGTTATCCTCAGTCGAGAATATGCAACTACACCAAAAGCAAGATCTTTTAAATTGAAGAATGTTGTGTTTGCGTAATCCTCTTCCAATCCAAAATTACTTTTAAAAAATATCCAGCCATTTGCTGGAACTGGTGGGCATATAATTGGTCTTGTTGCCATTTTAGCTTGCGGTGAGAACCATTAATTTTACTTGATATTCGGTTGGGTTAGAGAAAATAAATCCTCCTGTTGCTGCACCGGTATATCCTACTTCTTCGCTTACGTCGTTAGATGTTTGCCAGCCTTTCCAAACCTGTCCTTCTTTAACCTGACCTGTCAGCATCATGAAATCTGCCATGATGTATCTATTAGATCCACCATATTCCCAATATAACATGCGCTGATTTTCTGTTGCATCTGCATAGAATTCTGCTCTTGCTACTAAAAGCCCAACCTCACCTAAAGTGGTGTCGAAGTCACCTTGATCTAGATTGATTGACGTATTTGGAGCCATAACAAAAGTTTGCATCTGGTAACCAGAAAAACTTTGTACTGGATAGAAGAAATCAGAAAGATTCAGTTTAGCAAGTGTTTCAGCTTGCCACGACACGTTCATATTAGTGTTGTAGAAACTAATATAGTGAGGATCGTTGAAATCGGAGAATGTAAGATTTACTCTATTTAATCCAGCTTCGTTTAAGGCAACTAAGGTATATTGAGTATCGAATGATGCAGTTAATCCAGGATCCAACCCAACAGATGCACTGCCAAGGCCAAAAAAAGAATTAATTCCGGTAGAACTAGCACCGGAATCTCCACCGTAAATATCTAAATCACCACCTGTTACGTTTGTCATATTATAGTCTGGTTGGATTCATAGATGCTGAAGGTTGTTCTACCACCTTTGGTAAAACTCTTCTTTCCTCAACAACTATTCTTCCATTATGTTCGCTTTCAGATCTTTTGATCTCTTCTCTTTGCGGAGATTCATTATACGTAGCATCTTCCAGCTCAGTAGAATTTTCAAGTTCAGCGATATCTTCTCTAACTTCATGCTCTTCCTCTTCCTCTTTATCGTCGGGAGCACTATCAGTTATAAGCTCGCTAGTTTCAAAATTATGGATTAATGGCTCGTTCAGGCTGGTGTATTCTGGTGAAATATCTCCAGATCTTATTTCATCTGTATCTTCTGAATCAGGAGCAATTTCTGTTGCTGGCTCCTTCTCAACATCCAATTTTGGTTCTTCTTTTTCTTCACTGGCCTCTTGGTCGATTTCTTCTTGTGGCTTAATGTAATCAACTAATGACTTAATAAATCCCAATGCAACTATAGGTAAGATAGCACCTGATGCTATACTTAGGACTCTTTTTTGAAATATAATATCCTCTTCTATAATTCCGAATAATTCGCTCCACGCAGTAAAATCACTCAGATTAACGTAAGCATAATAGGTATTACCCATAGCTTGCATGGCAGTCAATAGAAAGAATAGCATCCAAACTAATCCTTTGTTCATTTTTTTAAGAGCAATCAGAGAAGCTAAAGATGCTGCAGCACCAACTTCAAAAGCTATAGCCAAAGAAATAGCCAGCCACGTTGGATTAGACAGCTTAAAAAAATCAATAACGTGGATTGTGGATATTACCGATACCATAAGGTAAAGGGTAACAAAAGTTCCAATAATAAATCCACTTATAATTTTGGATTTACTTTCCATTTTGAGATTCTATTTTATTACGGATGTCAGACAAAGATGCTTTTCCGTTGTCGAAATCATCTTCAAAAATTAAAAATTCATACATAACCTGTCTCATTTCGTGCTTCATCTCCTTTTTGGTAACAGATGAATCTAAATTAGCAGAGATTCTAGCATTCTCTTTCTTAATCTTACTGATTTCACTATTCACTCCACACTGTCTAAGAAAAACGATCACCAATAGAACTAACACGATGATTGAGAAATTGTCTTTGATTTTTTGTAACATGCTTTTTTCGATTTAAAATTTTACTCAGTATATATCATCTTATTTTGAAATCATGCATAAACAAAAAAGCACCCATCAAAGAGTGCTTTTTTGTTTATGTGTTTTAATTTATGCTATATCCAAACCTTGTTGGGCTGCAGCAAGTTCTTTTTCAAGACCCTGGATTTCCGCTGCATCAGCTTTAGTTGATTCGAGAGATTGACTAAATGGCTTAAGCATCCCAATAAATTTCTTAGCATCGCCAAGTCCTTTACCGGTTAACTTAGAAAGAAAATAATGAGAAGCTTCAAGAGGTAAAGCACTCATATAAAGTGTATCCTGCTTGATGCCATCTGCTTTTGCTTTTTCCAGCACTTTATTAATTTCGATAACACCAAGTGCTTCCTTTTCTCTCCATTCAGCATCGTTTGCCATAAACAAAAAGAAATTTTCTAAATCCTCCTTAGTGTCGAACTTGACAGCATAAACCTTTTTAGAAATTCGATCCTTTGCATCTGCAAGATTTTTCTCGCATCGATCGATTCTATTCTGGTCCAATTTCGCTACGAAATCTTCATCAGCAAATTCTTTAGCTACGTCGGCAGCATCTAATGTAATCACTTTTTCTTTGGTTGGTTTCTTTGCCATAATAATCTTTTTACTATTTTAGAAAACGATTCAAGTTTGTTTCATCAAGAGATGTCAAAAACATCTTTCTCCTCTTCCCGATTGTGCTGAAGATACACCTTTAGTCTTTCTCTCAGATCTTTTATTGGATATATTTTAGCATTAGAATCCGGACCGATGTGGACCAAAAAACCTCCATGTGTTTTTATACCCAGCTCTTCTTCAATTATAAGTCTATATAAACTAATCTGAATTGAGTACTCGTTATGAGAGTTTTCGTACAGATCGTTAAAAGGATGAAGCAACTTTTTATATCTTCCCTTTGGGTGATTGTCGTCTTTAAACTCTTTATTAGTTTTCCAGTCTCCAACAAGAAATATGATCTCTTCTCTTTTCTCGTCCCACATCAAAAAAGGTTGGTCGACAGTTCCAGCTAATCTCCATTTCTTAGAGAAAACCTTGAGTTCAGATTTCAGTGGAACCAATTTTTTAAACCTTAATTCATAAAGCTCCAAAAACTTTTCTATTCTTAATTTATCGATGGGATCTTCTGGCATCTCCGGGTCAAGTCCCATCCAGAAATCTTCAATCCATTTGTGGACCCTGGTACCAAGTTTATTTGCAGTGGTTGCCTTTTCTTCCCATTCATTTTGTAGAATAGTTGGATCAATCCCGAGTTCTTTTGACTTTCTCTTAATCCAATAATCTCTATCAAAAGGAACCTTGAATCTTTTAAGAAACGTGGTTACTGAATCGTATTTTACACCGCTAAAGGTGTACGAGTGACTTTCTTCTTCAAAAATAAACCTTGGATCTTTAAAAAATTCAAGCTTTTGGTTGTATTCCTCCTTTATCTTATCCCAATCCATTCGCAGCTAACAATTCCAATAAAAAAGACCAGTTAAAATAAACGTAGACTAGCAACGAAACCTCTAGGATAAATCTGATAATCCAGATCCAGCTTAGCTCACGAAATATAAAATAATAGATCACCAGGAAAGAATCTCCGTTTGCTTCTGGTAAGGGTCTAAGAAGTGGAGCAATTATTTCTTGCAGATTTAAACGTGTCAGGTATTCGTTTACTGGTCTAATCTCTTCAAACACCCATGCAGGTCTGGCTTCGACTGGGAAGTCTCTTGATTGAGTTACCTCTGGAGGAAGATTAACAACGGTATAGATTCTTCCAAACCAATCTCTTCTGAGTTTTAATCTATTCCAATCAGGAGAATCTATAGATTCTTTCTTTGTGATAGAAAGAAAATCTGAATATAATTTAAGGTCTTTAAAAATGGAAATTAACCTAAGTGAAACGAAAATTCTTGATAATATGCCCATGTTATTTTAAGTTTTGCTTTTGAGTGATGTCCTCCATCTTTTTACGTATCTTTGTTCTGGCCCTACGTATTCTTGTTGCGATTGATCTTTTCTTAATTCCATACTTGTCTGCTATGTCTTTGTACTTCATTCCATGTATTTCTCGATCAATCATAATATCTCGGTATAGAATCGGAAGCTCTCTTATTTCATCTATTACCTGTTCATACACATCATCAATATCAGATCCACCGGAAAGAAAATTCCAGAGTGGATCGTCTTCAATTTCATAAGCTGGATTTCTTTCTTCTGCTTTAGAAGACTCGAGCTCCATCTCTTCCAACGATTTTGAGACAAACCTCTTTCTACTCTTAAGGAGCAAAAGAGATTCATTTCTAGCGATGTTGTAACACCAGGTTGAAAAATTTCCTCTTGTTGAATCGTACTGGTCTATTTTTTGCCACACCTTGGACATCGCATTAAGGAAAGCATCCTCTGCTAGTTCCAAGTCTTTAAGTATGGTGTAACAGTGATTGAGGACTCCAGGCTTTACTCTTTCGTATAATAGTTTGAAAGATCTATCATCTCTTTGTTGTATGAAATTCTCTGCTAATACCTGGATATTCTTTTCTTTTGCCATTAGTTTAACCCTAGATTTTTTTAAAATGTTTTTTCCAGCCTGACTATTTCTATTCCTGCATCAAAGAGGAATTTTAGGGATTCTGGTTTTCTGTACACATCTTCGAAAACCAATCTTTTAATGCCAGCCTGGATAATCAATTTGGAGCATTCAAAACAAGGGGAAACCGTAACATATAGAGTAGAGCCATCCGAACTTTGAGTACTTTTAGACAATTTAGTTATTGCGTTTGCTTCTGCGTGTAAGACATAATTCAGGGTTACGTTATCTTCGTCTTCGCACTCATTTGGGAATCCTGTAGGAGAACCGTTATATCCATCGGAAATAATGGATTTGTTCTTTACTATTAAACTTCCAACTTGCATTCTCTTACAATAAGAATTCGTAGCCCATATCTCAGCCATTTTTAGATAGACGAGATCGACTTTCTTATCCTTTGTAAGATATAAAGTTTCGCCAGGAAGATCGTTGGGATCGTTAAATTGGAAAACCTGTTTCAAATTAGGCTTAGCAACCCACGATTTACTTGTAATTAGTTTAGGTTCACTGAAAAAATTATCAGAATAGTGAACCAATATATCTTTATGAATATCCATGTGCAATCAAAAAACCAAATGTTCTGAACAAATATAGCCTTTTGGAATGCATAAAAAAAATGTTTCCTGAAAATTGTTTAAAACGTGTTTGAATTCGGTCTATATGGTCGGTCAGAAGCAATAGACAAAGGACCATTTAGTGACTTGTAAATGCCAGCAAGCAGACCTTTAATTTCCTTAATGTCTTGCTCAGTTATTTCCGGCTGTGTATTTACTGGCATTTGCTTTTCTGGTTTTACTGTCTGAATGTCAGGCTTTGCTCCTGCACTTTTCTCTACATAAGAAGTTGCGCTTATTCCTTCTGCAGTTGCAGCAGGTGTTGGTGTCTTTTTTTCACCTACTTTTAAAGTCTGTGCTTCTTTAGTGAGTTTGCTACTCTGTTTTAGCCTTTCAGTAAGAGCCTGTATATCTTTGGTAGAAACATTCCCGGACGAAAAGCTTTCTGGTTCTAGTTCCTTTTGTGGAATATTCTGCTGATTTACTCTAAATTTTTCGGACAATTTGATTTCTTCACCTTTTAATCCTGGTAGAGAATTCAATTTGGGTAAAGATATAAGATCTTTAAGTTTGGTTCTATCTCTTTCTGATTTAGATGTCTGTGTTGAATTTTGCAACTGCTCCTCTGACTTCTTAATCTCTTTTGGCTGTGTTACCTCAGACAATTTCTGTATATCTGAAATCGGAACTGTTTGACGATATCCCTCAATAAACTGCTTCACCTCGTCTTCCAGAAGGGATGGCTCTTTTTTGAACTCGTTATAGATTTCTTTTCTATATGCATCTATTTCGGACTTGGGTACCTTAACACCAGAAGAATTTGTTACCGACTCATCTAGATTAGGACCGCCGCTAACGATTTTAGAAACTTCTTGCTTTTTATTTTCTGTGGTTTCTTTCTTGGTTTCCGAACGCTTTCTATCGTCCATCTCCATCTTTAAAAGCTCTGCAATTCTATCTGTTGAATTGACAACGCTACCTTTCTGGAGTTCAACTAGTTCTGGACCTTTTTCTCCAACTAGAGCTACCCCACTTTTGTTAATCCTGCCACCGTCTTCTAACTTAGGTACATTAGCAAGACTTTCTGCTACTGCACTAATTATATCTTTCTGAAATAAACCAGTTTTTACAACAGATTCTTTTTCGACTCCTGCAGGTTTAACCTCTGCTTTAGCAATCTCTGGGAATCCACCTTTCAGACTTTTTTCTAAACCTGCAAAAAGACTTTCGTTCTGTTTAGAAAATGTTTTAATTATAGAATCAGAAAAGTTCTTGAAGCTTTTTTCTTCTGCAGAATTCTCTGCTGTTTTTTCTTTACTACCAGTCTTCCTGTTTTCTTTAACTAATGAAGATAATTCTTTGTTAGTATCCTGTGAAAGCCTATTCGACTCTTTAAGTTCTTTTGCAAGAACATCAAAGTTCGTACTTAGATTAGACAGTTCTTTCAGGATTTTAGAGGTATCATTCATACCTTATATATCCAAAATGGGTAAGGCCCGGAAAATTATTTTTTGAAATTGAAGACCTCAACTTGTCCGGAATCCTCCAGGACTTGCTTGTTTTCTTTCTCTATAGTCAGATTGAGCTTATCAATCCAAATTTGATATTCATAGAAAGGTATAGATTCAATCCAATTTGGATCTATACCGTGTTCCTTCCACATTCTAAATTTAACATCAAAGAAGTTCTCCAAAGATATCTGAAATAACGAAAAGGGATCTGAACCCTCCGGGAAATGATATTGGTGCGGTGACCTCCGACGCACCGCAAGTTTGACAAGACAAACTAACCTCTAATTTGGTACCAATCTTAATTTCTTCAGAAAGCTGATAATAAATTGAAAATTCTTCTTTAGACCACCCTTCAGAATCAAAAGATGCTTTTTGGATTTTCTGATCGTTAAGACCCCTCCAGTCATCAAATAAAAACGGGGCAATTTTTATAAAGCTTTCGTCAACTTCCCTGCCTAGACGAACAGAATTTTTAACGTAATTAGAAACAGCATCAATTACTCCAATTGAAGGAATGGAGATGCTAATAGATTTTCCAATTTTGCTAACAGGAAAAACAAATTTTCTATCCGCTTTTGAATAGTATCTCATTATCCTATCATCAATCTGGTAATTTGTTAATACACCAGTTCTTAATTCAATCCCATATTTGAATTGGCAATTCTCTTTCTTACATGTCAATTCTGGGGTAAGAACTATTCTATTCTCTCCCTTAACAAAAGTTAGATCTCTAATTGTCATTATGATAAAGAACCTGTCCTCCTGCTTTAGATCTTTGTATGAAACTACTCCTTCTTTAGGAAATTTGACTACGCAGCAAGAATTTAAGATCATATTGAGTTTTGCATCAATATCAAGCATATCACTCTCGTCGATTGTAGAGAAATGTCTAATCTCTTTTACCTCCGCTGGTCTAATTGCTATCTGGGTTCCCTCTGGATAAAAATCGCCCTTTGAAGGCAAAATAAGTACAGGTAAATTTTTCCAGCCGATTTGAATTGCTTGTGGTGGTTCTAGAGAAGAAGATTCTGCAACGGCTTTTTCAACTTTTTTAAATTCTTCAGCTAAAGGAGAATCTATTACACCAGTTTGCTTTCTTTCCAGCGATTCAACTTCTTGGTCTATTCTCGATTTCTCAGGAGAAACTGTGGGTAGATCTGAGATTTGATCATCATAGGAAATTCCTCCGATCTGCTCTTTTTTTCTTAGAATCTCTTCTGGGGAAAGGTTTGGTCCTGACATAGCTTATATTTACTTTATATAACACATGCCGTAAAAACTTACAAACAGTGTAAGTTTTATATAAATAAAATAAAGTAAAGTTCCAGTTTATAGAAACTGGTCTTGCCAGTAATCAGACTTCCAAGTGGTATCTAATACGTAAAGAGCGTCTCCGCTTTCGTAGTTTAGATTCATAGGAGTTAACGGCTCAATTGGAAAGCAATTGTTGAGAGTGATTCTTCTGAATACATCTCCCTGCTTATTAAATACAGAAATTACCATCTGTCCAACATAATCTCTCTTTAAACCCATCGCTCCGGTTAAAGGATTATAGATTAAATCTGACCATTGTCTTAAGATTTTGTACATGGTCATAGAATTATTCTCGTCTAGGTTAACCTCAAAAGCTACACTAAACTGCACATCAGAAGTTGAAGGCTCACCGCCTGCATATCTTCTTTCTGCAAATTTGTAGTATTGTGTAACCGGTGCGCCAGGTTGAATATCAACTGCTAAGCTACCAGTTACGCTTTTAACCTGCTGGGTCATGATAGATTCTCCGTTGAATCTAGTATTCGCAAGAGTAACTGAAGAAGGTGGGGTAATAAGAACCTCAAACTGGTTAAGAAAAACTGGTTCGTAGTTATTCCTAGCTGCTTTTGAGTTGTTATAGTGTGGTAAACCTGCCATTTAATATACTTTTATTTTATACAAATAGATCTTCCCAATAATCTACCGCCCAAACCATATTGATCTCATAAAGGGTAGTACCGTTTAGATAATCAAGTTCCATCGGGTCTATAGCTTTAAGAGGGAAGCAATCTTTGCAAGTTATTCTTCTAAAAACATTACCGTTTTTATTGAATACAGAAATGACTATTGTACCTGTGTAATCCTGCTTAATACCCATTGCTCCTGTTAGAGGATTGTAGATAAGGTCAGTCCATTGTCTTAGCGTCTTAAAAACATACATTGAATTTGCGTCGTCAAGGTTAACCGTAAATCTTACGCCAAGGTCCAAAGAAGTTTTATCTGGTTTACCTCCTGCATAGTTTCTTTTTGCAAATTTGTACTTTTGGAAAACAAACCCAGGATTTTTATCCACATCTAAACCAGCCACGTTTACTACCTGCTCAAGTAAAATTTGTCCACCTGCTACTGCGGCTGGTGGAATAACAGCAACTTCGAACTGGTTAAGATAAACAGGTTCGTATTTGTTTATCGAATATAGTGAATTTTGGTAATGTGGTAAACCAGCCATTAATTCATTTTATTTTTTTTTTATATTTATCTCTGCTACGAGAATTCATCAAATCCTTAAACGAAATTGATGAACCCTCCTGCAGCGATACCGCCTGTTCTTGTTACAGTAATTCTATTGATGAATTTCTGAATGCCTCTAGCAGGTTCGATTATTACATCGATGATTCCAATGTTCTGATCGATAATTGCTGGAGTGTTATTCGAAGCATCCATAATTACCTGGTAAGCATAGATTCCACCTCCGGCTCTAACGCCATCTAAGTAGGTATCAACCAATGTTTTGATTTCCAATCGGATTGAATCCTCGTTGAAATCGAAAAGGTAATTTGATAGGATTTCTTCAACGTCATTTTCTACGCTAATGAGTAGATCCCTAACGTGAACTAATCCAAATGCTGAACTTACTGTTTGGTAAGCAGTTTGGTTACCGAAGATAACCACACCAAAGCCTCTTTTCTTAATGATTGGGTTAAGTCCAAAAGGTTCCAACCAACCTCTATCTGAGTCAGTAAAGTCATATTCAACTCCTACGATGTTACCACCTGAAATAGTACCACGCTTTTGACCAGCGATAATATTATAAGGTTCTCCGTTTGCAAATTTTCTAACAAAATTATTAGATACAAATGCTGCTGGTGGAACGTTTACGTTTTTGTTGTTCTCTCTGACAGTAATATACGGGGTATAGAAAGCTGCATACGATGCTCCGAGATCCTCCGTTGGCAAGCTAAAGGTATAACTAGGATTCAACGAAAGGTTACCTCCTTCTGCAATATATTGAGCTTGCAAAGGTGGGTATGGATTAACGTTTGTAGGTGCTGCAGTAAATCTAGGATCAGTACTTGCTCTAAATTGTGCCATTGAAGGAGCATTGATGAAAGCCAAAGCCTTCTGTCTCATCATAGCCAATTTGCTCAATTGGTATTTTGAATTTGGCAAAATCTGACCGCTGAAAGTATCGATGATGTATCTGAACGAAATTACATCTTTAGCTGCAAGTGTTGCTGCTATGTTTGTATTGTACATAACATCAAGAATCTCAGAAACTCTAGCATCAGTGTTATTAGGTCTTTGATCATTTCTCATTGTATAACCAGCAAGGTAAATGAAATCAAACGATCTTGTAAACTGAGGGATAGATTTGAACTTCTGTACTTGAATTGTGTTTCCTGCGTAGTATAAAATTGGTCTTGCAGTTGTGACTCTAACTACACCAGAAGTTGCAGTCTGTGCTACAGAAGTAACTTTAGTAAGTCTGCCTTGTCTATTAGCACCTACAGTTTCACAAAGTGAAAGATCTGTAGAAACTAAATAATCACCAACTGAAATGATAAGATTATTAACAGGGTCTGGCGCAAAATTAAAGCTTGTGCTATCGATCTTCAAAACAACGTCTAAGTATTGGTTAATTGAAGAAACTGTCGACACGATGTCCGTTTTTCCAGCTGCAACAGGCAAACCAATATTGTCACTTGCATACGGACCAACTGTTCCGTTTGAGAAAGCTGGGTAGTTTACAAGTGATGAAGGGTTGATCCTTGTTATATCGTTAAATGCTCTAACGTATGAAATGTTGTATTGGTCTCTGTCAACTGTAAGCTGAGTGTCCAAATAATACTTAGATACTCCATCTGCACTTAGCCAGATTACATCACCATCAGCTACTTCTTGATAAAGTATATTTTGGTACAAATTAGTCGAGATAAGACCAGCTAAAGCATTTGAAGATGCTCCACCAGTTATAGCAGTAACGTTTTCAATGTTTAAATAATCAGAGGCTCCAAAGTTGTAGAAGTAATTTACAACGCCATTTGCAGTAGTTCCCTGTGTATCAAATGTTGGAGTAACAGTAATACCCTGAGAAGCATAAACTGCGTTGTCTAATGGGTGACTGTAGGTAATAATCAAATTCTGAGCTACCTCAGAAACACCAACAACTTTAAGTTTTACAAGATCCCCGTTATTAAACTGATTAATTACAGTGCCAGTTAATCCGGTAGGTATTCCAACTTGTCCTAATATAAAAGGTGCGCTAGAAGCTGAGGGGGTAAGGTAATCTTTTAGTCTTAATTTTTCTGCAGAGGTTAAGGATGCACCACTTCTAATAACAGCAAAAGCTGCAGCACCAGTTGCAGCTGTACCACCACCGGAGAATGAAATAGACGGAACTGCAGAATAGCCATTTCCTACGTTGGTAAGAGTGATCGAAGAAACTGCACCAGCAGTAACTGTTGCTGTAGCAGAAGCTCCTGTACCTGCAGTATTATTAAAAATAACTGTCGGTGAAGAAGTATATCCAGTACCACCGTTTGTGATTGTTACCTTTACCACACCACCAGTTGCTACACCAGTGTTTGTTTGTAGATAATGAAGACCTCCGAATGTTGCACTAGGACTGAAAGCGTCGAATGCTACAGCAGATACACCCGCTGTGCCTCCCTCGTTTTCAACTGTATGGAATAAGCTTCCAACGTTGGTTCCTCCAGCAGATCCTGATGCACCAGTTATTCCTGTTACATTCTGTGTATAAAGATAATCCTGAATTAATTGCTGATCGTAACTCAAGAAATTAAGTTTAGGATCTTGCAAGTCTCTATCTCCGGTTAATTCATCAATTAAGAAGTTACCAACTAAATCGACTTTGAATCTATTTTGGCATAGGTAATCCAATGCTTCTTCATCAACAGCACAGAATAAACCTGTAGAAGGAGTATTGTTGTTAATTAACGTTTCAATATATTGGTTGTTTCCGTTAAGATCTACAAAGTTAGGAATTAAACATCCTGTAACCTGACCAATGATATTTACGTTCTGTTGGCTTAAGAAATTGTTGATTTGATCTTTAATGAAACCATTTCTAGTAAAGTATGCACTCCACTCTGGATCTTCTGAAAGAGCTACATAATCTGTCCAATCGCCAGAAACCGAGATTACATCAATAAACCAATCAGAAATGTAATCGTATGGGTGAACATAGCTAGGTACGTTGTTTGCTCCATACCAATCAATAGCAAATACGTCATAACCTTGCAAAGGAGGAACTGCATCAGTTGATTTTCTTACAATCACACTCATAGGTGACTGACCAAGATTAACAAGGTTGAAAATTCTTCCCTGATCAACTACCGACATAGTAGCCAAGAAATAATCAACATCAGCAAACCAGAATCTTTCCTTATTATAGAAAGAAGAGTAAAGTCTTGATGTAAGAACTCCGTTTGGTTCGTCTGTTGCTACAGAGAATCCGAAATAGTCGACCTTATCTACAGTTGGACTTGTTTCGTCGTCGTTCAGCTTAAGAAGATTTAAGGCAAATACAGGTCCAGTTTGCAAACAGGTTAAAATTGATCTTTGGAAATAAGATCCCTGTGCTTCCAGTGTCTTGTCAATTTCACCAAAGATAGCAACTGCAGTTGTAATGTCTGGGATATAGACTGGTGCGTTGAAAGGACCTTTATTCGAAAATCCCACCACCAATCTGATTGTCTGGGACGTAAGGATGACGTTTTCCGTAGCATCAAACTCTAACGTGTAAACACCAGAGGCTTTAAATTGGGATAAATCAAGTTTGATTTTCTTTGCCATTATTGTTCAGAAGATATTTTTACATTCTATATATCGATCGGAAGGCGTACATTTATGCACGGTTCACCAATCTTAACTTTATATATCAATACGTTTTGTAATTTAAAGGAGTTTACTGAACGAACCATAGAAACCTCCCTCTTTGGTACCGCCTTCTTCGTCGCTATCATCAAGTTTGCTTTCAATTAATTCTCTGTAAGACTCATCAAGCTGATCGTATATTTCGCTGATCAGGTCAAAAAAGGCATTGCCTTCAAATAATGCAGACAGATTAACAACAGTCATCGCAACATCATCGTGTCCGGATTGACTAGCATAAGTTCCCTTTCCAGTAAGACCAAATGAGAAAAGCTCTGGGATTGTCCACAATTTTTCATTCAGAATGATCCTGTTAGATCTAGTCAGGATTCTAAGCATCTCACAGTATTTTTCCTTGTTTTTCTCGTTGTACTTAATACCTGGTTTAGCGGTTCTTGCAGATTCAGTGTGTTTAGTGTACAAAAAGACCTCAGGTGGGATGTTGTCGTTTAGTGTAAGCTTGTCCAGAAGAAGATCACCCTTGAAATTGACCTCCAGCAGAATTTTTATCTTCTCTTTGTCGAAGAATTTAGTTACCAGGATCTCAAGGAATTTTTTAAAGTCCTCAATCTGGATCTCATTGTCTCTGAAGATTCCAACCTGAAGAAGACCGAAAAAATCTGCCTCGTCAGAGAAATCGTCCATAGCTTCTATGATCTTTCTTGGCAACGGGATTATTTTGAAAATGTTCAGGACTGTATAGTCACCTTTGCTACCACCAGCAAGGTCTACAGACAGCACAAATGATTTGGACATTAAATCAAGATCCCTGCCGTCCGGTGAAAATTTCGGATGCCATCTCAGATTTTCGTACTTGACCCCGGCATCTCCAAGAGCATCAATCTCACGCCACACATACTCTGCCTCGTTGCTTTTAATTTTTTTGAGCTCGTTAGATCCCAATAGCAACGTGGAAGAACTTAAGAATTGGTTTCCGTATTCCTGATTGAACAATTCCTCACTGCCCAGGTTGGCAATCTCCTCTTTTTTCCATTCGTCATCCCTGCCAGGAACCTGCCACCAGTCAACTCTAATCGGGTTAAAACTGTTTTCTCCTGTGACTGCATCCTGGTAGATGTCATGGAATTTGTTCATTCCGTTGGGTGTCGAGGTTATGATAATACGGGAAACCTTTGACGAGGAAACTGTCGGATACGTAGATCTAAAAAAGCTTTCAATAAAATTGGGATGGATGTGTGCAAACTCATCCATATACAAAAAGTGGATGGTAAAACCAATCGCTGATGTTTTGGTTGTCGTTTTAGCAATTGCCCTGCAGCCATTGTCAAATTTCATTGACATAACGTTATTCACAATAATTCCGGGTTTCAAAAACCACGGAAGGCCTTTCACTATCGCTTTGATCTTGTCCATCAATTCTTCCGCAGTAGAACCAACGTTTGCTAGGATCATAGCATTTTTATCGTGGTTGAAAAGCAGATACCAAACAAGAATAATCGCAGACGTGATACTGTTGTGAGAAAGTATATCGTTTGTGTAATATCTGTGATTTGGATGATCTATCGATAAATCGACCATCGAAACTGGGATACCGGTATTCTCTAAGAACTTTACTTTGCTCGTACCTTTTGATGTTATCACAAGATCTCCTATTTGAAGGTCTTTGACGAGGACTTCGTTCAGATCCTGGTCATATACAATGTGAATGTCTGCGCAGTCTATAAAATCACCATTTTCCAGTTCTAGAAACCAAACGTCATAGGGCTGAGTTTCTAGATATTTATAAGCTTTAACAAATCCAGTATCAGACAGAACCTGAACATCGATGTCTGATTCATTTATGATTTTTTTGTTGTGATCGTTCTGGTCAAGATCCAGATGCCTGAATTCAAATCTTTCTATCAGGGAGATTAATCTTAGTATTAATTTTTTAAGTTTTACTCTCATATCAGTAAGTAATCTAGGCACTTTTTAATTGCCATTGTTTTATCTTGTCTATAGTCTCCCTCCCACAAAGTAAAAACTGTATATCCGTGAGACTCTGCTGTTTTTTTCTTTTCCGCATCATATTCCCATATCTCTTTTGCGGTCATATTTTTTGGCTTATTTAGATAATTTGATTCAAACAAATTTGGGTTTGCATGCCAAAAATCCCCATTAAATTCGATTATTTTCTTTAGATTAGAAAAAACCAAATCATATTTATAAACATTACCTTCTTTAGTCCTGATGAATTTTTCATTTTTACCATGTAGGATGTCAGAATTGGGATAGCCCATTTTATTTAAAACATCAAGCAAAGAACCTATGAATTCTTCGCTAATTTTAGAATATCCTCTTGAGATGTGGGTTGTATCATTAAAGACTTTATACTTCCATTTCTTTTGTCTTTCCTCCCATTTTTTAATCCCCTCTTGCTTTCCGTATTTCTCGATGCACTTCTCCAAAGAAAATGTCGCCTGCTTTTTTGAAATAATTTTGATTGCTTCCTCCTCAGTGTAGCCCTTATTCATCCAATATTCTTTTTTAACCCACGAGATGATTGCGTTTTCTGAAAGCTTATCTTTAGCCATGGCTTCTGCTTCTTCCTGGGTAATATTGGGAAATTTTTTGAGGTAGAAATCTGGAGAAAACGGAGACACTGATCTTCTTTCTTCGTCAGTGGTATTCGATTTGTGCATTGGGTTTTTTTCTCCAAGCATCATCTTGCTTTGTCTTTCTCTATGGTGTGGCTCGCTCATTAGTGCACCTGCTTTTTTAGAGCCCTCTGTTATTCTTTCAAGCACGTTAGAAGCTATAACAGGAATTCCTGGGAATTCTTTTTTGTATCTCTCAGCTGTCCAGCCCGGATGGTTTCTAAGGTGCACACCAGTAACGTTTGATGTTGCCCTGCTGCAGATTTTACAGATCACATAATCTTTATCTGGTTCTTTCCCGTCTTTTACCTTAAATTCTTTCCTGCAGTCAATTGTACAGAATTGGCTGTTCATTGAGCTAGAGGTGTAGTTTGTTCCACAATTTTTACACAAAAATTCTTTTTTTTCTCTTTGTTTCATTTTTAATCTATTTTATATAGTCTATGTATGTATCTGACACTATGGCAGACGTTACAAGAAATTGTATAGCTTATACAAAAAAGATTTCACAAATGAATAAATATCTTTGTTTTTTTGTTTTTTTAAGGACTTTATAGAAACCTTTTTATTGTTTTTATCTACTATATAAGTTGTGGGTAAGAGACATTTGCCCACCTGTCGCGGGGCCAAAAAAACATTAAAGCGGTTTACCTGATACTCTCTTAACACAGATTGCTGGTAGTCTCTAAGCTTCACATAGACCAATCCGTCGTCAGTCATTACCCTGCAATATTTAGCGAAATAGATTACATCTTTCGCACACTTTTGCATTTCCAGTAATTCGTCATTGGTATATTCCCATAAGAGATTACTTCTCTTCAGTTCAGGATCGCCATCATGGAAAGGGTTGTCTACAGATTTGTAATCCAGACCTTCTTCTTCGACTCTCCAAAGTAATTCTTCGACTCTTTTCGTGGACCAATAATTGGAGTCTATCAGTCCTTCTTCTATTTCTACACTCATAAGAATAGGTCCTCGTCAATCTCTAGCTTATCATCATCCTGTATTAAAACGTTTCTAGAAGCATCAATCTCAGTTTTCTTCTTCGCGTTCACCACAGAATTTTCGTTCTCTTCGATCGGTTTGATATCTTCGATCTCAGCACCCAGAATGTCTCTTAAACCCTCCATGAGACTTTTTGTGCCTCTGACTTTGATCCCACCAGATTCGGTCACACCAGGTTTGACACCAGAGTAAACATCTCCACTAGGGGAATCTAAAGCTATCGCACCGGAATTGGTTTTAGACTCCATTTCCTTGCCTATTCTTTTGTAGCTTTCCTCCATCTTTTCCATGTAGTTCTGATAGTCTTTAGGCATCTGCATGATTTGCGACTGCAGCTGTGCTAGGACCTCGAACATCCTTGGATTTGCCATCCCGAGATCTATCTCTTCAAGCAACTTTGTGATAGCATGCTGAGCTGTTTTTAGCTGTAGCATCATCGACGAGATGTTCATCGAATCTATCTTTTTCTTGTAATCGACGTAGGATGTTTGGTCGATGAGATTTTCGTCCAGATAGAACTTAACTATAGAATCCATCAGGGATTTTGCATCGGTTCCCGTTGATTGGGTGACCTCAGTAAAATTCATGACATCTGTGGTCTTCATCCTAGGTAATTCGTGAGGCCTTACTGATTCTATATCCAGCATCTCATCGAGTAGAATTGAGTCTAGAGAAGCCTTGATCTGCTCCTGTACTATCTTTTCTGGTTTTGGTTTGCTTCTTGCCATATATTTGATTTAATGGTTAGCCTTTTCTAGATATTTTCGGTACAGCAAGTGTGGGCTTGGCGTTATCGATAATATGGGCTAACTGTGAGTCTCTTACTATATTTTGGTTTAGAACTATTGATTGCTTATCTATATCTATCATTTGCTTGAATATTCTAATATTGCTTAGCAGGATTGGCGATGTGTAGATTCGATAAGAATTGTTGTCTGTTCCGTAGAGCGGGTTTAGAGGATTGGTTTCTATATCAGCAGGCAGATCAAAGGTATATGTCTGCGTGAGAGTGCGGTACGATTCCTGAACCTTTATCAGATTGCTAGATTGCTCTTGTGGATTGTTTGGATCGTATGAAAGCTTCCAGAAGTTGATACCCATTTGTTTGTACTTATTGGAGATGTTGACGACTACACCGTACCATTCTCCGTATTCTGGCACAAACTCAAGTCTTGAATTGTAAACAAGATCGTTCAGTCTGACTTCGATGCTTCCCTGCTGGATAAAGTTTGTGTTGCCTGGTTCCTGAACTCCAGAATGAATCAGATCTATTCTTAGACCTTTTCTATTTCCGCTAGAGTCTATGTAATAACCAGAGATCAGGTTTCTAGCCTGTGCTTTCTGCATTTTAAGTGTCTGACTATTTAGCGAATATGGAAGATTTGGATTTGCAACGGAGAATCTGTAATCGTCGATAACAGATGTCACCTCGAATCCACCGCTGTGGTTGATGTCGGATTGGATTGCAACGTACCCGTTCGGGTTGTCAGAGAAGCCTTGCCAAGCACTTAGTCCGTGCTTATAGGGATAAGAATTGTAAACTATTCTGGTTGGAGTTTCTGCTTCTTTAACTATTGGGGCAGGTGAGAACGGTTTCTTGGTTAGACTTGATTCATTGACGTAGTTCTTCATGCCAAACCAGCAGGTGTACGAGATCTCTCCGTCCGCTTCAAGCTTTGGCAGATTTGCGTAGACTACACCGTTTCTGTATTGGTTTGGTTCGAAAGGAAATTCGCTGTTGGTTATGAATGCATCGTTTAGATCGTAGTAGTTGTTGAAGACGATTGTCCAGTTGTTGTTCAGATCGTAGCCAACGATTGGTAGATTCTCGTAGACGTAGGTTCGTGTAGGATCTGTTCCTCTGTCGTTTGTAGAAGTTGCGTACTGTTGTGGTTTTGTGATCTGGATTTCCTGATCTCTGGTCTGAGCGCCAAATAACTCCTGAGATGTTATAGCAATTCCGTCAAGCTCTTCCTTATAAGCAGGATCTCTGAAGTAAGTGTTTGATTTCGGATTGTATTTCTTAAGCTCGATTTTGAAGTAAACCGGAGAATACATGAAATCCCTGAATAGATAGGTTGAATTGATTTCATAGATTCTGTTGGTTAAAGGAAAATAGATGATGTCTCTTTTTCTGGGCTGAGAACCTTTGCCGAAGATGCTTTCGAAGTACACTTTATCGATTTGGATCTCGAAGGGCTCTTCAAAATTTATCCCAAATGAATCATAGTTGACTTTGTTGTCTGGGAATTGGTTCTGTGGCACCATTACTTTCACGCACTGCTCTTCAACAACATCGAAGAGTGTCCATTCCTTTAGAACAACATCTTTTGATCTAGACTGCGGTTGTACTGAATAATAATTTGTTTCAAACCCAAACATTTTATTGACGATAAGACTTAGATCTTGATATAGATTTAGTGCTTTGTTGATGTTGTATGGGTTGAATGTTAATGGTCCGCAATCATTGAAAACGACTGGTCTGTTTGATTTTTCTGGAGAGCACTTTGGTATAGGTTGTCTGATGATTGTACTATCTGGACCACCTGGGATGTTTGTGTCATAGGTTAGATCTAGACCAAAGTCAACGATCACGACATTTGGATCTATTGGTTCATCACTTTGGTAAGCTATGCTGCCATCTGGATTTATGATTACTGATGTGAATCTAAATTCTGGATAAAAAGGCTTTTCTGGATCTAGGGGGATGGAAAATATCTCTGCCCTCTCGTTCGATGTTTTGGATGGGTTGAATCCAGTGAGGGCTGTTCCTACATTTGTCCAGAGTGACCAGCTATTTCCGTCTACGCTATATCTGAAATCGATTGCAATGTCGTTTGAGTATGTTGCGTTAGCAACGCTATCGAGATCGATCGGGTAGTTATTTACTGCACCATTTGTATCTATAATCCAGCCATTGAAAGAACTGGCGTATCTGAATGGCGAATCGTACGTGAGTACTCTATAATTTCCTATGTACGTGAAATTGAGAGCACTGTCCAGCTGCTCCAGTCTCTGTACAAGCCATCCCTCGTTTTCGCAAGGAGCATAGTAGTAAACACCGTCAGAAGCGAGTATTGTGTGATAGCCATTGCATCCGATTTGGATAGCTCTTGCTAGTGCAGCTTCAGAAGTACTATAAAGATTATTAGTACTTGAATCGATTACCTTGGACGTATTCGGAATGTCGTCCTGATACCTGTATCTTGGATCGGATAGATTCCTCTGTTGTCCGTTCCCGTTATAAACAGGAAGGCCCTCGAAGGGTGCTTTGTTTGGTGGAATAGCCATGTCGTTTTAGATGTATGTGCTAAGAACTGTGTTCTTTTGACTTATATATCTAAAACAACTTCTCCCGGCGGGATTAAAGGACTTCGGTTGAGATCAGATCCTGTATTTTATCTATAACCATCTGAGGCGTGATTGCGGTGGAGCATTCGAACGCTCTATTGGTTCCTTCCAGTCTAGGGCACCAGTTCCAATTGCCCTTGTCAAATTTATGTGCTGAATCATTGAAGCATCCGTGGCAGACAGACTGGTTTATGACACGATAGTTTTTTTCTGTAAACTCGCAATGGGGCAGAGAGAAACCAGAGATCATAACAACTGGTTTTTTTAATGCCCAGGCAAGCCAAGAAAGGCCAGAACCGAGTCCGATCAAAAAATCTGCATGGTAGATATCTACTGCTCTTTCCATGATGTCGATGCTGCCAGATTTGTCGATTACATTATCTAGTGTATTTGGCTGTTCCTGTATGATGACAACCTTATAACCTATCGTATTGAGATAATCGACTATCGTTTGCCATCCACCAGGAAAATGCCAATGCTTTGCGTTTGCTGTTGATTGTGTTGCTATACAAACATATTTTCCTGAGATTGTTGGTTCTGAATTTAAAACATGCTGTGGAATGTTTGGTGGCAGAACGTCTGTGTCTATATTGATTCCTAGTATATCTCCAGCGACCTGTTGCAATGAAACAGATCTTGGATCTCTTCTGTGTACATTTCTGTCTTTTTCTTCATACCAGCCAACCCCAAATGTTGCATACGTGCTTGGATCTCTGTATCCCGGAGGCTGAAATGCTATTTTAGGAAACATTGCAGAAACTAGTGGATTCCAAAAAGAGGTTACGTAAAGTTTAGTATTGAACTTCTCTCTAAACAGGTCTATTACGGGAAGCCATGCTAGTGTATCCCCCAAGGATTTACTATCGATGGAAACACATATCTTAGATTCGTATAGGCCTTCCTCGAAATCATGCTCCCATATTTTTTGATCTTCTTCATAGGCTTCAGCAACCCATGGGGTATACCATTTTCTGTAAAGCGAAGTGTAGAGACCAGGTGATGTTTCACCAGAGTACGTGTACGCAGAGCTTATTTTATCCTTGAATTTGATTGTCGCTCTTTTTCTTTTATCGTTTCCTGTAGTGTCAACTTTTGGAAAGTAATCGAAGGTAAACTTGAACTTCAAAGGTCGGTCAAACTTAACGAGATCGTTTTTCTTTACGTCAAGATAAACACTAATACCGCGGGATTTCATCATCTAATTTAAGAATTTTTTTGATGCTTGTTATGTTGTAATCAGCATTATAGAATTTGTTTTCAGAAAGATATGAAACAAATGGATTGCCATCATAAGAGTTTTTGTAAGAATCAAGTTTTCTCATTAGAATTGGTAGCTTCCATGAAAGACACTCTTTTATTACTATTGGGTTTAGCTCCCACGTGGAGGTAAAAACGAAAAGATCTACGGCAGCATAGAAATCATCTGTGTCGTTTCTTTCTCCCCAGATTTTGCAATTACTTGGAAGGTCTTTTAAGAGAGGTTCCCAATAATCCTGAAAATTTGGTGCTTGGTTACCTATGAAATGAAATTCAACAGGAAGATGCTCAAGCTGTCTAGCGTAGTCGATCAATTCTGCCTGGTTTTTACCTCTTGTGAACAGCCCGACATTTAAAACGTGTTTTTTGGCAGGATCGAGTCCTAGTTTTTGCAAAGCTTCGATTCTGTCTGGTCTTTTAAAATCATCAATCGGATATTCAAGAATGTCAAGTGGTACACCAAGATCCTTGAATCTTTCCACCATCCACTCGTTTACCATCACAAATTTATCAGGTGCCCAAAGTTTGTCTTGTGGTTTGGCGTTATTAGAGTGACAGGTTTCAAAAATGAAGTATGGTCTATTTGGTGCAAATATCTTTTCGCAGATTTCATCGCTGATAAACGACTCTACAAATTCATCAAAGTGAATCACATCAGGGCAGACACTTTCTACAATTTCCAGTATTTGGTTTTTATCAGCACCAAGCTGATAATATCTCTCCCCGATCAGTCCTTTAATTCTGTTTCTCTGTACTACATAGAGATCGGAGATATTATTGAACTCTATACAATAGATTTCAGCTTCGTTGAGAAGGCATTCGATCTTCTTAAATAAGTACTGGGGCATACCTCCAGTCGAAAGATGTGGTGCAACAAACAATATCCTAGGCTTTGATCCATTGGATTTGTTTATTGCACTCTTTACATCAAATAAGGCTCTTTGTAAAGAAAATGAAGCTCTCCTCAGAGAATCAATTTCTTCCATATTGATTAGTTAACCTGGTAGATCCCGGTAGCGAAATCCAATTGGCCTTCTCCGTATTTTGCAACAATCTCATCGATCTTTTCCTTTTCTCTTGCATCGAGATGTTCCGCATTTTTGTAAACTTCAGACAATCTCAAATTGATCACATCCAATTCTGCCTGAATGAAATGTTTTTGGATGTTTAAACGGCCAGACTCAGCAGTATTTTCTCTGATCTCACCTCTAAGTTGGATAATGCTATCCATCTCTTCTTTAGTTAGTGTTACGTTCTTTTCCATAGTTTAGTTCTTTATATAGCATCAGTACCGAAATATTCCTAGTACTGATGCAAATTTTAGAATTATCCGGTTGAGCACAAAAAACCCCATGCTCCTGCACGGGGTTTCTTATATGTTGAATATTTTGTGTTAATTATTCTTCGTAATCCCAATCGCTTGGAGTTAATCCGAACATGTTCTGCAAATTAGATTTGATGTACATCAAGCTGCATTCCATCACTTTGTCGTAAGGAGTAGTTCCTTCAAAAGTTTGTGCATTGTAGAAGGTGTCCCACTCTTCTTCGGTCAAAGTGTAGTTGAATCCCTCCAAACGTGATTGTGTGTTGGTTGCATAATCAGCGAATAAAGCACCACTAATCTGTACCTGGTGCATTTCACCACCACCGCCACCGAATGGGCCCATTTGATCGTTGTCCATGAAGTTAACCTGTTTTGAAACAATCGTCAAGATTGAAGACTGAAGAGTTTGTGCGTTATAAACAACGGAACTGTTTGAAACTAATTTATGTGACATATGTTAATTTTTTTTATATATATTTTTCTTTTTTTTAGTTTTTTGAATATCTGTAGATAATTTTATCCAATTCTTGAGCATCGAACATTTCGTTAACGCTATTGTATGGGCATTCGTGAATCGCTCCATCAAAAGAATAGTCGAACAGATAAGAATCAATCATTTTCACGTTTCCTTTTGGTGGTAGTGCATTGATGTTGATGTGCGAATCGTAGCCAAAATTCTCAGATGCTGTTCCAATCCAAAATACAACAGATTGCAAATTGAAAGCTGAAGCTGCGTGTTGTAATGACGAGTCAATTAAGAACCTTTTATTAGAAGACATTAGAAGTCCAATTAATTCCATATTGGTCATTTGATAATCGACAACTTCAACTCCTTGTAATTTATAAGATCCTTCACGGGTTAATTGAATGATGTGGAAATCTTTTCTGAATTTCTCAGCAATATGAAGAGCTAGATCTATTGGCATATCACGTGTCCAGGTGTAATTCAAATTCTGTCCCTGGAAAGGTCCACCGTTGGTTTGAATCAGAAGGATTGGCTTCTCTCTGTTCCAAATTCCGGTCAATTGATTTTGAACCATGTTCATATGGAGACTTGGCTTTTGGTTTTGGTATTCAATATCAAGAAGATTGCACCAGTTTTCTATCAAATGCTTTTTCCTCATGATATGTCCAGATTGAAAATAAGGTTCTTGACGGAATACAATAGTATCCTTTCCTAAGATGTAATCGTGATAAAAATAAGAGGTCATACCAACACGATACACTCTGTAAACATCTGGGTGGTTTAGAAATACCTCAGGATAAGAAGCAACAATAACGATCTTTCTGTTTTTGTATTTTTTTGCAAGAGAGCTTATTAGTCCAGTTGCTGCAATGTTTTTTCCAAGACCGCCCTCGATGTGCCACACAAGGAAAGAATCAACTGGATTTGTCTCGTTTGCTTGTGCTACTGATACCACAACTGGAGATGCATTTCCCTCTGGTGTTGTGACAGATTTAAATTCTTCTGGTTTGTTTATTTTGTGTCCTACTTTCATAATCAAATTTTGTATTCGAAATCGTTAAAAAACCAAGCATAGTTCTGTTCGATTAAACGACACGCGTTAACTCCCAAAACTTCTCTGAAATCTTCTTTCACTGGCTTTATCTCTTTGCGGATAATATGGTCACCAAAAATTCCATACCATTTATCATCCTCGTGTGTTACCTGGTTTATATTATTAAAGTCGTGTTGATAATATGGGAGTTCCAGGTAGTCATAGACCCTTTTCATCTCTTGCTCGGGATTCGTTGTTAGATCCTCGAATTTAACGAACAGAATATTTTTGTGCAGGCCTTGTACAAGTACTTGGTAGATCCTGTCCATGCTGGGTCCGATCGGTGGATTTGCACTCCAAACATCAACTCTCTTATCTGTTGTGGTACCAGATAAATTACCCCAGTTTGCCAAGTGGTGGTCTAACAGTGGATTCTTTCTGAATTTCTTCTCAAGAGATGCGTAGACTGCTCTAATGTCTCTGATCATACAGATCATCTTTGGATTTGGATCGAAAGCATTTACAAATTCCCATTCGGAATTCCATCCTCTACACTTATCAACAACGTATGGTTTATCCGTAATGTTGCTGTAGAATCCATAAAGTCCTGATTTTAGGTATCCTTTAAATCCAGCAAGCATTTGCTGTTCGTCCTGTGCTTTAAATTCTAAACCGTCGGTAAAGATGGTTCTTGATGCTGCTAACATCTCGAACAGTCCCGAAGTCGGAGTGGTAAACATATCAGGGTTTTGTCCCAATATGTTTTGCATTAGCGTCGATCCAGACCTTGGCATCGAGCTATTGTAGAATATTTTTTTTATCATTATGCGTAGGTATTTTTAAAAAGTATGTCCATTTGGAAAATTTGGCCGTTGCTCAATCTGTTGTAGTCAAGAATTTCGTCGATCTTAAATTCGTATTCCTTCATCTTTTCTACTATCTTATCCATGAGAGGGGCATTCAGATTGTACTGTAAAGTTGATACCTCAAGTAGAACAAATTTAGATCGTCTTATTGTTTTTCTCCCTCCATTCAATATCTCAAGTTCAGAACCCTGAACATCAATTTTGACAAGATCTATCATCTGATCTGCGAAATAGTTTCTATTGTCTAGAGTATCCGTTGACACTGAGACTTTTTCGAAATTATTTTCAGAGTACCATTCGGTATTCTCTTTAAAAATCGAAGCTCCGCTGCCTATTCTATTTCTCGTTTCGATAAACAATTCCGAACTGCCGGCAAAACTAGATAGTGCAATCATTTCATACGGTAACCCAAGCTTTTGCAGGTGCTCTTCACAGAAAGGGTTTGCCTCAACCATTACGGTTTGGCATTGAGGAAATGCTTTTTTGACATTTAGAGTGAAATCACCAACGTGAGCTCCAATGTCTAAAAAGTTATTGGGGTTGACTTGCAAGAACAGCTGCTGATAATTCATCCAGTAATTCGTTCCATTCTTTAATTCTAAAATCCCAGGTCCAACGTTGGTTATAGATTTTCGTCTGTGATGTTAGATGTTGTTCCTCTTCGTTGTTTCTGATTTTTTGGATCTCGTCGTTCAAGATGTTTGCGAACCTCATTGCGTGCAATTCGGGAGAATTCAGGATCGGGTACATTCGTGCCCAGCCCTCTGTTGTTTCAGGCAAAGCACCAATATTGCTGGTAACTACTTTAAGACCACATGATAATGCTTCGATTACAGATATGCACGAGGTTTCTTCGAATGTGCTTGGATAAGCTAAAATATCGAATGCTGGCAATTCTTTTCTAAGATTGAAATTGCTAACGCTTCCTCTGTATACTACACCTTCCAGCTCGTTGCATTTATCGTAAAGTTCTTGATAGCTTTCGTCATTTTTTGCAAACTCTGGACCGTAAATGTTGCAAGAAGAGAAAACATGTAATTCAGCATCTTTTGGCTGTAGTGTTTCCCAAGCTGCAAGCAACACATTTAATCCTCTCCAAGGTGTTGAGGTATAGCAAAGCTTCACAACTTCTCTTTTTCCAGTCTGTCTTCTTACTGTTGGTAGAGCAGCATTTTTGATTACGCTTGTTTTGTAACCAGGTATACTAAAGATCTGTCTGAACTTTTCCGCTTGCCAATGGCTAACGAAAACGAAATGTCCGATCTTCTCTACCATCTCAGGATCTTTCAAAAAAGATACTGCCTCTTGGTCATAAGAAAGCTGATTCCAAAATATTGTAAATTTACTGAAGTCAGCATCAGGCAGGTAATTGAAGATGCTGAACGTTTCTTTATGTTCTTCAGTTAATCTGGATTGGAGCTCATCGAACATCAGTTCGGTACCTCCGAGGGGTCTATCAAATGTATCCATTTTGTTTAATGTATTGTGAGAAATTTCCTTTGAATTTTTTTATACCAACGTGATTGCAGGTAATAGTTGGATCTAGCCATACTTTATATCCTAGACTCTTCCACTTGTTGCACATTATATAGTCTTCACTAATTAGATCACCATTCTCAACCTTAATGTCGAAAACCATTCGATGCTTTTCTTTCTCGCTCTCGTACTCTTCTGACATCTCCCAGAGTTTTTCAAGTGCAAAACGAGAGATTTTTAGAAATCCAGTTCCGACACCGTCGACTTCTAAGATTTTTCCATCGTTTGACCATTTAAGATCCTTGTCTACAAGTTTTACTGTGTAACCTTCCTTATCTGTTTTCTTAACTAGAGCACCACCTACTACCGGTTCGGGTCTTTCCAAAAGATTGAAGAACCATTCGGTTTCCCATTCAACGTCTGCATCTATGAAAAACAGATCGTCATATCCACCATCAAGAGCTAGTTTCACAAGGGAATTCCTTGCTCTCTGTACTAGAGAGTCATAACTTGTGTATATAGCATGAACGTGGATATCTTTTTCTATGGACTCTTTGACGGTTGAAACCAAAGAGTTTGCAAACCAGACATCTATCTTTCCGTCATACGAAGGTGTTCCAATTAAAACTTTGCGCATATAATGGATGTTCTAAAAAACTATTAGGCTAGTTCTTTTTAGAACAAATCACTATGGATTGTTCCACACGAAAAGATAAAACAATATGTTAACTAAATGCGAAAATCTTAATTTTAAATTTAACTATAATTTAAGAAATTCAAGAAATCTATTTTAAAGTGAGCAAAAAAATTATATAAATATACTAGCTGTTGGAAATTGCCATGTTAAGAACATGTAAAATGGCCCACTGTTCGTATTTATACCTGTATTTGTTCCATCTAATCCTTTTATATTTATAGTACCGAGAGACGATAGTTGATTTATATAATTTCCTGCTGTAACCCCGCTTATAGATCTGGAGATATAAGTACCTGAGCTAGTCTCAGCATGTGTCATTAAATTAACAGCAAAATTATTTAAAGGATGGTTAATCGTTAATTCAGATGTTGAATTTCTAGTAAATGTCCATCCTGATGCTCCGATTAGACTTGCACCAGTAGGACCTTGTGCTGCAGGAAAGGGTTCAGATGAATCTATAATACCTGATGAATATTTTACTTTTAGTACATATGTAGGTGTTGCAGTAGTTGGTACATTTCCATCCAATGTAACTGTTGCTTTTGATCCGACATTTGTTACGGTAAATCCAGGACCCGAAAAATCTATACCTGTTGCACCGGTTACTATCTGTACGCCATTATCAAGTACTGCTAGGCTGGGTCCTGTTGCTCCGGTTGGTCCAGGATTTCCCTCTGGTGTGAAGTAATCAAGATCATTCCATGGGCTCATACCATCACCAAACTTTGCTTGATTGGTATCAGTAACGTATCCCATTTCTGCTTGCAAAAGTACTGGGTTGTTGATTTGCCAGTTTAATGCTGAATCTCTTCTTATTTGTATTCTAAAAGCCATTTTCTCTTTTGATTCTTTTTGTATTTATGCCGGTCCGGTTGCTCCTTGACACATGAAATAAGGTAGACTATTCCATGAGGTAACTCCGTCGCCTATCTTCAGGCAGTTTAGTGTGGTATCTAGTCCCATTTCTCCTTCCAGCAGAATTGGGTTAACTGCTGCCCAATTTATTGTGGTGTCTCTTCTTATTTGTATTCTAAAAGCCATATCTTAAATCTGATTTAACAGTGATGTTTTTGTTGGGAATTCACCACCTATTATCGGTCCGGTAAATTGGGCTGTAGTGTTCTCAGAATCACCACCGTCTAGGATGTCTCTGAAAGAATCTATGTAGTTTGCTTCTTTCAGCCAGAAATTGCCAAATGTTGAATAGTTCTGTATTTCAGTCTTGCTAGTTTTAGTAACGTAATTGTTAGCAGTTCCGATGAAATAGAGCTGATCTAAGGTCTGGCTTGTTGATCCGTCGATAATTCTAACGCTTAATCCGGGATCTATAATAGGACTATTTGGATAATTGTTAGGCATAGCAAAAAATCAGGATTTCTTTCAACTATATATCGATAGCCGAAAACCAAAATCTGCTTGTAAGCCAATTGCAGGATTAGAATAAAGAGCTGTCGTTTCTCGGAATAGGATCGTCAATGTTGATCTGTAATCTAATGCCAGCTTGCATGAGATTGCCTCTGAATCTTTCTGTGTTTAGATTTTTCTGAGGGAAGTATGTTTCAACGGTAATAGAAAACTTAGTTTCAATCCATTTCTGGGTTGAGCCATAAGAAAATTCTATTTGTTTATCGTTTGGATATTGCTCAGGAAATCCAACTTGAACAGGGATTCTCATACCACCAAATTCAACAGAGAAGGAGTAGACCTTATAAAAAGATTGAATTGATGATTGGAATATCTTGAACGTGTCTAAGAGTGTATCTGTCCTAATAGTAATATCAAAGCTTAGAGAAAGAGGAATAAAATTTGTATATGCAGAAAGGGCTTTCATTTGGCCCTGAAGATCCTCAGTGTTGTACGTTGCTCTAACAAAGCCATTCGTTATGGCATTCGTTTCTATATTTACGCCATTTAGGTTTAGAATTCCTCTTGGTACAACGTCATAGTTTCCCTCTGCAAAAGGCGATTGTCCATCACAGTCTATATAGTCCATATAGAAATCCTGTAGAAAACTCTCATCGCCAGACATAGAATAGAAAAATGGTACAAAAACTTCAAGGACTTCCTGCTGTTCGTTGATCTGTGTGTAGGTTAGTTTGTCGTTTAATGTTTTCAGCATTCCGACAATGACATTCCTTAGGAAGACCTCGTCAATATTATATTTTTCTAAGAATTGTGCCATAAATTATGTGACAGTAACAAAGCTATTTTTTGTGATGCTTGCAGAACCGTATGCGTTACTTGCTGTTAGAGTAACTGTGTACGTTCCAGTAGACAAGAAAAGAACTATTGGATTTTCTGCAGTTAATCCGGTTGCACCTGCACTGGCTCCTGTTCCACCAAAATCCCAAGACCAAGCAGTGGGTCTCCATGAATACGGATTCCTTACCGATGCATCGATAAATCCTACTGTTCCGCCAACATTGATTGCTGTCGCTCCAGTATTTCCTCTGCTCGTAATAAAATCAGGGAGTGGTGGGGAAGGTATAGGTCCTTGTTGGGTGGTGATTGGAGATTTCTGATAGATGAAATTCGGATAGCCAAGAGGAACGTTATCGAGTCTACCTGGTGTTGTTTGCGGAACAACAGGAAGTTCAGAATACCTTAAAACCAAAGGTGTGTTGTTTTGATTAGTGTAAACAGGATGCTGAAAGGTTCCAGTTTGATATTGATCTAATGTCAGTCCTGTGACGTTTTTTGCTAAAACCCCAAGCTGTGATGCACATTCGTTGACCGTCATCGGCTGCAAAGGAAGTATTACTGCAAAAGAGTACAATTTTTCGTCACCTGCAGGTATGTATGTATTTTCATACTGTACAAACAGATAAGAATAAGTTAATATAGTTCTGGTTGAAATTACAGGTTTGTTTTTATCGTTTACAACTGGATCATAGCCAGGAACCTTAACCGGCAGAGGAGCAAGCTTGCCGATTCCAAGTAAACCCAGTCCTTGTGTTTCTGGAACTATCAAGGTTGAAGCAACTCCAGGCAAACCCTTATCATTAAGGTTTACCCTATTGATCTGCAAGTTCTTCTGTCTACTAAGCTTTGGTAACGGTTTCAAACCCTCTGGATATTTCTTTTATATATCCAGAGTAGCTGTTCGCTTATGATGGTTAAATTTTCTCGAGTGTAAAAGACGAGAAGTTGTTCTTTTTCTGAACATCTATTTTCCAATCAAATATCTCATGTGGCATAGGTGCGTGATTAATGACGAATATATTTAGTCCAAGTTCAGAGCAGGAATTTTTGAGAATCCCAAGGATCGAATGAACACCTTCTGGATCAACAGAGCTGAAAAGCTCATCGAGGAAAAGAAGATTTATCGAGCTAAATTTAAGCTTCATAAGCTTCATAATCGCAACCAGAACAACGAAATCTATTTTTTTCATTTCACCAGTGCTTAATGTCTGCGACGGAACCTCAATTCCCATCTGATATATCATGGCATTAAATTCCTCGTCAAAAACTACCTGGTAGCTTAGATTCATCTTTCTCAGAAGCTCTAGAATTTCTGAATTTAGAGAAGGTAGAATGGTTCTAATCGCCATCTGTTTAACACCCTTCTCGCCAAGTATTTCGTCGATAGTTTTAAGCCAATTGTGTTTTTCTTCCTCTTTGAATTTGATCGAGATTGTATTTTCCTGATCTGAAGTAAGAGAATCTATGATTCTTTGTAAAGACTGTGCCTGTTTGTCTCCCTTTTTAGATTTTAGAAGCTTTAATTCTTGATGGATTGAATCAAGCTTATTCTTTATTTTCATTCCCTTTTCAACAAGTTCGTTTCTGGTTGTAACGCAATTTAATTCGAGAATTCTAAGTTCTCCTAGCGTTTTCTCTATCTCTGCTATGTTGTCATCAATAGATTTTTTTTCAGATAACATAGACGATTTCATATTGGCGTGAAAATCGGTTTCCAGGGATCCCTCACAAGTCGGACAAATGTTCTGATCATAAAGTTTTAGCTTTCTCTCCAGATCTCTCAATTTGGACTGCGCATTTATCAAAAGAGAATTGGTGTTTCTGGTTTTCTGATTTAGCTCACTTTCTCCGATTCTGAATTCAGACATCTTCTGATTGTGGAGTGTTTGTAGATTTTCGAATGTTGTAATCTTAGATGTAAGATCTTCGATTAGGGCTACAGATTCCTCCTCTATTTCATTAATTAGGGATTCCATTTCGGCTGAAGAGCTCTTGATTGAGCTGTCTAGTGAAATAAGTTTCCCTGAAAGTGTATCAAGTGATTCCTTTATCTTCTTGGTCTCGGATTTAAGGATCTCCCTCATCTGATTCAGGATGTGGAATCCGAATATTTTATCTATGATTCCTCTTTTATCCTGAGGTGTCATTTTAATAAAGCTCTTGAAGTCGTTGATGGAAAGAGATATCGTGTTGTTGAACACGTAATATGGAATACCGAGAATATCATCAGTAAGATAATCCTGGAGTGATCTGCTTCCTGCTTGATCAAACTCCTTGCCATCGATAAAAAGCCTGAAAAGATTCGGATCTATTCCTCTTTCTATTACAACGGAAGATCCCAGATGATCTAGTGTTATTCTTACCCAGGCATTACCATTGATCCTGTTTGGTATATCTTTTAGTTTTTTTCCTTCAACCTTTCCATATAGGCCATACGAAATAGCATGCGAGATGGATGAGTTGTGGGAGAGTATTCCATTTCCATAATAATTGTGGGAATCTCTCACTTCAATATCATAAAGGTCTGCTTTTTCTTTTTCTAACTCCAGATGTGTTATTTTAGAATATCCAAGATCGGTTAGAATTGGATAGCCAACATTTAGGTATTTACATTTAATCCAGGTGTCATTATAGAACTGGTGATCAGGAGAACACTTTGCTTCCTTTCCATTCTCAGTTCGAATAGTGTAAAAAACTGAATCTGGAGCAGTGATTGCAGATTCATCAATCTCGCACCATCCATCCTTTCCTTCGATTAAAATATTTCCCTTCTCTTCTGGGTGTAGTGTTAAAAAATCATGCAGATCCTTAATAGTGATTTCAATTTCCTCCATTTGTCAGTTCTTAAAAAATTCTAAGTATATTGGTGTTCCCTGAAGTGGTTAACGTAAGTTGTTTATTTTGGCTAAAGTTTCTTTGGATACCTTAACTTTTAGAATTGTATCGGGATAAAGACACTTACCCGTACCATTTTCTCCGTTTATCTGAAATAGACTTGATTCATTACCCAGATTTAATTCCTGGGTTCTGTTTCCGTAAGAGGAAAAATTTCTCCACTCAATTTTTGTTATTTTCATATCTTTTTGTCCTGATCCTGTGTAATTACAATTGAATGCAATTTATTGATTGTTGAAAGTATTCTATCTCTGGTTTCCTTGTCATGATCCATCTGTGAGACATATTCCTCGATGAAGTCAAGCACATCGAATTGTCTCTCGTCGGTAGATCTCATTCTTTCCTCTAGCGAAGAAGCCTGATTAGGATCGTAGGGATGGAAAGATATCTTTCTTGGATTTACTATAGAGTCCGTTAGAATGTTCAGTGGTGCCTTTAAAGCCATTCTTGGATCTATCATGATATCAACAAAGTTGTTCTCGAAATCTGAATTGACATCATCTATGGTTTTCTCTAGAATTTCTTCAAACTGATATCTTTTGAACTTCGGAGAAATATCATTTTCAAAGAACGTTTCTTGCCCGGTTTCTAAATCCAAAAGAGTAATACCCTTCGGATTGTCCATATCAGATCTAGTTAGCTCATAAGGTGAGCCAAGCATTTTTATATTTCCAGACTCTTGTGCATAATGAATGTGTCCGGAATAAACCCTGCCAAATTTTCTAAACTTAGTTGAATCTGAGCCGTGCTCAACGTTCACGTACCTGTTAAACTTAAGTCCTCTGATATCAGAGTGACAACAAAGATAGTCGTGGTATTCTGCACTATCCAAGCAGGACTCTTCGGTCTCTGAGTCTTTTCTCCATGGCATCATAAAGAATGACTTTTCTCCCAATTGGATGCTGGCAGGTTCTTCGCAAATTGTAATAGAAGGAATCCATTTGATGCTTTTTAACGAATTCACATCGTTTGTGTTTTTCCCAAATATGTCATGGTTGCCGATTAGAATCCAAATGCCATCTGGAAACGTGAGCGACATCTTCTCTGCAATCTCAACACCTAGATTTAATACTCTTAGATTGACGCTCTGTCTAGAATCGTACCAATCACCTAAGTGGATAAGAACATCCCCAGGTCTGTAGTGCTTTTTAACCAGTGGAAAAAAGAAATCCTTGAAATAGGTATCGATGATTTCTATCCATTCATTTGAGCTATTTTTTACGCCCAAATGGGTATCGGTTATTAACCATACTCTCTTTGCTTTTTCGTTTTTTATGCTAGGAAAAACAGATTCCATCAAAATAATCTTTTAATCTTTCTACGCGAAAGAATGCCAAACTTTATTTCTAGCTCGTTAATAATTATTTCCTTGTATTTGGCAGGGATTAGCTCGTACGCCTTCGTATACGGAATGGAAACAAAATCACAGATGACTACAAATTTCTCAGAGAATCCAAATTCAGTGTCCTCAAGTTTCTCAAGCACATCCTGAAACAAATGAGGTATTAGATCTTTTGGTATCTTCTTTTTGTAAGACAGTGGATACCACCTAGAGCTTTGGAATGCTGCAAAAACAGTTTCCTCTAATTTTTTTCTATGCAAATACTCTTCCTCATCAAAGCTATCCTCCAGAAATTTGTGCTGCGTATCAAGTTCAAAGTTCTCTCTGAAGTCGTTGTCTGATGTTGGATTGTTGTGTGCACCAAAGATCTTGTCTCCAAGTTGCTGTTTTTTTTCACCACCAGAGTCTACATTCTCTTCGATATTATTGTCAATTTCTTCTTCCATTTTTTTGTTATTTTTTTTAACCCTCTGCGTGCATCGGAACTCCGTTTTCAATGATCCTCATGTATGTATAATCTACATTAAACATTTTGTATGCATTTTTATATCCATCGTCTCGGTTCGCAATCAGTTTGAGTTTATATTCTCTGTTTGCATACATCATTGGATCCTGTATGATTCCGAAAAGTCCATCTACAGTTGCAACTAGACCGGACGATTCTGCTGCCGAGTTAATGCTAAGATCTGTGGAGTCAAAATCGCTTTGCTTAGTCTGTGTTGCAGTCAAAATTGCCCAGCCGTTAAGCATCGCCACACCGCGAATATCCTCGGCAAGCTGTTTAATCTTCATATAGGTGTTTTCCGAGTTTGGATTCCTCCAGTTTTTCATGATGTTGATGTAGTCTATGACAACTACCTTGAATTTAATTCCATTCTGCTCTTCAACTTTTCTAAGATATCGTTCAACATCAAGAGCAGAAGCTTGAGAAGTCGGGAATTCTTTTACAAACAGTCTACCAGGAACACTTAGATTTGAATATGTAAGAGAACTGATCTTCTTTTTCATCTTCTGTTCATCCTCCGCTGTGTTGCCATACTCATTGACAGGAATACCAAGCAGGTTTGCACCTAGCCTCTTGACATACTTTCTGTCGTTCATCTCTAGTGAAATAACTGCTACGTTGTGTCCTGACTTTACTGCTTGAGCTGCAAGATTACCAAGCCATAGCGATTTACCAACTTTTGGCATCCCCATAAAGACGTACAGTGACTTGGCAGAAAAACCTCCACCCAATACTGTATCAATAAAAGGATAGCCAGAAGAGAATGTTGTGTGTGTAAGCTGTTTGTGGTTATCAGGATGGAAAAAATCCAAGCCCTCATCGAACGAGAAATCTATATTATTTCTCTCAACAACAATATTCTTAAAGGTGTTAATAACCTCTTTGATGTTATCAGAAGTGACTGGTGTTGCCTGGATATATTTAACACCATCTACAGCACTTGTTACAAGATTTTTGTATTCAATAAAGAGTTCAGTCGTTTCCGTAAGCCAATCATCCTGATATTTTGCAAGATCAACATCAAAGATCGCTTGTATTTCTCCCGGCGATACTTTGTCTGTCTTACCCTCCAATTTAACATTTTCCTTGAGCTGGTCTGGAGTAGGTACTTCATGGTATCTCTCCCAGAACTTCTTAGACATGACAAACACCTCCTGAAATCCACTATTCTTGAAATATTCCGCTCTGCATGTTTCAAGATAGGCAGGCTGTGTGATAATGTATCTTAGAATTATATTCTCCGAATGTGATAAATCCATCTTAAATGTATTCTGGTTTTTCCTTTAGTTTATATTTTACCTTATTCGTTCCTTGCCCAGACACTTCAATAAATTGCCCGGAAGAAATCATATTTTGTACTAGTTCATAATGTTTGGTTTCCATCCATTTAGAACCTAGTATAGAATTAAAGGTTTGCAGCGAAAATTCTCCATTTGGTCTACCATCCTTTTCCAGGTAAGAGGTCAGTTCAAAAATGACATCTTCCTGGGTAGGGTATGAAGGAAGGGACTTCCACAGATTCATTAGATACTTAAACTTGATCTTATTCCTGTTCATCTTCTAAATCAGCTTCCAAAGCGTTTGCAATCTCATCATTGTTTCCCATTGTTGGCAATATGAAATGCTTCTTAATAACATTCTCGTCAAGTTGTCTGAGAACCTCATCGGTGAAAACTTCAGGTGTGAATAGCTGTGATGACGTAATAGTTTTTCCCAAGTGTTTAACCGCCCATCTGGCTTGTGCACTTTCGCTTGGTATAAAGACAGTTTCTTTGACTCCGCTTTCGTTTTTCACTTCTTCAAACTTTCCTTTGCCAATTCCGCAAGCTTCCCAAGAAACGAAATCTTGCAAACCAACATAAGGGTTCATACCGTTTAGGAATGAGATGTGAAACTTAACAGGCTCTGGGATTGTGAATCTGCTTTTCTTAAGATTTGATGTAACAACGATACCAGTCTTAGTTGTGCTATTACCTTCTTTTAACTGTGCTTTAGAAAGGAAAGAGATTACAGACATTGCAAAAATAGGTCCGTCACCACCTGAAGATTCTTTAGTTGGCATATATCCACTCCCTGTATTATGAGAGATTACTCCATTTTCTAGGAAATAATGATGTGCTCCCTCTACAGTTACGTCATAAACTTTCTTTCTTTCCTCTAGTACTTCTTTTTTGATTATCTTTATTTTTTTCATGATTTTATATTAGTTATTCTACAGAAAACATGGTATATGCTTTTGTGTGCATATACCACATCAATCGGTTTAATTATTCGCTGGTTCTTAAAATGTAATCTCCCTCTACCAAATCATCGGAGCATTTCCATGATTGTTCGTTGGTCCATTCGTTTTCAACCAAAAATTTATGGTTGGGAGTGCACTCGATGGTTTGACCGTTTTCAAGAGTCAATTTAATAACCTCCTTATCTTCAAACTCAGAAGTCGAACAAACGTTTCTATCGCCGGCCAATGTTTTAACAACATCACCAACTACAATATCCTCGATGTTTTTATATGTGTCATCGGACATTAAGATTTTGTGACCTGCTGTAAGACAGTAAACGTGATTCGTACAAACCAGTGGAATCTTAGCAGCAGTCAGATCCAACGTGATAACACGGAATAACTTTCTTAATTCCTTAGCTTTAGCTCCCATGTCAGCAGCATTCTTACCTTCGATCGCATCTCTTAATTCCTTATCAGTGCTTAACATACCCAAAGAGTCCAGAATCAGCAATATCTTAGGATTAGCTCCGTTTGCCTTTGCTTTCTTAACTAGCTCCAAAAGGTTAGCTACAAAGGTCTGGAATTCAGTTACAGTCTTGATTGGCTGATATCTTACCTTGTTAGCATCAATACCAAATTTAATAGCAGAGCTTTTATCGATCGCTCCCTCGGTATCACAATAGATTACATCATATCCTTTTTTCTGAGCTTCTCTTGCAACGTTCAGGCAAACGAAAGATTTACCGGTGTTGTGTGAAGACATATTACCAACCCAGTATCGGTGATTCTCGTGTAGGATCTCCCAATCATAAACTTCTTCGTTTGCTATAATTTCATTTTCCTTAACCCCAACGAACCCGTTTTTTGTTAAGATAAGTTCTTCATCTTGAAGATCTTTAGACATCACCCATCCTCTAGAAGTTTCAAACATGTGATCGCACGAAGCTTCAACTAAAGATCCATCGTTTAGAATAACTCTGTGTATATCCCTTGGTGTCTTTTTTACGAATTTACCAACTTCGATCCATCCATCTGGGGTGTCTGCCAGAATTCTTTGTGCTTTCATATCATTGAAAACAGTCCCAATCTCAATCTCTTCCGAAAATTCCTCACAGTGTTTATTGAACAATTCTGAAATTTCAGATTCTGTCAATTTCTCTAGATCAACATCGCTGTAAAAATCTGGGTAAGCCTTAAGCTCTTCAATTATTTGAATTCTATCCATCATATTTTTATTAATCCTTAACTTTTCTATTTTGATTATAATTAGGTCCTATCCGACTCACCTTGTGTTTTTAATACATACACCCTAACCTTTTGGGTTTTTCGTAAACACCCTGGATCTCCCATCAAACCGAGGGATCTTGTGTTTGGGATCCCACCAAATAAGGTTCCAGATAATTGTGCATTCAATAAATAGTTGCCTGTTGGGATCCATTCATCAACCTCACTAAAAGTGTTGTCTGCTAAAATCGATCCAGTTTCAAACCCAGTAATTTTTGATAGTTCCTTGTCTAAATCCAAAAATGAAAATTCCTTAGTTGTCTTTGCCATAATTATTAATTATTTTTAATAATCATACTGTTGGTGCAAATGGATGTTTCCCAAGTAATGCTTTATTAAACAATCAATAAAGCTTGGGCAAAGTGATATCTTATCAAACTTCTTTAATTAATAAAGTTTGGGACTAATCACTCTAGATAATAAAGTTTGGGATTAAGCTAATTAGAAATTAAAGTTTGGGATTAAGCTAATTAGAAATTAAAGTTTGGGATTAAGCACTCTAAGAACTAAAGTTTGGGTTAAGAACCTTAAGAATTAAAGATTTGGTTAAGGCCCACTAAGATGATAGGTTACTATATATTCTTAACCAGGGGTAACATAGATAATTATTTTAGCCCCCTTTTGGCCTTTTTGTTTCGGAAAATTGAAAAAAAATTTAATTTACCTGATATTTCTTCTTTAGGTAGTCCCTAAGCTGGTCTGCATTGACCAAAGAACTTTGTGTTTTGAGATCTTCAGAGTCCAAAGATCTCTTCATTTGTCTATCATAGCTGCCAGCAATTATCTGACCTGATTTCTTTTCTAGTCTTTTTATCTGAAGCTGTTTCAATATCTTGTCTTTTACACCCTTAAGAATTCTGTTGCCTGCTTCTATGAATTCACCAGCATCTGTCCTTGTCTGATATTTGTCGACAATAGTTCCTTTGTATTCCTCAATCTTTTTATATACTGCAATGATTCTTGCTTCGATTGAAGATAGTTCTTCAAAAGCATCCACCATATATTTTTGGAACTGGTTTTCTACGCTCCAGCCTTTATCTGCATAAGCCTTTTTAACAGACTTTGACAGCGGAAGATTTTCCTTGTGTTTGATTCCCATGTCCAATATACCCTTTATGTCATCTGCTAAAGGGTTTATAATGTTGTTCTCTGTAGCTTCTACAGAAGATCTTGAAGCAGGGTAAACGTCACCCAGGTTTCTAAGAGTCAGTCTCATGTTGACAACCTGTGAAGCCAGATTATCTGCAAAATAAAGAACAGCAGCTTCAGCAGGTGCCGGTCTTTCCTGTGACTCGTTTAAGATAGACTCGCTGATCCCAAAAGGCTGAACACCCTTGACCGCATTGTCTATCATATTTAATCTAGTCTGCACCTTTGCTGGCTCCATGTTTTTAACCAGGAGGTCCGATGCTGTTTTGAACTTTTCTAAAGCTTCAGTAATACCGATGGCTTCTGCACCAAGGTCCTTAATTTCCATGTACCTGTTACCTACAGACCTATTTCTTTCTGCTGAATACTGCTTAAGGTTATTGTGCAAGCTTTTCGAGAGAGAAATTATCTTACTCCATTTCTGATCGTAAGCTTTAGCACCGGTAATTTCTGAGATCAGTCTCTGCCAATCTTCAGAATCTATATTCTCCTCGGCCAATGAAATAAAGTAGCCGTACAAAGCAAAGGCTTCAGCAATACCAGACGCAATTGGACGATATTGATCCAATTTCGACAATAGTGTTGAATCCTCCTCGTTAAGAGAAACGAAGTCCCGGTAGCTAGTAATCTTTCTCATTAATTTTCTGCTTTAAGTAGATCCTCGAATTTTCTAGTGAATTCTCTGATCTCTTTGGTATCTGTCCATTCGTTGTCAAGATCATCCAAAAGACCTCTCTTACTTTGTGCCTTGTAAGCTCTTAATACAGTTGCGAGCTCTCTTCTTGATAACGAAGGCAAAATCTCGGTGTAAAGCTCCTTGTTTCTAGATCCCATGCTATTGATGTCACGGTAAACACTCTTTACTATTTGAGCCAAAGGTCCCAAAGGATTTTTCATCTCTCTGCCCAAAGTTGATTCTTTGCCTGCCTCGTCGGTAATAATAGTATCCAATCCCTTAGAAAGATCGCTTGGGAACTTACCTTTTTTTCCGGTTGTAGATCTCCAGAATATTCCATTCGGATAGAATCTCATTGTTCCGTAATAAGCGATTGCCCCATCCTTAGCGTCAGTTAATTCTTTAGCCCCTAGATCTATCAGCTGCTGTTTAACTCTAGCTTTCTTTTCCTCGTCAAATTTCTTGTTAACCAATTTCTCAATTTCTGCTGCAGTGTCCTTTCCAACCTCCTTCTGTCCTCCCTGCTTGTTACCAGCAGATCTGTTGATGTCAGAGATTTTCAAATCTGTCTTTGCCATTGGATTTGCACCCAATGATGCCTTTTTAAAAGCTTCTGGATTGAAGTCCTCAAAGACTGATGAGAACACACTAAAGTCAGAAATAACATTTTCAGATTCCTTAAGTTTAACCTTTGTTAATTCGTCCAATAATTCCTGCGTGATATCTGGTGATGTGTCATCCAATCCAAATCCAGCCTTAAGAGCTACGATCATACCAGCGGTTGTTCCACCAAATCTTTTATCTGCTCCAAACCTCATGAACTTTTTGAATAGCTCTACTGTATTAACATCCGGATTGTCCTTGAACTTGTCAATTATCAATTGCTGAACCTTTCCAACAGTTTCATCCTCTTTTGAGCCAACTGCTGCTCTTGTGATGTTTCTTGGTAACCTAATTGTGCTCTGTCCAGCTTTTTCTTCGTCCTCTTTAGTCTTTGCACCTTCAGCAGCAAGTCTGTCCTTAACTTCTTTCTCCTTAGCAATCGCTTTATTCGCAGCATTTAAAGCCTTTACGAAAAGAGTGCTAGCTTCAGCAAAAGATTTGTTAGTCTTAGCAAGTGCTTCTTTCTTTCTATTTAAATCTAAAGGTATTTCAGTTAGTCTATCAGCAATAGGATCCAATTGACTTTGGTCGATGTCATCCTTTTTAGCTCTTGATAGTTTTGCCAGATTAGCAAGTATGCCATCAAGTTCTGTCTGAAGTCTTTGAACCTCTGGTTTGATGTCTTCGTTTTCACTTTCTGCCTTAAGTAAAGAATCTACGACTACACCCTGTTTAATCAGATTGTTAACGCTACCTCTCTTGGTAGTGAAAAATCCTTCGAATATCTGATCACCTTCAACAGAAGAATCAGATTCTTTCTTAATTTCTTCCTTTGATTTTTTAAGTTGATCTAGATAGCCAGTAATCTTCTTGTTTAATAAAGTTGACGCTAGATCTTGAGCCTCCTTGTTATCCTTAAACTGCGCCATTATAGCACTAAGAGCATCAGCTGAAAGAACCGCAGCCTGAAGCCACAGTTTGTCAACACCATCCTTTTTAAATTCTTCCCTAACCTGTGCAGCAACATTATTAGCGATCTTTTTTAATTCTGCTGATTTTTCATCTGCGCCCGCAGCAACTACGCTCTGGAAATCTTTTGCTGTATCTGGATAATCTTTGGTAAGAGCAAGCATATAACCATATGCATTGAAAAACAAGACACCGATCTGCAACAATATTGATTGTGCATCTTCCGAAAGCGGTTCGCCAGTCTCTGCCTCATATACCCTACTAAAATCATCAAAATTTAAAACTCTCATTATATAGAAACTTTTTTCTCTATATATCGAGCACAGAAAGTGAAAAGAAAGTAGAATCTATCGGTAATCTGGGTAATCTTTTTCCTCTATAATACGAGATCCACTAATCAGATTTATTTCCCTTTTAATTGCTGACCTGTTATCGTTGGTGTAATAAACAGATCTTGCAAGTTCTATAAATTCTGCATCAAACTCGTTTAATCTTTCCTTCGCTCTTATTCGGTCCTCAACTTCCCACAAATTTGTGTTGATAGAAACCAGATTAAGATAAAGTTGAGAAATTCTTTCGTCTGAAAGAAGATCTGAGCACAGGGGAGCAAGTGTATCGATTTCTGACTTTATATTCAAAGATTTTTTTGTGTCTGTTATAAACATCTCCTTGATTCTTAGAATGCTAAGCTTGTCCAGCAAATCTCCGTTTGAAATTTCTACCATCATACAAGTTTGACTTCCTTCATTTCGTTCCAAACTGAATCTGGTGTAATTGCCTTGGTACAGATAAATTGGTCAGATGTTCCTGCATTCCTTGGACACCATAGCCAATCTGAAGGATTGAATGGCGTGGTTGCAGGCTCATTAAAACATCCGTGGCAGACAGATTTATCTATGATCCTGGTTAGATCGTTTTTCGGCTCGCACCAGGCATGTGTTGAACCAGATATTAATACAACATGCTTTTGCATAGCATACGCAAGCCAGCTAAGTCCAGAGCTCAATCCAATAAAGAATTCACAGTGGTGTAAATATTGCATTACATCGGAAATAGAAAGACCTGTCTTGTCTATACAAGAATCTGGTGTGTTGTTGAAATGTCCATCTATTCCAAAACTATTGTATAGATCCACGCAGATCGGAGTCAGTCCTCTCCGTTTCAATTTCTCAAAAAGAATATCCCATCCGCCATCGTGGTTCCAATATTTGCATTGAGAAGTTGATTGCATTGCAACACAAACATACCTTCTGCCAAATGGTCTTAATGAAGGCGAAAAAGCAACTTTCGGCCTAATCTCTTCGTACTCCAATCCCAATTGGTCAGAAAAACCTTTTTGCAACGGGACGTCAAATCTAAAGTCCAGATTGAAGTAATTATCAAACTTTCCGCCTGGATTTTGAGAGTTTGGTAAGAAATCTATTTTTGGATATACTGACGCAAATAGATCATGGTGATTACACGAAACGAAAACTTCATCGGATGTTTTAGCTCTATACTTTTCAAAGTAAGGAGAAGCACCAATTGTATCTCCAAGAGAGTTGGTGTTTAGTCTTATTAAAGTTCTTGCCATGATGCTTCTTAAGATGGTAAAGCAAAATTACGAAATTTTGTTCTATTTAGAAAGATCTTTCTCTGAATTCAAAAAATCTTTTAATTTTGAAATGTCCATCGTAACATCTCCTGGTGTGTCCGCGGGTCTTTCTATTGGCTCTGAACCGGTAAGACCTGACCACGTCTTAACATCAGTTCCGACGTTAAAAACACCAGATGCTCCGTTCTTTATTAGTTTAATGATGATCTCAGAAATTGTTGTAACATAATCGCCATTAGTAAATTGATCGTTCCATGCTTTCTCGTACGGAAATGGAAATGGTTTATGTGATTCCCTGCAGATTAGGTAGTTTTTGCTTTCGAGCTGAACCAGCGCATCTCCAACTAATTTCGTATAGCCGTACCATGTACGAAGGTGTACCGGTACATCTGCTTCGCTAGCTTTTGATACTGAATTTGCATAGACGTAATCTGTAGAAATGTGAACCAATTTAACGTTATTGAGATTGCAATAGTCGATTAGATTTTTTACACCTTGAACATTAACATGCCAATTCGGATCAAAACTTGTACCGTATGTGTTTGTGTAAGCAATACAGTTCACGATACATTGGTACCCTTTTAAAAGATTTCCCCAGGTGTTTGTATCAGTCAGATCAAATCCATTCCTGGACCTACTAATCTGGTTCCAACCACTCTGCGATTTAAGTTCTGTACCAAGTATCCCGTCTCCCAGGATAGCTATCATTTGAACCCTTTTACGATTTCTTCAATATACTCAAAAACTGGCTCTGTGTAGTGTGGAGCAGCTCCTATGAAGAAGACGCGATCCAAAACCTTGTTTGCTTCAGGAAATTCCTTGTAATCTCCAAGGAAGCTATATCCAGGATGGATAAGGATATTGCCGGCAAAATAATTTCTGGTCTGTATCTTATTGTCCTCGAGATATTGAACCAGTCTATGCTTCATGCCTGGTTCCTCGCAGACAAAAGGAGTTCCAAACCAGCTAACGTCTGATCCTTCAAGAGATTTAATACCTTTAATGCCTTGGATGTTGTCTGTAAATATCTTTTCGATTGTGCTTTTGGAGTGCTTACGGTTTCTCTCAATCTCATCGAACTTCTCTAGCTGGATTAGACCAATTGCACCCTGTAAATCCAATGGCTTTAAGTTATAGCCCATGTTGGAAAAAACATACTTGTGATCTACTACACCGTCGTAGGTTTCCAACCAATTGTCAAATCTACTACCGCATGTTCCACAAGATAAAAGATTTGCAGAGCCAACACAATAGCAATCCCTACCCCACCAAGCAATGCTAACCAGAAGCTTCTTAAGCTCTGCATCGTCTGTACATACCATGCCTCCCTCTCCAGTAGAAATGTGGTGTGCAGGATAAAACGAGTTGGAAAAAGCAACATAATATTCATTTAGATATTTTCCATTCCACTTGGAACCTAAGCTATCGCAGTTGTCGCCGATAAGCTTAATGTTGTGCTTTTCGCAAATTGCAATCAACTTATCGAAATCTGGAGGATTACCCAAAACAGGAGAAACAAATATTCCTTTGGTTCTTGGAGTTATTTTATCCTCAATCTGGTCGACATCAAAATTCAAAGTTTCCCATTCGATGTCAATGAAAACAGGTTTCAGTCTATTCTGATATAAGACAGAAATTGTTGTCGGGAACCCGACAGGAGAAACTATAATCTCGTCACCATCCTGCCATCCGAATCTTTTCTTCAGAGCAGTAATCATGACTAAATTTGCTGATGATCCAGAATTCACCATCAGCGAGTGTTTGCAGTTGAATTTATTACTGAAATATTTTTCAAAGAGAAAAACCTTTTCTCCAGAGGTAATCCACTTACCGTTTAGAATTGAGTCGATTGCTGCTTCAGTTTCTCTGTTGTCCCAATAAGGTCCAGAATAATAGATCGGTGTCTTACCTGGCTGGAATTCTTTAGCATTGTAGATGTAAGGAGAAACGTGATTACCTACTAATCCCTTAATATTTTCAGTGTTTACCATTTACTTAGTTTTATCATGATTAGTAGAATTATTATCTAAATAGTTTCATTTGAAATAACTTGAATATCTTTCTCTGTTTTCTAAAATGTAAACTGGTAGATCGGTCTCGTCCACTCTAAATGAAAACGGCTTTCCTTGCCAATCATGAGGTCTGCCCACAAAATCTTGTCCAGATTCCATTCTTTGCTCTATTGTTTCCTTGATCCAAGACAGGTTGTATTCCTGGTGATCGTACGATTCTAATTTCTTTCTAATTTGGTCTGGACCACCCATGCTTGTAAAATGCCATCCGCCGTCTTGCTTGAAATTGGTTGGATTTGCTCTTAAATGATTGAATCCCGGGTCTTTGATGTTTTTGTATCTACCAACTAAAGTTCCTATCCATTTTTCACTTGATCTATAATTCAAATAGTAAGCGTAATTCAATTGGTGCAATTTATAAACTTTATCGTCAACATCCTGTGGTTTCCATATCTCATCAAGATCTCCATAATAAACTATATCGTTATCGTCAAGATGACCAATTGATTTAATTATATTTTCCTTTTGGTGAAAAGCCCTTTCGAAAGAATTTGTGGTTTCAAGTTTATCGTTAACGTGGTGTATTATCTTATGGTTCCATTTAGAAAATCTGCTTTTGTTCTCGCTATAGTACAGAGGTTTTTTAAGCCCGCTAAAAGTCTCTTCGCATTCAGCTAAAACGAAATAATCAACATGCTCATCGAGGATGTTGAGTCGTATCTCGAGCAAATCAAGCTCGTTAAAAAATGTAAAGCAATCGTAAATCATATTAAGATCCTTTCGTTGTAAATTTTTAATAGATCTAGTTTTTGCATATCCATATTTAAAGCAGTTTCGTAAAGATGTATATTTTTTTCAAGCAAATCCTGGGTAACCTCCGAATAACTCTCTACATAAAGAACAGGGAATCCGTTGAACACAACCTCTTTGTAAGGATGCCATTCCAAAACAGGAACCCTTCTCATATAGAGTGTTTCCCAATTTCTAGCTGAACCAATTCCATTGCCACTTGGACATAGAACAAATTTGTGATCCTTTAGTGAAGATATGTATGGTTCATAAGTTAACCTTTCAGAAATTGTTGCCCATCCTCTGAACATATCTCTAAGACCACCTCTTTCTCCAGTGTCGTCCCTATGGTTGACATACATTAGCTTTGTAGCAGGTGTATCTATATCGATATACCTTTTGAGTATCTCGTGGTGATCGTAACCTGGTCTCATTATTCTCTCCAGCCCGTGTGGCATTGGAAAAATCTTGTCGCAAAGATAAACAGCATTAGTTGCATTAATCGATCTTACGTTCTTTGGAATCCTGCCTTCAATAAAATGGTCCAGAGGCGTATCCTCAAATGCAGTAAAGATTGCAAATTCCTTAGTTGGAAATTTAGAACAAAGCTCGAGAAGATCCTCGTCATCAAATTGAGATAGCCAATTCTTGTCTTGCACTGATATTGGTTTTTTGTGCAGCCAATCAGAATAATCTATCTTTCTCCTATACAGTCTGATGTTGTCTATGAACAAAGTCATTACTTTTCCGTTGTGCAGATTTACAGCTTCTACAAATTCGTTATTGCTTGAATTTGCTTTCTTCATATAAGCATTCGGAACGTTGCCAAGAACCCCCGACTGGTCGCCAAAAGAGTAATCTACGATTCTCTGCAGCTCTTCATATTCCAATAGATTTAATTTCATAAAATTTGTTTTGATTTATAATAAGATAGAGCTTCTGCTTTGCAGGTTTCGTAATCGAATTCTTCACCATTTCTATCTAAATATGTAAATCCTCTGGTGTAGGATTCTCCAGTTGCCCAATATCCATCGCTAACGTTGTGTCTTGCCCAGAATTTGGGTGCTATAATTTTCTTTGCTTTTCTGTTTAGCCAAGCACCCCACCAGCCAAATGTGGAGTTGGAAATTATCAACCAATGTGCTTCGTTGATGACAAAAAAATCAAAACCAATTTCTCCGTGGATAGTCGGAATATCAAAAGGCATGTACATTTTTGAAGCATTGACATCATCAGTCACAACCAGAAATTTCATATTAGGGTTTAACGAAAGCATACTGTTAATAGCATCTCTCCAATATTCTTTTCTGAGAATTACGTTTGTTAAACCAACATATTCCCCACCTCTAAAATTAATGATGCAAAGATTTTCATCTGTCGTAAACCCTAGATTTTTAATTTCATCCGAATATTTATTTCTGTAACTATCACCAATCTTAAACCAATTGTAAATTTCATCTTTTCTTTCGATTAGGTAATCCTCGCATTGATAGATTCCACCAAAAGCACCGTTATGACCGATTAGCCTTGTGTTGTCTGCTATCTCATAAACTCTTGGATCCAACAAAGTTATATTCACATCATCTATGTGCTTGTATGATATCCATCTTTCGTGAAAATCTGTAAAATCACCAGCTGGAATTTTACCAAAATCCACATCCATAAAATACATCTGATTCATACCATTGTGGTAATCGTGTGTTGGTGTAGGATTAATACCCCACTCAAAACCAACCTTTTCAGCTACCGCTCTACACACGGCATATTGCCACATGTGGTTCCCGAGATTACCTGTTAAATTCGTGGTAATCATTTTTCTATAATAAAAAATCCGTTACCGTATTTGTGTGGGCCAATCCATTTTTCTTTGATATTACCCAATGAATAATCAAAAAATTTAAGTTTGAATCCAGACTTTCTTATTTTATCAAACCACCACTCTTCATCTTTTTTGGTGACGTGTGTCCTGTCCATTTCATACTCTCTAATTCTAAAAGAGTCGTTGTCGCCCAACGGGATTACTAAAAAAGCTTTATTACAGGTTTTATAGAATTCAGCAAAAACATCATCTATGTCTTCCTCAGGAATGTGCTCTAAAACATCTTTAGCAATAATTAGATCCACGTTAATTGATAAATCTGAAAGCTTTCCATCCATTAAAAATAGGCTATCTCTTACTTGAGGGATGCTTGATTCTATTGCATATTCACTTATATCTACACCATAGATTGGCTTATCGCTAATTAATCTTAAAGCATGAACCAAAAATCCTTTTGCGCATCCAAAATCTAAAGCAGAAGTAAATTCGATTTTTTCGCAGATTGTAATAGCTTCTGGAATACTTCTTGTCGGAATCCATTTATAATTCTCATAACCGCTTATTCCTTGTTTTACACCATTCTCGTAATAGTCATGGTCAAATAAATTATTTTTCTTTTTCATCTTATTTCGTTTCAAAAAAATCTGTTCTTACACACATTAAGCAAACTCGTTGTGCGAAGTTGGTGTAATTATGTCGTCTATCAGCTCGTTCTGAATCGCATATTTACAATATTTGCAGGCATGGTGTCTTAGTGATGGTGGTTTGCTATAAAATTCTTCTATCCCATCAATGTCACAAACCATGAATTGTGATTCTGGAACATAGTTGTAATTGTTTTCGAGAGATAGCTCTGCAGAAGGACAAGCATAAATATAACCATCGGTAAAAAGAAATGGCTTAACCATGTGCATGTAGCAGTGATCGTTTCTTCTGCTTCCTTTAAAATTAAAATCTGATAGAAAAGCGTAACTTAGATCATGCTGTGCTAAGACCTCACGAATTGTTGCAATGTCCTTTTCTACCTCTTCTACATTTTTAATTGCATTAAATGCGATTCTTGTTGGTATCTTATTATTCTCAACCCAATCTATCATTCTTAAAAAATTCTCCCTTTTCTGAAAATTCTTAGCCAAAATCTTTTTCTTGGGATCTGACCAATTTCCAGTAATATTTGGATTACTTGATGTTTCTACAGCTTCGTCCCAAACATATGCTGCAGAAATTGAAGTTTCAGTACCCTCGAATACACTAAGATCATATTCATAGTTTTCGTAAAAGCCATAAAGGCCAAGTCTGATCCAACTGAATTTTGAAACGGTGTCTTTTTTAATTTTTGTACCAAGGTTTTTTCCGTTGGTACAAAGTCCAAGTTTAAATCCTAAAGAATGTGCATAATCTACAATCTCTGGAAAGTCTGGATGTAGAGTTGGCTCCCCACCGCCAGTAAATTCCACACCAGTTACTCCAATCTTTCTAAAAGAATCTAATGCTTGTTTTACTTTTTCTAAAGAAAGTCTATCTGATAAATCCCTATTAGCAAAGCAACAAAAAGAACAAGTTAGGTTGCAAGCATTGATCAGAGATATGTGTGCCATCACAGGTGAAGGCGATTCGTTATCTTGAATTCTTTTTAGTTTATCTAGATGCTTAAGTAGCTTAACTGAATTGCTGGTAAAGCTTCTACCCTCGACTTTTTTATTTTCTGTCATATTTATATTTTCTCTTTATATTTATTTTGGAAAATTAGGTCAATAGATCTTTCTATAATGTGGGCTTCTACACCACCGTTCAAACCTATTTCCTTGGGGATTAAAGACATGAGCTTTTCCCAAAACTCTCTGCTGTAAAATCTGCATCTGTCTTTTTCTACTAATATCTGAGACCCTGGAGGAAATTTAAGTCTGTCCAGTGGTGTGTAATCTCCAAAAATCATCTGTGCATACTCGTCAAAACTACCGATGCTTGATTTGATATTTTTGTCTCTCTGCACTGGATCTATATACCAATTGTTATTGGGTTCATCATATTCACCATCTGGATAGTTCACGTCACCAAAAAGCTGGGTGTAAGAATCGTTTTTAATCAACATGTCAAATCTTTCTTTTAGACAGTGGTCGAAAGGGTCACCCTGTACAAAAATCATTAACTCTGGAAGATCGTTATAGTTCTCGTGAATAAAGCTAAATATGTCGTATTGGTTTCCTCCAAAATTAGGGAGCAATTTTTGTTTAAATTCTGGTGATAGCTCGTTCCCTTTGTTATAGATGATATAGTTGTCTGTTATATCTTTTACCCACGAAGGATCCTCCGAGTATCTAGAGATTACAAAAAATGGCTTTGTTTTTTTCATTTGTCAGAATTTAGGGTAATTGCTGTTATTCCCGTAATAGTTATGGAATGCAAAAGGCTTTATGCCCTTGATTTCTTCCAGCTGTGTCTCGTGTGAAAAATATTTTGCAACGTCAAGATCTGCAAATTTGCAACCCTCCTCTATATACCTGTGTCTATAATTCACACAGATAAACCCGTCCTCGTTCGTAAACCCGTGGAAATCTTTCCATTCGAGATCTAGCTTATTTGGAACATCTATTAGTTTTTTACTCCTTAAAGAAACGCTATTTCCTTGTCTAATGATTTCTCCATTTATATCTCTGTATGAAAAATCGTCTGATGGGAGAGGCCAGGGAGCACCAATATAATCATAATTAAGAAATTCGTCTCTCCAGGATTCAGGGTTAACTATAAATCCATTGTCATGAATCAGAATAGCATAGTCGGTTTCAATGTGTTTGGATAAATTGTAAATTATGTTATAGTTCCACTCGTCGATATTAGAGCTTTTCTCTGTGAACTCGTGAGTGATATAATCAGGTAAAAAGTCTGGCTTAACATCGGAAGCCAATTTAACAGATCCGAAGTTAATCCCACGACAGCTGTATTCGAGTGCTTTAACTGTTTGTGGTATTCTCACACTAGTTAAAGCAATAAGTGTTACGTTTTTTAAATCAAGCATATCTTCTTCTAAGTTCTAGCTCCTCGACAGTTTTTTCAGCATCAGAGAGAGTGTTTGTTATCTGGTCTGGGTGTCTTTGCACGAAAATGGAATAATGTGGTAGCACGTGCGGTTCTCCGAAGACTGAGTACATCTTCTTGTAATAGTCTAGGTCAACTACCCAGCTTAATCCTTCGTCAAAGTATTGTACATCTTTATTTCTTATAGTTATTACGCTTGGACTGCCTATAGTATTCACACATCTGGAGATTGGAAAATCTTCATATCTAGGAATTAGTGTTTTGTAATCGTTTTCATTCCACCCTGAAAAACATCCACAAGCAGACCAATACACTGAAGGGTCTGCGAAAATCAGATCTGTTGATTCTAAAAATGCCGTGTCCATAATGTAATCGTCCTGCATTAGTAGCTTAATTATTTCACCAGATGCATTGCGGATAGCGTTATTTAAATTACTTGAAAAGTTACCCCTGTCCTTTGTATTTCTGAAGTATGATATATTAAAAAATACAGAATACTCTTCACAAAGATCCTTGATTCTATCGTCCAGGCTGTGGTCTGAAATTACAACCTCAAAATCTTTATGAGTCTGATCTTTAATTTTATCGAAGGATTTTTTGAGCAATTCCTGCCCTTTACCTCCCATCTCATAGCATGGTATGCAAATTGATATCATCATTTTAATCCCAGTGGTCCCTCTGTGTTACTTTGACTGCTTGCTACTACTTGGTAATTTCTTGGCGGCGATATGCCTTCCCAATAAAAGCCATGCTCCATTAGATTTATCGACTTTGGAAATATGCCATTCGAATTCAAAACATAACCTGTTGCAGCATCTTCGAAGATCATACCGTTTAACAAGTCCTTAGACCAGACAAATTTTTGCATAGAACTCAGATTAAGATAATATCCACCTCCCGCACAATAGACAGTTAATGGAATCCTTTGCGGTGTAGCATTAAGAATTGGCGATTCACATTTTCCCATGTGCCATCTTGATAGATTGTGAGGATCCGAAATTACCGTTGCAATCCCGCAGTATGCTGTATCCTTATTTTCCTCCAGGTACGTGTGCACCTTATCTAAATCCAATGCAATGTCGTCGTCTGTTTTTAGAACCCCGTGTATCTGGTCAGAAAAATTATCATAAGCAAATTTTATTGCTCCGTATGTTTTGTATGGTAGGGACTCATAATTATCAGGGACGTTGAGATAAACGATATTATTTTCTGCATCAACCTTGTACTCACATTCTAACGTGGGATCACCGATGAAGTAATAAATTATAAATCTATCCCTATTCGTTTCAAAGAGTAATGTCTTTTGCGTTTCTCTATGGATACTTTTGGAGTGAGAGAGGATCGCAATAAAAAATTTTTTGTCCATCTTAAAGTGATTGTAATCTTGAGTATTTTTGTTTAGATCTGATGTACCTTGCAACCTCTTCTTGCCTAGCTACCTTTGTTGCTCCGTCTCTAGTTGGGTTTGCAACATTATAAACGTAAAGAATGTCAGCAATAAACCGGCTTCTTTCAGATGACATTTCCAACATTGGTAGCATAAAAGCCTGGTCTCCAGTAACGTCTAGCCACTGACCATCAGGTAATTTAAAATCATTCTCGTCAATTTTTAAAAAAAGCTCCCTTTTATAAGATCTTAAATGTGAAGCCATCCATCTATGTTCTCTGAAAAGATTTTTTTCAACAACAATGTCAGGATAAGCATAATAGCTAGACGAGACGTCACGATATGGAAACTCTTCGTATCTTCCGTACGTCATCCAAACTTCACCACTGTTATAAACAGAATTAAGCTTGTTTAAAACCTGATCGTTTTTTAAACAATCGTCTCCATCAGCGGAGATAACGATAGAGCCTGGCTTTGATAATCTGGTAAGTTCCAGTATGTTTCTAACCTGTGAGTATATTTTTTCTTTGTTTTGAATTGCAATCAGTCTGTCCGGAAATCTCTCCTGGACACTTTTGCATATCTCAAAAGTACTGTCGTTTGAAATGTCGTCTATAACAATTACCTCAAAATTATCATAGTCCTGATTTAAGCAACTCAATAAACAATTTTCAATCCAATCCTCGTGGTTGAAAGTATTGATCGTAATGCTAAAAAAGTTATTTTTTAAATTATCTCCCATCCTGTGCAGTATACATCCTTAGTATTTTTATCTATCATGGGACCAAACCAATTAGAAGGACAAATAGTTATCCTGTCTTCATTCCGATTTAGCCAGGATCCCCACCAACTAAAAGAGCTATTAGCATTAATGTGATGATCACACATCGACATCAACATGAGATCGACAAAGGGGCTACCAGAATCAACTACAAAAAATTGATCTGACCCAAATTTCTCTTTGCACCAATCAAGGTCATCAGAGAAAACAATAAACTTGTGACCTGTGTCAAATCTGGAAATAGCCTCGGTGTAATATTCATCAGAACAAACTGGGTGATGTCCAGGATATAGAGTATAATCACCTCTTCTAACGTGTACAGAAACAGATTTAGAGTTGTCCAAAAAAACTCCAATGTTTTCTGTCCAGTATTCTGAAGCTCTCTCTGAAATTTCAGATTTGAATGAAAAATATTCTAAGATATCTTCCCTGATAGATTTGAAGTATTTTTCAGTCTGGAAATATCCTGATAGATCCGATCCATCGCTGATGTTAAACATATCTGGATCGAAAGTAAACGTTCTCTCTTGTACAGTTGATTGTGTTGAGATCTCGCCGGATTTTCTAAAAAAAGATAGCGGAATATCGAAGCAATCTAATAGGTCACATTTGACCGGGATGTGTAAATTTGTCTTAGGATCAATTGGACCATTTGGATAAACGGAAAAACAATTTTCAATAGGAAAAAATACATCATAACCAAGTCTTTTTGCAATTGCAACAGAAGATGCAAACTGGAACATCTGGTTCCCAAGTCTTCCCATATAACCAATTGATCTAAAAGATATCATTAATCAATTGTAGTTTATGAAAGGGCGGGAATTTCAGAAACTTTCTAAAAAAGTGCCGTAAAATTGAAATGGATGAAAAATTAACTATCGTTGTTCCATATCGTGACAGACAGGATCACCTGGATAAATTCCTGCCAGCTATGGAGAGTGGTAATTTTTTGGAAGGTATAAATTACGAGATATTGATTGTTGAACAGGAGGAAGGAAAACCTTTTAATCGTGGTAAGATATTGAATATAGGTGCTGTACACGCAGAGAATTCGACATATTATTGTTTCCATGATGTAGATATGCTACCGATATCTTCAGACTATTCCTATGTTAATACGCCAACACATTTAGCATCAGAGGCTGAGCAATTCAATTTTACGCTACCTTATCCAGGATATTTTGGTGGTGTTACACTTTTTGATAAGCATTCAATTTTTAAGGTTAACGGTTACTCGAATGACTACTGGGGATGGGGAGCGGAGGATGATGACATTATGTTTAGGTGCATCGCAAAAGGAATAAAGCCACTTAGAAAAATTGGAAGATACTCTTCTTTGTCTCACGAAAGAATTATTACGCAAGATCTGTACAACGAGAACCTCAGAAAATTCTTTGAGTTTAAAAATGGTGCCAGTCTAGAAGATATAATTAAGAAGATAGATTCTGATGGAATAACAAATCTTACTTACGAAGTCTTGGATACTAAAAAATTTAGTGAAAAAGCTACTTTAATAAAGGTTAGGATCTAACAAGAAAACTCAAAGGTGATTAAGATTAAAGGAATAGAAAAGCCGGACAAATTGATAATTTTCGACCTTGACGACACACTAGTTAAGACCGATGCTAAGATAAAGATTCTAAGCAAAGGTACTCACGAGGTTATAAAAGAGTTAACTCCACATGAATTCAGCAACTTTACAAAAAAGAAAAATCACCTTTTAAATTTTGACGATTTCGAAAGCCCAGATGTTCTAAGGAGAGGAGAGATAATCCACGAAATATTCGACATACTTAAGGGTGCTTACCACAAAAAAATCCCGGTTGCTATTTTAACAGCAAGGTCGTCAAGCGAGCTAGTCAGAGAATTTTTTCTGATAAATGGGATTGACATACACCCAGAATTGGTAATCGCAATTCATGACCCGCAGTTTAAACACAAGGGAACGATACCAGAAAGAAAGAAGCTAGCAATTAAAGACCTGATAGATCTAGGGTTTAAAAATCTTGTCTTTTTTGACGACAACGACGACAATCTTAAATTAGCAAAAGAAGCAGAAGGCTACATGGATGCTGTAGTCAAAACGATTAAAGTTGGAGATTAGAATCTGGCTTTATCTCGTCGATTGCAATAGGTAGAATCTTTTTTAGATGCTCTATGTTGCAAAGAAGTATTTCTTTGCTTTGTGAATTTAGCAGGATATTAGTAGTTTCTAATACACCTAGTGCATATTCAATTTTCTTCGATTCTACATTTTCTTTATCTTCCATACAAGGATTCACTTTAGATATATAATCAAAAGAAATAAAAACCAAAAAATGGAAAATATTAAAATTTACGAAAGCTTTGTAGATGAGATCAACGAAGCTAAGGCTTCCAAAGGTTTGATGCACAAATTACTTGGGGTCAAACCAGAAGAGAAGATCGAAAGTGTTTATAAAAGTGGCGAAGAACTAGCACACGATCTTTTAGTTGCCGTTAAAAAAGCAAAGATAGTTCCTGAAAAAGATGTAAGGAAAAAGGCTACTTCAATGTTAGCATTCGCAGGAAATTGGCCCAGCGAAGGTAAGGGAACGGTAATTGATAAAGCTTTAGGTGCGATTAAAAAGATTGAGATCCCGGGGGTTCCTTTGAGTTAATCTCTTTCCTCTTCAGATCTTAATTGTTGGATATACGATGCTTTAAGTCTAAGCTCTCTTTTTAAAACCGACGGTTTAACGAACTCCTTCCTAGCAAGGAGTTCTTTTTTTGTCCCAACCTTATCAAATTTAGTCTTTAGCTTTTTTAAAGCAGAGTCTAGGTTTTTTTCTTTTGACAAATCTATATGAAGCATCTTTTATATATTTACTAGATTGACAAAGAAAAAAGAGCTTTAAAAGACTATTTTTACCTTAACCGGATTTTCTTCATCTGGATTCTTTTTTGGATCTAGTGATAATGTAATCTTAGATCCAATCTGAATTTTTTGCTGGATTGCCAATTCAGCTATAGTATCTTCTACATATTTCTGCAAAAGTCTTTTGAGCGGTCTAGCACCATATTTAGGATCATACCCAATCTCTGCTATTTTCTCCTTAAGATCTTTCGATATGGAAATCTTATATCCTATTTCTTCAAACCTCGGGTACATCTTTTTAAGTTCAACCTCGATAATTTTAAGCAGATCGTCTTTAGTTAATGAATTGAAATAGATTACTTCGTCAACACGATTCAAAAACTCAGGTGAGAATGTTTTAGCTAATTCCTTTCTGATAATTGAAGAAGATTCCTCGTTCTTTTTTTGTTGTGAATCTGCTGAGTTAAAACCAACGCCTGTACCAAATTCAGAAGCTTTCCTTTGTCCAACATTAGATGTTAGAATAATCAAACAGTTCTTAAAGTTGATCTTTCTACCTAAGCTATCTGTAATAAATCCTTCATCCAATATTTGAAGCAAAGAATTGAAAATGTCGGGGTGTGCTTTTTCAATTTCATCAAACAGAACAACAGAATATGGTTTTCTGCGAACCTTTTCTGTTAACTGACCTCCATCTTCGTGTCCTACGTATCCCGGAGGAGCTCCGATTAATTTGGTTGAATTGAATTTCTCCATGTATTCCGACATATCAATTCGGATTAAAGCATCTCTATCTCCAAATATGTTTTCTGCCAGTTTCTTCGCAAGCTCTGTTTTTCCAACCCCAGTTGGACCCATAAAAATAAACGATCCTATTGGTCTGTTTGGATCTTTTAACCCAAGTCTATTTCTGAGGATAGCTTTGGAGATTTTGGTGACTGCAACAGATTGACCTATTACTTCTGCTTTCAGGGTTTCTTCAAGCTGTGCAAGTTTTTGGTTTTCTGACTGTGTGACTTTATTTAGAGGAACCCCGGTCATCATTGAAACTACTTCAGCAACTCTTTCAGCATCAACAATCTTTCTTTTCTCCTTTAATTTTTGCTCCCATGATTTAGTTTCAATCTCAATGCTAAGATTAACTTTCCTCTCGAGATCCCTGAATTTAGCTGCAGCTTCATAATCCTGTTTTGTTACAGATTCCTTCTTGTCTGCTTTGATCTTTTCCAGGTTCTGCTCCAGCTTGATTAGGCTATCTGGAACTTTAACCTGAGTAAGCTGTGCTCTACTGCCCGCTTCATCCAAAGCATCCAGGGCCTTATCAGGAAAATTGCGATCTGTTATAAACCTTTCTGTGAGCTTGACGCATACCTCAATTGCTTCGTCTGTATATTCAACATTGTGGTGATCCTCATATTTTGATTTAATGTTTCTGAGGATCGTGAGAGTCTCTGCTGGTGTTGGCGGGTCAACTATGATCTTTTGGAATCTACGCTCCAGTGCACCGTCTTTCTCAATGTTTGTTCTATATTCGTTTAAAGTAGTTGCACCTACACACTGGATCTCTCCTCTGGCCAAGGCTGGCTTAAACATATTAGATGCATCCAATGATCCAGATGATCCGCCTGCACCGACTATGGTATGTAATTCGTCTATGAAGATAATGATATCTTTATTCTTCTTTAGTTCGTCGAGAATCGTCTTGATCCTCTCCTCAAATTGACCTCTGTATTTTGTACCTGCTACAACAGATCCCATATCCAGGGTAAGGATTTTCTTGTTTAAAAGATTCTTTGAAACCTTCCTTTGAATAATTCTAAGTGCAAGTCCTTCAGCAATTGCAGATTTACCAACACCAGGTTCACCAATTAGAACTGGGTTGTTTTTCTTCCTTCTTGCCAAAATCTGTGATACCCTTTCAATCTCTTCGTCTCTGCCAACGATTGGATCAAGCTCGCCCTTTATCGCCATCTCGGTTAGATCTCGAGTAAAGTTATCGAGAGCAGGTGTTTTTGAGTTCGATGAAGAATTTTTAAATTCACCGCCAAGATCATCGTCATCGTCTTCTGGCATACTTCTTCTGCTTGCTGATATCTTACTAGGTCCCATCTCACCAGATAGATTGTCTAGCGATTTTTTCAAATTTTCTTCCATATCATTAGGATTTAACACAGATCTTATATGAAGTCAAAACTTTAAGTTTTCGCAATTTGAACAATAAAAAAAATTACGAAGAAACCCAGGCTTCAGTCTCCTCCGATGTTGGATATCCTATTTCACTTAAGCATTTTTTGCAGACCCTTTTCAATTGGAAACAGCACGATTGTGTAGGACAGTTTTTTATGTCATATTCCGGGTGATTGCAATTATTTTGCAATGCGTCAAGTTCCCTTTCTAGGTTCCTGATTGAATCCTTTATTTGGTTTGCCTGTTTGGAAATGTCTTCCAAGCCAGGATTTATTACTTCGACCTGTTCTTCCATAAATTACATTTTTAATTTCCACGCAAGTCTTTATTTACAAATGCAATCAGCAATTGAAATAGCCCATGGTGATTTCGTTTTGTATCTTGGTGTTATTCCCAGAGACTCTATCATCCCAACAGCAGATCTTAAAACAGAATTTGACTTAAACCTAGGATCTGGATTAAGATCTATGTCAATGTAGTCAGGTTTTCCCAATCCGAAGTCAATTAGGTTCTGAGCAACAGTAACACTCAACTCAACTTCCTTCCACAATCTTTCGTAACGATCCTTAACTAAAGGATATGTGTCTCTGGAATATAGAACGTGACCTCCACCACCGATCCCATAATGCAGAACTATCACAGTCGCAAATGTTGTGTTTTTTAACTCGTTGTGCGAGTCGCAACCGATGTACAATTTATGTATTGGGTTCTTTTTTATCCAATCTTTTAAATAAGTCTCCAGATCGATGGGCTGTCTATCGGAAAGACTTTTCCAGTTTTTAAGTGCTTCCATGATTTTACTCTGATCCCTTATATATGTAAATAAGTTTTTCACCAAATCTTTTATAGAGACCTTGTTTTATCTAAATCCTGAAGCACAAAAATTTTATACTTTAGATATATAGAAGAAAAAAAATTAAAGTGGATAAAGTTTTAAATTTGAGTGCTTTCGGAGACGTAATCGAAAAACCAGGAACAGCTGGAGGTGATTATACATTCAATTCATTCAGAAAAACTATGAGCGATATGCCAGAAAACGGCAATATGGACAAAGTGAATTTTTTAACACACAGCGTGTTAAAAAACACTGCACAAATTAAGTTATTACATTGGCAGACAAGATCCTTCTCAGAGCACAAGGCTTTGGATGAGCTTTTTAATACTTTTATTTCTTTGACTGACGATTTGGTTGAATCTGCAATGGGAAAATATTGCAGGCCTGAATTATCTGACAAAGAATGCACCATGAGCGTTATGAATTATATGAACCCGGATTCTCCGGATGGGCTTAATTCATATATGAAAGCTGTTTATAAATGCTATGCAGTTGATTGTAAAGCTTTATTTGACAAAGATCCTGAGATTTTAAACCAGTTAGACGAAATTTTATCTTTATTGGATAAGATCAATTATTTACTTACACTTAAGCGTTAAAAACAAAGAAAAATCATATGAGAGTAATAAAAACATTTGAAGATTATTTCAACGGGAATACTTCAGAAAGCGAAGAGAACTACCCAGCGGGTACAGCAAGTGATCCGATGTCTCCTTGGAATAAAGAGGATTCGGAAACAGATAGAAACATCTCTATGAATCAGTCTGACATCAAATTTGATTTGGTTGCTTCAGATTACTCAGAATATGCTATACTAAAAGAAAAAGCAACTGGCAAAATGTTCGTTGTTGCATTCGAACCCAATGAAATGGAAGACTACGTTGAATTCGAAAAGATTCCAGCTGGTAAGGATGAAGAGGGAATGGAAGAATATGAGTATGAATACAAGTCTCCAGACAAATATGCAATTGAAGCTTTTACGACAGATAAAGCTAGAGAATCTGGAACTGGAAAGGGAATGGAGGGCTTTAAAAATTCTATGGTTACTGAATTAGACAAAGAATTAGCCGAAGACCTTTATAAAAGTTTTGAAGAGTTTGTTGACAAATATAGAAACGTTGGATATAGAAAAGAAGAGATTGGGAACGTCGAGGATATTATGTCGGTTCTTAAAGAATTTTTAGCATCTCTTTAAGAGACCTTTTTTCTCCGCATAAATTGAAATGATTCCAAGGATGCTACCGAAAATGTGTCCTTCGTGACTTATAAGGTCACCCGATCCGATTTGTAACAGTTCCAAAGTAAATATGAACACAAATACGGATTGATGAATTACTTTATTGTTTTCTCTCGTTAGCATAAATCTCGCAAACAAGAAGAAAATGAATTTAGAAAGCCCAATAACTGTGGCTGTGCCAAAAAAAATTAATGGCAGAAAAGCCACTTCGATTAAGATTGGTATAATTAACAGACACGAAATCTTAAATCTGTTTTTTTCACTGAGCATTAAAACGAATAGAGGAATTATGTTTATCAAAAAGTGAGAAAGATCTGAATGTATCCACGGCGAAATAAACGGAAGCCTTAAAGCAAAATCTGCATCCCCGGTAAATATGACTACAAGCCATGCTACAAAATAAGAAAACAAACAGACCGCAGAAATAGCTAAGGTTTTTAGAAAGCTTTCCTTTGAATAGTTGATAAAATATTTTAACATCTGTCCAAATGTAATTACTCTAGACGATCAAAAAAAATAATCTAGATATATAGATTGAAAATTAATAACAGATATGAGAAACCTTACAGATTTTGAAACCTTCGTAAACGAATCAAACTTATCTGAAGGTGAAGGAATTCACCCGGCGATTAGAGAAAAATTGGTTAACTACATAAAGGAAAATCCAAAAGCAACTTTTTCTGAAGCTAAGGAATACATTGGCGGAGAAATTAAAGGTTGGAAATTATCAGAAGAAGATTTCGAAGAAGCTAAAAAGGGTTAATCCTACCAGGATAACCTTGATATAAAGCTGTTAAAATCTTTTACCTTAAAGGTAGACTGTTCTCTTTGTGATTCCGACTCTTTTAACGTGGGAATGAATAATTGCATATTCCAGCTTTGCTCAAATGTGTAAGGTGCCTCTTTGTAAGATTCTTCACTTTCGTCTTCAACGTCTCTTGTAAATTGCCAACCCATGTAAAGTTCCTCTGGTACGTCAAAACCATAAAATGCAAGAACTTCCCTCTGCGTTTCAACTGTTTGCTGAACTCTCCAGTTCTGACCAATCAATACAAATCCTGCTTTCTTTCCAGAGATTGTACTTGGCTCGCCCATAGAATAATGCATGTTTTCGATCCAATCTAATCTTTCGATCAGTTTCTGGTAAATTGCATTTGCATTTCCCCATCTTTGGGAAGCAAAGAAAACAACCGCTTCGCTTTCGTACAACGGGTTAACTATTTTCCAAAGCTCGTCATCTTCAAAATCGTGACTAGCCCAACACCTTAAATGTCCGGTTGGGTTTTTCTTTTCGTCCTTTACTTTAGAAGCTTTTACACCGCATTGATTTCCGTGCAATTCGCTTACGCAACCTAAGCAATTGTGGATTGTAAGTGAAGATGCATCGATTACTTCAACGTCACATCCTTTTTGTTTTAGTAGATATGCTAAATAATCCGCAAGTTGTGAAGATTTAGCCTTTTCTCCTTGTTTAGCAACATACGGACTTCTGTTGCTAGTCGTAACAAATAAAACCTTTTTAAGATTCGAAAGTGAATTTAGAAATGGGTATATGTTGATGACCTCAGGTCCATATCCTACCTGAGGCTCTGCCGAACCTGGAATATTTGGATCTAAGGGTTGCATAATTTTATTCGTCTTCGCCTTCTCCATCTTCATCCTCGATTTCAACTTTATCGTTGCTACCTAGAATTTCGATGTTCATTGGAGAAACCTGCATTTCTTCGCCATGCGACGAGTGACCCATTTCAGCCATAGTGTTCTTCATGAAATGGTATACCTCTTCGATATCATCTGCTGATGTTGTAATGTGGTCGTTAGCCCATGCGTGGCCATCTGATAAAATCATATCGACTTTTTCTCTATCCATTTGAAGGAGATCGTCGATTGCATCTTTAATTGTCATTAGATGCTGAAAGAACATGTAATTCTGTTCTCCTCTATCATGACCTTCGAACTTGCTTGAGTATGATGTTTCCCAGCCATCATAGCTAGTATCAAAATCCTCGTACATCTTAATATTTTTCATATAAGTATTTTTGTTTTATTATATATCCAATTGGTAAAATTTAAAATCCAAGATCTTTCAGATCTGAATAAAGACCGGAAGCTTCCTGGAATTCTTTTGAAAATTTATTACCGTTATCTTTAAAATAATTATAGAGTAAGCTATTAGGTCCTACGTGTGTTATTATTTTAAGCAGAACGTTCGGATGCTCAAAAGAGAAATCAATTAAATTTAATGAATCTAATTTTTTTCTATTTTGATCCGAATCCGGCAAATTAAATAAGTGTGCAAATTTTTTAGGATCTTTTTCTATGTATTCTTTAAGCCATCCATTAAGATTTCCTCTTTCTTTTAGGTATTCCAGTTGAAAATTAAGCACCTCTCTTGGCAATAAATTGTGTGAATGGTAAATTTTATTAACCGACTTAAAATCTATTCCTTGTAACGACGATATTGGGTTTTTTACGATGTCTATCGTATTTGCTCCTCTTGCAATACCTTCTAAGCTGTTAACTTTATTATAGCTTAATGTAAAATGACCACCAATGTATTCTGGACCACCTGCAAGTGAATCAAGCTTGTTATTTTCGCAATTAAAACTTCCACCAACTTCTTTCGGTCCTCCTCCAAGACTTTCTAATTTGCAATTTGAGCAATCGTAATCCCCACCCACAATTTTTGGAGATCCGTCTAGTGATTTAAGAAGTGCATTATCATTAATGAAGAAATCTCCATTAATATTCTGAGGTAAATCACCTAGATGCTCTAGATCGTTTCCTGATGCATATAGACCATTAAAATCTTTAGCAATAAAATCTAGGTTGAATAAGCTATTGTTTGTACAGATATAGTCTCCTTTGACACTATCCGGCCCACCTTCTAAGCTATTTAGAAAATTAGCAGAGCAGCTAAAATAACCATGTACTTCTTTAGGACAGCCATCAAGATTTACAAGATCGTTATCGGAAATGTTAAAATCACCTTTAATCGTTCCGAATTTTATTCCGTATAGATCCTTTAAATCCATTCCGTCAGCCTTGAAACTTCCGTCGACATCAACAAGACCTTTTTCGTTCTGCTTCCATTTACTAACACCTTTACACACTTTGTCCAGGAAGCCTTTCTGCTTAGGATCTAGATCTACTCTGGATTCGTTAAGAAAAGAATTGTATGATTTGATCCTTATCATGATCCTATTTTTTTCTGGAATCTGTCATAAGTTAGCTTAAGATAATCGTGTCCAGCTTGAGCATTCTTTTTTGGGTCTAAAGGTATTGCAGATCCCTTATATTTGGAAGGTAAGACCCTTTTCAATTCAGCCCATGCGCTAGGTCCAATCTGGAATAATCCTTTGTAGGTTTTATTCGTTGGAGGGTTTGGATTAAGACTAGATTCTTTAAAAGCAACCGTTGTTAAGAATTCTTTAGGAAGTTCTGGATCCTTTATAGCATCAATAGCTTTTTTAGCTTTGGAATATTTAGGGCTGTTTATCAATGTCATTGCTTGTTTCTCTAGTTTATTCCAGTTGTCTGAATAGTAGGTTAAAAAAGCAATTGCAGCATCTTTATCAGATTTTAGCGGATCTTTGATGATTTTGTAGTACTTTGAATTAGTTGGAACGTTTCCGAGTAGATTTCTTCTTGTCCTTTGTTCGAGTGTACCTTTTCCCATAGCAGCATTTACAATAGCAGCTGCTCCAACTGGACCCTGCTGGTGTGGAATGTAAAGCAAATGCTTACCTGTGAGATATGAAGGTGCTGGGGCAATGGTACCTTTAGGTTTTTTCCTATTCCATAGGTTTTTAAACCAGTTTTGAAATTTCCACCAAACTGGAGCCATACCCTGTTCGTTTATGTTACTCTCGTTGATTTCTTTATCAACAAACTCGGAATATTTTAGTAGTGGCAAGGTTTTTCTTAATTTTTATCTGCTATATATTTCAATTGCTGGATAAGAAAAGAGATTTGATCGTTAATCTTTACAACTTCATATTTCTGTGTGATATATAAGGAGTAAAAAAATAAAAAAACCAAAAATGGGCAAAAAAGTTTTCGACTTCAAAAGTTTTGTAGTTAATGAGTACAACGCTAATGAGGGTTACATCAGTGACAAGTTTTCACAATTAGCATCATGGGCTAAAGATTTGGTACAGGGTATCAAAGACGGCTTAGTAAAAATGATTCCTTCTGGATCTAAAAAAGGAACTCCTGTCGGATCTTATTTCGATCCTTCTGCAGGTAGCATTGTTTCTCAAATTAATGCACTTTACTCAGGTACACCTTTCTCAAAAGAAAATCCAGTTGAGATATACGAATCTGCAGCAATCAGCGAATCAGATTTAGAGGAAGCAAAAGTTCCTTTGGCATATACTGGTGAGGATCAAACAGTTAGAAACGTAGATGCTCAAGAATTGAAAGAGATGATTGAAAAACTTTATAGAAGTAAAGTTAGAGGTGGTAGAGCAAAACCAATTTTTGTTTTCGGTGCACCAGGTATTGGAAAAACACAGATTGTTGGGCAAGCAGCAGATTCATTAGGAGTTCCTATGATCAACTTGGATCTTCAGTTTATGGCACCGGAAGATTTCTTGGGTATACCAAAAGTAGTAGATATTCAAGAGCCAGATGTTGCTAAATTTAAAGAAACCGGAGAAAAGGGATTTTTAGGTCAAGGTGCAACTAGATCCAATCCACCTTCTCTGTTGCCTAGAAGTAATGGAAACGACGGTAAGGGAGGAATTATATTCATGGACGAAATGAACAGAGCAAACAAGACAGTTTTGAACTCTGTAATGCAATTCGTTCAAATGGGAAGACTCGGTGAGTACGTACTTCCTGATAAATGGATCTTAGTAGCAGCAGGTAACAGACCTTCAGAAGCGGATGTTGCTGAATTCGATTTCGCTTTAGCAGACCGTTTTACAATCGTGAATCTTGAGCCTAAAGTTGAAGATTGGGTAGAGTGGGCTAAGAAGAGCAATAAATTCGAGCCAGAATTTGTTAACTTCGTTTCTCAGAACCAAGAGTTATTCCACTATTTGGATGACGAGAAGGGAACATTGAAATTCCCAACACCTCGTTCTTGGACAGACGCTGCAGCAATCCTTAAGGATGAGATGGAAGACAGAGACGTAAAATCTTGGAGACAGCTTCCTTTGGATGTTATCAGTAACATTTATGCAGATCAGCTTGGCCCGGATGCTACTGGAAAATTGGTTGCTTACCTTGGTGTACTTAAGAAGTTTACCGATTCAGATTTGGAAGAAATGGTTAAAGATCCTAAGAAAGCTAAAACCATTGCCAAGTCTGGTGACTTCACTAGTGTAATGTACGGTCTATATGAGATGGTGTTAAGAAAAGCTGAAGAGCTATCTGAGGATGGTAAGGTTTCAGTTAAAGATCTTTTCAGCATTATGGAATACTTCAACAAGTACGAAGAGCTAGAAGTACTTAGCTGGATTTACAAGAGAATTACTGACGAATTCCCTGAGTTTGCAGTAACTGAAGAAGTTTTAAGAAATAAAGACACCGATGATTCTAAGTTAAAGATTGAAGCAGCTAAAATGATTCAATCAGGAGCTAGATCTAAAAGTTTAATTTAATACCACAGACCTTGAAAAAGAAGTTTATAGATTTCTCTCAACTAAATAAAATCTCTGCTAAAAACTTTAAAGATTTTTTAGTTGAGAGGGATTCTTTTATTTTTGAGGATTCAATGAGGGACAAGTCAATCCAAGCAAGAATTAAAGTTCAAAGAGCAATTCTTTGGATTACTATTAACAGAGGATTTTTTGCACAGCTTTTATCCAACCTAAACATATACGGGAGTTCTAAAATCGATCCTCCGACAATGTGTACAAATGGATTCAATATTGTTTACCATCCTGACTTTGTTTTAAAACAATCTGATGCTGCAATCAGATTCGTACTTTGTCACGAGGTATTACATTGCGTAGGAGATCACATGTCGAGAAGAGGTAATAGAAATCCTCTACTGTGGAATTATGCTGCTGATTACGCAATCAATCCTATTTTAAATGCCGAAGTTTCTTCTCGAATATTTGATTGGCCGGTTCAAGATGATGGCAGCAGAATGGGTTTGTTCGAAGAAAAGTATTCAGGTATGAGAGCAGAAGATATCTACGACGATATCATGAAAGATCAGAGTATGCAAGATCAGCTCGAAAAAATGAAGGATAAAAACAATCTCGGTGAAGTCGAGGACGCAAGTGATAATCTACCTCAGCCAGATTACGAAGAAGACGTTGCGCAGAGAAGATTCCAAGATGAAGATGAAGAGGAAGAGCTAGGGAGTGGATCTGAAGAAGGGCAAGGAAAGTCTGGTGACAAGCCTGGCGACAAGCCTGGTGAAGGAAAGGGTGGACCTGGAGATAAGCAAGGAGAAGGCGAGGGAGACTCTGAAGGTGAATCTAGCTTAATAGGTAAGAAGGTAAGAATAACCGAGGGACCAGACGCTGGAAAGGAAGGGATTATTAAACGGGTATTACCCAACGGAGATATTATTATCGAATAATTATGACACAGGTTAAAAAAGGACAATTTATTATACTGGATCCAACTTCAGTTGACAATAAAAATGGTGTTGGGAAAAAAAATAAAGAAGATGGAAAAAGTTCTCCTACTGAGCTTGAAACTCCACCTGAAGATGTAGAAACCCCAGAATTCGATCCAAATGCTGTAATTGGTCCTGGCTACGAAAGAACCCTTACAGGAAAAGCAGGTCCTTCTCTTAAAACATACAAAAGTAAAAAAGCTTTAGGTGAAGGTGGAACGAAAGCTGAATTAACAGATTACTGGAACAAAGCTTTATCTAGAGCAATGTCATCAGGGGCTAAACAACTTTCAGACAAGGCGAAGAGAATCCTGATGGAAATGACCACCAATAAACCAAAGGTTAATTGGAAGAAAGAACTAAAGAAATTTTTTGACCAAGCTTTCAACCAATACGAAGAAGTTATTCCTAGCAGAAGACACATTGGTCGTGGTGATGTACTATATGGCAGAAAAAAGGTTGGATCGGATACTCTTAAAAAGTTAATTGTAGCTGTAGATACGTCTGGTTCTATTTCTAAGTCTCAAATCAAAGTCTTCTTTGAAGAAGTCTGGTCTCTGTCTACAAAGTATGAAATGGACGAAACCATCATCATATATTGCTCTGATAATATAGACGGTATAGATGTAGTTAAAAAGGGTAAAAAACCAGATTTGAGTAAATATGCTTCAACAGGAGGTAATGCCGGTGGATTTGCACCACCGTTTGCTTACATAGAGAAGAACAAGATTAACCCATCTGCAGTAATTTATCTTACTGACTCTTTTGCAGAATATCCAAGAGTTGATCAATATGGTATAAACAAATACAAGCAAAAGGTGTTTTGGTTTATCTGTAATGCAACAAAGGAATTCAACAAACCGCCATTCGGTAGGTACATTCACGTACCAATGGATCAAAAAGGAAATTTCATTTAATATTTTAGAAACCTAAATCTCCTAGATTTCCAACTAGACCTAGATTTTGGTTGAACACTTTAGCAGTTTCTGGATTGAGCCCACTCAATAACTTTTTAAGTGAAGGATTACTGTAAACCTTCTTCATTTGGATAGCAGCCTTAGACGGATCTTTTTCTATGTAATCCTTAAGATCAATCCCGCTGTTAAGAACAAAATCCTGAACCTTGTCAGTTTGACTTGAAAGCCATTTAAAGAATTCATCGCTTGAATAATCTTTAATTATAGAATTAAAAAAATCTCCAACTGTACCAGAAGACAATTTCTTTAATTCGTTTGTGCTTGTGATCTTAAAATATTCTTTTGCAATCTTTCTAAGCAAATATTTTAAAACGTAATCTAGTTTATCGTTCCATCCTTGGATGTTTGCTATAATATCACCAGGGGCTCCAGTCATAATTGCTGGTCTTCCATCGCTGGTAATTCTGATTGGACCTCCTGAATAAACTGTAATATAATCCTGTAAACTTTCGCCTCTCCAATTTGTATTAAGCAAAATAGGGTGGACTATCTTTAAATTTCCATTACTCCAGATTCTTTCCGATGTTTGATCACTTCCACCGATCCCTTCTATTTCTTTAAAAGCTGGAAGATTAGTTACTGCTTCTTTTGTTATTTGCTCACCAGTAGACTTAGTTTTTTTAATAAAATCTTTATAGTCGTCAAATATGTAAGAAATTATTTTCGAGATGTACTCTGCACCGTTTTGATTTCTTATTCCGTTGTAATACTCTTTTTTAAATGAATCTATAAAAAAACTATTGGGTAATGGATTTTTGCCGATTGACGATAAAAAGTCATTTATAGAATTTAAATCTTTTGTTAACAGATTTGTTAACTGTGCATCATCTGTAAGCTTAGGATTTTTTACAATCCTAAGGTTTCCTGAGTTATCAACATAAAACGTATTAAAAATCAATGGTGTTTTTGACGCTTCAAGAAATAAAGCAGGATGAGTTTTGTCGTCTACCTCTACTAGATCTAAATACCCATTTAGTCCCCTGTTTAGGTAATACTTAATTTCTTTTTTCAGATTAGGTAATTCTGAACGAAGTTCTTTTCTGAATTCTGGAGAAAAAATTTCAGAGGATTCTTCATAGCCTTCGAATAGCTCACCAAATTTTTTAAGATGTCTCATTTTAAAATCCAAGATTTTTTAAGTCGCTGTATAAACCAACAGATTCCCGGAAATCTGCGGGTAAATTGTCAGCATTAGCAGATATCCATTTCATAAGCATTGGATTGTCTTTTAGAACAGGTGCAATAAGGGAAGACATTTCTTTTGGCTTGTTTTGAATGAATTTAAGAACCCTGAAATGTTGAATTAACCTATCAAATTTATCGCTATTTGGTTTTTCACTTACCTCTTTTAGTATCTTTCTCCAACTTTCACTGTTGTCGAGTATCCTCTTCAAAAGGTCCAGATCTTTTTTATCTAATGGCTCATAACTTTCAAAAATTGACAGGTGCTTCACAGAATTTTAATTTTTTTTATATATCCTTTTCTTTCTTCTTCTTGTCCGGCTTAGGATTTTCTAAAACTGATAAGTACCTATGTTTGCTTTTGGTAAGACATTTTTCGCATGCCGGTGTTCTATATTCACCAGAATGACCTCCGTCTTGTAATCTATGCATGGGCATTACTACAGTGTATAATTCCTTTGTTGGAAATGATTCTATGCAAAAACTGCAGACACTTGTGCGTACTTCTTTTTTAGCCATAATTAAATTCCTACAAACATAACAAAATTAAACGAACAAAAAAAAAGGAGCCTTGCGTGGCCCCTTGTAATTAAAATCCAATATCACTTAGATCAGATCCAAGTTCTACGTCTTGGACTGTTTCCTGCCCAAGGTCTGCTCTTTTAATCATCCTCTTTACTGCAGGGTCTTCCATAATTGGATCCTTCCAAATCTTAGACAACTGTAAGCTTTTAGTTTTTAGTACATCACCAGAAAGTGCTTTTCTAATAGGATCTCTTTGCTCCTTGCTCATTCTTTGGAACTTCTTAGTTGTTAATAGAACGAGATAAGCTCCTACCCAGCTTTCATACTTCTTTGCGTTCATATAAACAGTCTTAAGTACTTCCTCTGGGAATAAATTCTTTGCACATTTTACCAGACCCCTATGGTCTAATGGAAGTCCCTCTAAAGTATAAAGCTGGTTTTTAGTGCAATCTATAGTATAACCTCCGATTCTTTTTGGAGCTCCCTCCATCGTCTTAAGATCGTTGTCTTCACAGGTAAAATTGCCTTCAACATCTTTCGGTGATCCTTCTAAAGTTTTCAGGTTGCAAGAATTAGCATTGAAATCACCACCAACATATTCTGGAGCTCCCTCCAGATTTGTTAGATAGATGTTATTGTTGCAAACATATGATGATCTAACTTCGACTGGTCCTCCTTTAAGAGTTGTCAAATTATTGTAACCGCAGTTAAATTCACCTTTAATTACCTTAGGACATCCTTTTAAAGAAGTGAATTTGTTGTTTGTAACAACAAAGCTTCCAGTTACTTCTTCTGGGAACCCCTCGAGACTTTCCAATTGAGCATTTGATGCATAGAGATTTCCGGAAAATCTACCAAATTGAATACCAAAAGGAATAGAGCCTAAAGGAAGACTTTCTTTCTTCAAATACATAGTATTTTGCATTTCTATGTCGATTTTTCCAGTTTCGTCATTAAGATCCCATGAGCCGTTGCTTCCAACTATTTTATTCAGCCATTCAATTTGATCTTTGTTTAATTTTGAAAGACCCCCAGACTGCAACTTAAGTAGCTTGCAGACTTCATCAAAATCAGATCCAACCTCTTCGCAATAAACTTTCAGTTGCGATTTGAGTCTTTTAATTTCGCTTTTATCTAAAGCCTCGTTAATGCTTTCTGTAAGAGCATGAATTTTAAAATCTGTGATGATCTTCATTTAATGATTAATTTTAATTATATATCTAGAACTTTACACACTCTTTTATCTATAAGATTGTGTAAAATGCCGACGTGGTGTAAAGGTAGCCACGAGGGACTTAAAATCCCTTGGAAAGTAATTTCCGTGCCGGTTCGAGTCCGGCCGTCGGTACCAAATTTATAAAGGCTATTGCCTTTTGAGGTCCAGAAATAGAAAATGAAAATGGATAAGAACATTATATTTTTTGGATATATAGAGGGAAATTAAAACTCCCTAATGGAAAAACATAGATTTGTATTTGAAAGCTTTGAAGACTTTCTTAAGAATTCTGGTTCGTTACTGGAAGCATCCAAAGGTTCTGGAACTGAATTGAAAATTGATGGTGCTACTGAACTGGTAAATAAAATTGTCTCACTAGATCTAGACTTAGCACAAAATGCATTGAAAAAATCCGATGCACCCGAGGATAGCGCGACCAAGATATACGGAGCAAAGGCTATCGAAGCCTTAAGAAATAAGGAATACGGAAAAGGAGCATTGTATGTTTTACTTGGACAGACTAGTTCTGTAACGCCAAATGAGATAGATGCCATGAAGGCAATAGGTTTGGATATAGATGCTAAAACAAAACCTGCTGATAAAAAAGACAAGGTAAAGCAATTAGCAGATAAGATTGAATCCATGACAGAAATTGAAGCTAAGAAATTAGCAGATTTGGGTCTGAAAGGTTACAAAGAAAGCTTGCCTTACAAATTTAGAACCCCTTTACTATGGGGAATGCTATCCGATGCAGATAAGGCAAAGGTATACGAAGATTTCCTTAAGCTTGCTATCAAGAGAGGTTACGAAACTAAAGAGGGTCTAGAAAATGTAATAGATAAGCATTTTAACGCAAAGAAAAGAGAAGATGCTTCTGCTTTAACAAATCCTGCTATTATGGTTTTCTTAAACAGAGAAGAAATAACCGAGGTTGCACCTCCTGTTGAGGTAAAACCAGAAAAAACATTTTTGCTAGACGATGCTAAATCTTCTGATGTTTTCAAACCAAACAAAACGGGGGCAAACGGACAGCCTGATTTTATGCAGGATTCCTTCGATGAATTGGTAGGTAAATTAGGTTCGATCTTCGAAAGATACAGAGCCGGTGAAATTACAACAATTAAAAAGATTAGTATTTTAACATCTGCAGATCGTTATAGAAATACTGAAGATGCAGAAAAACTAAGCTGGGGAGAGCTTGCTTATTCTCGTGCAATAGCAATGTCTAAGCTTATAGAAGGAGTAGCAAAAGCTGCTGGTCTTGACGACGATCTAATTGAGCAATTACCCAAGGTTACGTCTATTTATTCAAAGGGAGAAAACGGAGATGGTACATCTGGGCCAAATCCTCCAGAGGGCAAGAAATTTGGTTACTACGTTAAGTCTGGAGATTCTTCTAAATGGATCGACGGAACGGATAGATCAACTGTTACCATGATTTCAATTGACGACCAGGGAATGCCAACAGCAGAAAATGCAGACGGTGCTAAAACTAAAAAGGTAGAGCCAGAAGCTAACGTTGGTGATTACAACAAATACAGATACAATAATATAGAAATTGAATTTGAAAAGGTTAATCGAGTGAAGGATTCAGAGGAACCTTTGACTTCTGATAAAATTGTTGCTTTGAAATACCCTGTAAAGATTCAGATCCCAGGAAGATATTCAACATCAACTATAAAAATACCTATCCCAACCATTACTACTTCTTATTCTTCTTCAGGAAAAGGAAGTAAGCCTGGATCTTGCCCAAGCTTCTCTGAAACTACATCGACAAAGTTTGGTCTATCTTTCAAACCTATCAACGTCTTGACTTACAAGAGCGATCAAACAAAAGACTTATTCTAAAATAATCACAAAAAAGCCAGATCCAAAAGATCTGGCTTTTTTTATTTGAAAGCCTCGTAGCTAAACAAAAGTTGTTTAGGCAAGTACTTCCTTGAGGTTGGAACTGAAGGATCGTAGTCCTCGTTAATTGCATTAAAATTAATTACGATAGAGCAAGTACCATATGCTTTCCATTCTGGGTTTACCCTATTTTTGTAGTGTCCTGGTGATTCGTTGTATCCATCGTTAATTTCTACGCCAAGATTTGAAACCTTCCAATTTAACCATTCGGTAGCATTTTCCATCAATTTGTATCCGGCATGAGCTTCTTTGTGGAAGATGGTGTTTTTGTGATAATCCAAAACGTAAGCTTCTGGGTCTGACAAAAAGATGTTCATTAACCTGATGCATCGTTCGTAGCAATAAGAATCTAATTCTGACTTTCTAACCAATTTGCCTGCTCCTGCTTCCAAACGAGTCTTGTTGATAAGACTTTCGTAATCTGCTACTTCCACCTCGTAAGCTTTAAATCCTTCTTTTTTGGTTTGAACGATTTGTTGGTTACCCTGACCGAAAGCTGCCAAGCAAACGAAAGCGAAAATTTGGGTGATGACGGTCTTTTTCATAGATGTGTTTGTTTTACATCTTAAAAGTAAGGTATATCCCCGAGGATAAAAAAAGAAAATACGAAATTTTACTGATTTTTTTAAGAAATTTTACGAGTGATGTATTTGATTAAATCTTCTTTTTCGAATTTTATTTCACCTACATATTCTTTAAATTTCGTCCAAACCTCCACTGGATTACTTTTTGGATCGTCTATCATAGTATCCAAAATATAATCCTTGTCCGTTGTAGAAACCATATCTGACAAATCTTTTTCGTTATCTATAGAGTTTAAGATAGTTTGGAGTGAATAATACTTTTTAGTAAAACCAAGTTCTCCTAGGTCATTCAAAAGATCCAGATCTTTCTGACTTCCTTTTTTGGATTTGAGAAAAGACTCTTTTATTTTTTCCTTAAATCCTTTAAAATCACATTTGATCCCGCTATCGATAATATAGCAGACAAATTGTGTTTTTATGTATCCTGGATCAGAAGGGACATAACCGCTTTTTAATGTGTCTGCCCAGGCTTGTAGTTTAACCTTTTCTGCATCAATTGAAAAGAATTTGTCAAGGTCAGCAGAATTTATTACCTCTGTAATTTCTTTATGGTTAAACCTTGGTGTTTCTTTTTCCGAATGTTCTTCGAAAAGCTTTATTCTTTTCATGGTGAGTTATATATCAACAAAATCACTAATTAAACCATTGAAAACCTTAACATCGATTCACAGTAAAATTATCAAATTTATAGACAGAACCTGGTGGTTTTTTTTGTTGGGATTTTTATTTTCTTTTTATTCTATCAAGAAATTAATCTTCACCCGCCGTGTGTGAATCCTTACCTATTTTTTCTTTCAGACATTTGATGGAATGTTTAACCTTAGAAAGATCCATTGGTACAGTGGTTACTATTTTTTTAGATGCAATTTTTGGCGAAGGCTCACCATCTACTAAAACTGTGTCTATTGTCAAGTAATCCATTTTTTTGATTTGTCTTTGCCCGGCACCAAGCTTAGAGATCTCGATCTCTAATTGGTTAACTAGCTCTCTTATCTCGGACTCCCTTTTAGTTCTACTTGATGTGCATTCCTTCTGAACATCCAGAATTTCTCGATTCAAAGAAGCTATTTCTTGTTTTTGTGTTTTTACTATCGGGTACAAATCAGAACAATCGTTTCTGTTTATCCAGCCTGGGCCCAGTGTAATTATAACAATGGATGTCAACACTATCGTTAACGCCCACAATCTTTGAGCTGGGGTAAGTGTAACCAATATTTTAGAAATAAACTCAAACATACAATTATATATCAAGAGACGTGATCGATAATAGTAGGGCCAGACCGAAACCCGCTATCGATTTATTTCTAAGATTACTGATAAAATGACAGGCATCGATTCGCCAAGATACTTCCAGGTAACTAACCCTGGAATAAGTAGATCATCCACACCTTATTTATATTTCTTGAGATAAATTTCTTCCTGTGGATATTCCTTATCGAACTCAATGTCTGCATCCGTGAAATATTCTTGGGCTTGGTCGTAAACATACTTCGGGTTCATCATGTAGTCATCCCAAAATATTTTAACCAAGGCCTCGTTTTTTCTTGCTTTGAATCTGTAATGTCCGGCGTCACGGATTTTTCCAACTTCATAAAGCTGTGTCAGATATTCCTCCATAGTATTCGCCGACTTCCTCGTGGTACCACCAATACCACCTGAAGAAAAAAAGCCAGGTCCCATTGTGTTAAGATAATAAGTTAAATGTGATTTAACTTGGTTCACACAATCCTCTTCGTCTTTGCCGACAACTAAAAAACCCAATTGTTTAGTACTTGTTCCTGCGCACCAAATAAACCCAATAAAAGGTTCAAACCCGATTTTTTCCAAATCCCCTAAAATATCGTCGGGGTCGGATTCGAATAATTTAATGTGCTTCATAAAACTATATATCAAAAAAAGGGGATTAAAAATCACCTGGTGCTACTTGAAAACAAGCTATTCCATTTCTTCTCCACATGCTTACTACCTTATCGCGGTCATCATAAACACAAAGGATTTGGCTCTTGTCTGTGAATTCCTTGTTTAACCAATCCTCTTTAAGCTGATCGTCCGGTGTAAACATACCTTCTCCTGTTCCTGGTCTCATTAACAGCTTATCGTAGGAAATCCCGTTGGCTGCAAGCCATTTTTCAGTTTCCTCCCTTGTAGCATCGCTACGTCCTGAAAAGATTACCATCCGGTGACCAGCTTTCTGTAAAGCCTTGAAGGATTCAATCACTGGAGTATTTGGTTTGTCCAGAGAAATGTTGTTTGGATCAAAAAATTTGGGCCAATCGATTTTACCACCTTCTTTGGTTGCAAGTGTTCGACGTTCTTTGATATCAGCCAAAGTTCCGTCCAAGTCGAAAATTACTGTTTTACCACTCATGATTTATTTTTGTGAAGTTCCAGATGATCTTAAAACTAGAATGACTGCTATAGCACCCAGAAAAGTTTTCGTTGTGTAAGGTACGGCAAAGCCGAGTGAATTTAATCCCCATAGTAATACCAATGGGCTAACAACTAGTAATCCTAATACGAGAAATACCACGATAGCAATTGCTCCTGTAAATCCTACTTTATTTAATAATTTCTGTAACATGCTTATATCTATACTGTAAATTTATACCTAAATGTTGTGGATAAAAAACGAAAACTAATATTTTTTAGATTTCCCAATATTTAGCACCAGGATCAATACTTGCCCAGGCCTGTTTGCCGTTAATGTCGATTCTTACAATGTTGTCCTTAAACTCCAGCTTGTTAATATATTTTGCTGGACTCTTGATCTTATCGTAGGTGTAAACCATACCATCAGCCAAATAAACCTTGATTTCGTCTCCGCCAGGTTGAATACTTAATGGGTTAGTTCTGTACTCGTCTGCAACTTTTATTTCCTTCATGTTCCTTTTATTTACTCAAATTTAAGAACACCAAACGCAATAAAAAAACGATTACAGATTTTAGGATTAAAATCCTCTGTATCTTTCGTACAGTTTTTTTAGATCAGCAATACAGATTCCCTTACCAGTCTCGATGGTTTTCATTATTGCAGTGACATCTGTTGGATCTAATGAAAAATCACCAACATTGTGGCCAGCAGCAATATCCCTGGCAATCTCCTTCTTCTTTTCTCTGATCCTGGTGATTCTCAGGCTTCTCTCTGCTTTTCTCTTTTCTCTGCCTCTCGAAGCGTTCTCAAAAATTGACCTAATGCGATTGCCAATGTTGATCATTTCTGGTTTGGGTTTTGTCCTTGCTCTGCGGTAATCATTCTAATCATGTGTAGTCTGATAGCATTTTTGTCTTCCTCTCTGATTTTGGATTCGTTAAGGTCTCTGACACACTCCTGTTGTTTCAAATAAACATTTCTTGCTACTCTCAACACTAGTTGATTATAATTCTCCTTCAGCTTTTGTGTTCTCTGATCTTCCATTTGATATAAATATTTTTCTTTTGACTAAATCTTTCCATGCATCAAAATCTAAATCGCTCGCAATAAGTGAATTTGGATTGATTGATTTGTTTACACATCTCCAGCAAATTACTGTCTCTGTATTTGAATCAACGTTGTAAACGATCGCAGAACACTCATTGCACGGCAAATTTTTATTCTCGCCAGATCGTTTTTGACCGGTAGCAATTTTCTTTGTCATAACTCTCTATAGTCGAATATTGGTTCATTATTTCCTTCGAAATTGAGATCGAGCAACTCCTTTAATTCTGTGCACTTTTCAAATTCCTCGCGGTCTATAAATAGTCCTAGCATTCTCCTGATTGCTAGGTTTGAATCCTTTATTTCGTTAAGCCTGATTTTGGTTTTCTTCCCTTTGAAATAGATAAGTGTGTTATAGGCTTCATTACAGTAATTAGCAAAATCCTCTTTGCTAGTTGATTCAGCATTTTGGTACCTGTGACTATGTGAGCTCCTGTTCATCTTTTTGTAATAGTGACAAAAATAAAAAAATTATTCCATACTATCGTCCAACCTCGATCTTAGGATCAAATTTTTACAAAGACCAGATTGCTTGAGATCCCTGTAAAGTGTCCTTCCGTGCGAGACAACCTCTATCTCTGTGAAAAAGTCATTTTTTAAATCCCTTACTTTTTCTCTGATTATGGTTGCTCTGTTGAAATTGATTTTCGACTTGATAGAGTAATAATTCTTCTTGTCGTCTGTTGTGCACAGGAATTTAACTATCATGGATTAACAATTTGAAAGTAGTTCTTTATAGACAAAGCTAATGCCGGTTTTATTATCTAAGCTAATAGAAATTAAAGAGTGCATATGATTTTGGTAATTTAGAATAGTCTAGAAGAAGATGCTTCGTCGCCGTTTGCAATTGGTGAATTTGCTTCGATTCTTAATTTATAAATCCAGCCTTGGAAAAGTAATTTTTCTCTAGAATCCATGGCGTTGTAAAAATTTAAAAAATTGCCTGAGGATTCTTTAAAGTCTTCGATTAATTGGTCCAATCCTCTTGGGATAAATGTAGCGGAATTCATTTTTTGTATTAAAGACCTTATGGTATTAATTTTAGTTATAGATACGATAACTAATTTTTGTTCCGATTAAATAAGAGTGCCGTCCTCGTCAAACTTGTATTCGTTTGCTATTATAGTTCCCTTTACCTCCTCATCCGATGTCAAATCATCATAGTATCTTTCTAAATTTCGATAAAGCTCTTTTGATTTGGCTCTAGCCCAATTAGTTACTTTTCCTTGTATTTCATTCTCAATAGCTTGTGACGGTATTTCGTCTTCTATAGATTCTGGAATATCTTCTATGGAAACTTTGCCCTCTATCGTATTCTCGTGAGAATGTCTATTGGAAGTTCTTACTATCTCAATATAGAAATTATCTGGAGTTAACTTCTCTCTGGTATCAAAACCAATATCAAGGAGATCTGCTCTCAGTCTGCTTCCCTCGTCTTCTGGATTTTCGTCGTTGCTCATATCGATCCATTCTGTATCCTTCATATCTAGTGCTTTAGCCATGAAAGTTTTAGCGTCGATGACGTTACCTGTGAAAGAGGCTCCGTCTCCTTGAGAATAAAATCCGCTATAGCTAATCTTAACGTTGTCCAATCCAAATTCTCCCATCTCGTTCTCGAAGTCCGTAGTAATTGGCTCGTCCCATCCAGATCGATCTGTGTTAATATCTCTCATAGCATCTAAAGCTTTCTCTTTCGCTTCATCTGAAAGTTCTTCGAATGAATATTCATCGTATCCGGTGTCATTCTGTTCTCTTAGAAATAAAACGAATGGTTTGATCCTTTTCATAGACTGTTTTGGTTTTGTCTATATATCAAAGAAAAAGGCAGCCTTGTGTGGACTGCCAGATTAGAAATTAATTAAGATTGAGCTTAATCCTCGATATAGATCATCGAGACAACCTCTGCGTGGTCGAACATCTCGTTGTCTTGAAATGCCGAATAAGCTCCGTCAGGATCTGCCATGGCAACCATTTGTAATACAGTCCCAACCACATCGTGGCCATATTCGTCTTTAGCTTGCTGGATTTTTTCTTCTTGACTCATTGACACAAATTTATTGCGTAATTACGTCGCAAAAAAATGTCTTAGTCCCTTTCAAGAACTTTAATCCCCCAGGTGGCATTAATAAGAATCATCGTTATCTCAGGATTGTGGACCTTTTTCTTCAAATACCTTTTTCCCCACTTCATCCACTCCTCCTCCTGCTTTCTTGTCATCAGGAAGTCGTTGAACCAGTTGTCCTTTCTTGTGACTATATCGCTGTATTTGACTTCATATCCCGAAATCTCAAACATTTTGTTTAATAAAACTTCCAATTCTTCTTGTCCTACCATTTTTTTAACTCCGGGTTATTTGATCACCGTGGGCTATTTATATCTGTCAGATCAGATAAATTTCGATTATGATTTCCTGGGAAAGGAAGACTTTGCAAATACGTGTCCTTCCTTGGTTCTTATCTCTATCTCAACAATGGGGAGAGATGAGTATTTCTGTTCTAGGATATAGGTCTTAATTTTCCAAAAAAGTTTTTCTATGTCTTGGAAATCGTTAACAAAAGGCCAATCATATCCAGATGGAGCAATAGAGGAAAGAGTATTCTTAAATCTGTTGTTACTGTTTAGCTCCTCTATAATCTTATCCTCTTTGATCGCTGAAGAAAATTCGAAATTGACAATAACATCGGTGTAGCCATCTTCATACACTGACGTCATTTCGAAAATCATCGGAACAGCATCCATGTCAGGGAATCCCAATTTGACCAAATCGTCCTGGAGAGTGTTCATGTGATAGTACTGATGTGACATCATATCTATCATATTAAATCAATTAAACCCAAATTTTCAATGCCTCCTAAGTTGATGTATCCCATCCCAACTTCTCTTGAATGAATAACTCTGGATTCGCTTTTTAAGTACACCAAAATATAATATGCATTTTGACCCGTGACAACAGCATCGAAAAGCTGATCCAAACGGTCCCATTTTCTATTCTTGCTAAAGTCAATTCCTCCGTGAATAACCGGACAGACTGCATCTATGAATTCTTTAGTGTTTACTGCATCCAGAATTGATTCGATGTTATCTACCGCTTCAAATTCAAAGGCTATCCCCGAAATTATTTTTTTATATACAGAAAACTTCACCACGCCAAATTCCATTTTTTCACGAATTGGCATCCCAATAGATTTTAAATCAGATAAAAGACTATCGAGATCTTCTTGTCCATGGTCTGGTTGTACACTCATATTCCATCACAAATGTAAGGATATGAACTGTTTAATAAAAATGAAATCTAAAAAAATAAAAAGCAAGACGCTTTTACTTGGTCTTTTTTCTGTCGTAGTATTCCCAGACTTCGTCAAGCTGTTTTGGGTCTTTTACCCAAGACTCCCACCAGCCTCCACCATCCTCTTCAACCAGAGTTCCGTCTTTTAGCTTTCTATATTCTTTCTCGTCAACGTCGATGACAAATGTTTTGGGCTCAAATGGGAATGATTTGATGTACTGTGATGAACCTATTTTGCCACCACCCCCATCTCCAGCCAAATCTTGTAGATCAACAGATCCTGAGGTGAATGTATAATTTTTACCCGGACTTCTAAATACGATTGCGTTTAGATAATAAGGTCTTCCTTTCTTCCCTTCTTTAAAGACAGAACTAAGTCTATTGTTTTGATAACTTTCTTTGTCACCAAATGTGGATAAGCTATACCATTCATCTTCTGTATTCTCAACTCCACCCAATGGTTCTTGCTTCAGAAGTTTTTCAATCACATTCAAGATCACAGAGGTTGTGAAGGGAGCAGATCCCCCGCTCTGTCCAGAGTCTGCAAATTTCTTCACCAATGCTTTCACCTCAGGCAAAAATTCTTTGATTATCGGAGTCCCACCCTTTTCCTCTTCTCTCTTAATTAGTCTATTCAATTCATAATCAGCCTTAGACACAGTGCCTTCGTTTATACTCGAAGAAACCCTTTCCATTCTAACACCTTCGTGTAGGAATTGAATAAGCATCTTGTGTATCTCAGTCTCCTGTTCGTTCAGGAAATCCTCAAATGTAGTAGCTATTTTCATAATCTATATATTACTTTCTCAGTTTATTGTAGTAGTCGGACATTTTTAGATAGAGCTTGTACAAAGGCTTCTGATTTACACCCTATTGATATGCTAGAATATACTGTCTTAATGGTAGAACTTTCCGATCTCTTTGTCGTAGCAGGCCAGCATCTGTTCTAGATAGCCTTTTCCGGAGTCCACGATCCCGTCATGAATTTCTCCAGCATATTCTGGATATTCTTTTCCGTTAATTTTAAACTTGGATTCGGAGTCTCCCCATCTTCTATCAAACTGGTAGGAGTACTCGATGAAGTCACCATTGTTTAGAGTCACATCCACCCAGTCGTGATCTGTTTCATCTGCTAGTGCTCCCTCCACTTTTACAATGTGTCTCTTGGGATCTATCTCAGACTTCCAATTTTCTGCATATTCCTCTTCCTTCTTCTGATGTCCCTGTCCGGACGAATCTTCTGGAAAGTAGAGTTTAAACACCAGTGGGCTGTAACCAACACTATGGAGATCACCCATGAGATCTTTGATCTCATCATCTGAATAATCTTCGTAGAGTTTGAGGTGCTTCATTTTTTTATTTACGTTTATTGTAGTAATTCGACATTTTGATGTAGAGCTTGTATAAAGGTTCCTGCTCTATTGAAGATGTATCCCATCTGTGATATGCTACCATCGCAGAAGGACACCTTGCGTGATCCTCTACCGAGTTCTCGAAGAGGTACCAGATCATGTCGTAGTAGTCCCCCTCCTTGTCTATCTCATACTCTTCTGGATTGGTGAAGTAATCGTATAGGGTCTCTGCATAGTCTTCAGCAGACATGCCACCACCAAATTGATTAACAAAATCAAGCATGTCTTTCTCCTCGTCAGTTAGCGTCAGACCCAGTCCCTGCATATCCTTCAGGAGATCCATCAGTTCTTTATCATCTCCTTTCTCGTTAATGAAAACCGGATATCCCCTTAAGTGCTTCATCACTTTCCCCATTTTTGAACGTAGAGATTGTTGCCCCAGTCTGCCCTCAATTTTTCGTACATAACATCCTGGATGTTTGTGTAATATGTCTCAAGAAGATTGATGCTCCTGTAGAATTCGTTGCCGTGAAAGCAGACAAGCATTGGTTCTTTTACTGAAGGTCTAAGCTCCAGATCTCTAAAGAATGTGAAGTGGATCAGGTCGCTGTCCGACACTCTGAGGTTGCTTGAGGACAAAAACAGATCACTGAGTGTTTTTGTGCCAGAAAATCTGGATCTCAACGACACTGGGATTGGACTGACCATGTCGTCATCCAACAGCATCTCGACCATCTGCTCTTCGTCTTTGCCAACCAAGATCCAGCAATCGAAAGATTCCTCGCCCTTGGAAATCGTTTGGATGAAGACTGACTGAAGATCATTGATGCCAATGTCCTTCAGATTCTGCATCAGATCTCTGACGTCAGAGTCTTCATATTCATACAAATGTTTCATCCATTATATATCAGACAAAGGGCATTTTTTCGCCCAATTTTCAACGGGCCCAGGCACCAGATTTTCGGATCTGATCAGCCTCTCAGAGACAAGACCAATTCTTCTATCTCCTTCTGAAACTTCTTGATCGTACTGGGACGAAAGCGATATTGCAGATACCCGACACCGAATCCAGAGTCACCGCAGGATCCAGCCAGGTAATACATTACATCCTTTCGTGAGCGAGGATCACTAAGGGACACTGCAGAAGTCCTGTGCAAATAGAAGCTCACGCGATACATGTTCTGCCAGACACTATTGTACACGAAGTTATGAGCAAGAGATCCTTGCTTTCCCGCAAGAGCTCCAATCGCACTAAGTCTCTCAACTGCCTCTGGTGTAAAGAACATGTAGTGTTTGCCATCTGGTTCTTTGTCCAGACTCCTGCCGTAGCCCCAGTCTACACCACGTCTGAACTCGAACTTTAGCCCAAGAGATGCAAGATCGTCAATCAAAGATTCGTCCATCAGATCCATACGTTGCTTAATGTGCATTTCACCAGCTGACCGAGGTGCAGATGCAGATTCCTAACTTCTTCTGGGTCTGAAACCCTCATTCTTAACGCATCCGGGCCAAAGGCAACAGCATAAGAGCAGATCAAGATGCACAAATCGTCATTAATGGGAACAAGGTAGAAGCTCACCTGCCTTTCGTCCAGCACAACATAATATCTAAAGACCAGAGACCCACCTAAACACATTTTGCCCTCTAGCGCATCCAATAACAGCAGTCTCTCCACCACTTTAGCGGAAAAGTGCATATCACTTCTGCCGTCTGGGATGGTGCCAAATTCAGCACCATAACCCCACTCCTTTCCGCAGCTGAACTCAGAACCGAATCCAATAGCTTCGAGATCGTCAATCAAAGATTCCATAGTGCAAATATAAGCACTGCATACGGCAAGAAAAAACGTTAAAGCGAAAGATTAGAAACCTCTGTCCAGCACTGCATCCACGTTGCTAAAAATGCTTTTGAGATCTTTGATAGCAAGCTTTGGGTTTGTCCAATCAATCTCAAGACAATAGTCCTCTCCTTTAATAGGGACAAGACCTGAATAAACCCTAGCTATCTTGAATCTGCTCATGTGCCTCTTCGCCGGCTCCTCCAGACATTCCTCAAACGTGTCACCACTCAATGGTTCAATCAAAGAATCCGAATGGTCTAAGATCCCGAGATTCTCGATAATCATCTCTGATGCATCAAATACGCTTTTGGCAACCACTGCATAAATTCCAGCCTTCATCTCAATCCCTTTGGTATACTCAGAATAGATCATCACCATCCATCCAGAATAGCTATCAAATCCCAAAGAAGAAAGATCTCCAATGAGACCATCCTCTAAAACGTAATCGCAGAATCTAAGAATGGACATGCACTATATATCATAGTCATGGCACAGTATCACCTCTATAGAGACAATGCGACACCTCTCATCAACAACAAGTCTGTATCTATGCAGACATCTGCCTACTGAGCATTCCCTACCAACGACAAAGAAGCAGTCTGTGTGGTAGTACTCAACCAGAGTCAGCTGCTCCAAACCGCTCATTCTGCGAAATCTCTTTCCCGCTCTACGGGAACTAACATCATACGACACCCAACGATCCCCAGGCTTCTCTACGATCCACATGACAGTGTCCGCACACATCCTTTCAAGATCGCCATGAGAAATGTGCTCGGTCATGCCAACTGGATCGAAGTTACAGGACTGTGCTCTTGCTACTCCACAGAGAGCAAACATGCAGAACAGGAAAATCCTAAACATCTGCTTTCCAATCAGAAATTGTCAAACCCCAGTTCATGCTAATCATTCCCATTTCAATAGATGCCTGTCTCTGATTCATCTTCAATTCCCGCTTCAGAAAATCGATGCCCCAAGCCTTCCACATCTCATTCTGCTCCAGTGTCATCTCCCATTCCTGGTACCATGCATCTTTTCTGCCAACAACATCTTTGTACCTGGTTGTGTGACCACCGATCTCAAACATCTTGTCTATAATGGCAGCAAAAGAATCGATCACCTTCTCCTCCTTGGTTCTCCTTCTGAATTCATTGACGCTGTACTCTCTATTTTCCATGATGATTATATGACTGGTGTAGAGATGTGTTCTCTCGATAGGATTGCACAACACAACTAACCTCTTAATAAAGCTCTTAATAAATCTCTTAATAAAACCCAGCCCAACTAACCTCTTAATAAAACTCAGCCCATAGGATATCACTTAATAAAACTCAGCCCAACTAACCTCTTAATAAAACTCAGCCCAAAAACGCAAGCGCCGGGCCTCCCCCATCAGATTCCCCCATACGCGAGGGCCCCCCGAATCTGGACCTCTGAGGGTCCCCTAATCTGGTCCCCTAAGCGAATCCGGCCCCTAGTATTCATAGGGCCCTTTATAGGGGACCCTCACCTATATGCAGGACCCCTGTTTTAACCCCCCTCCAGGGGGACTAAGGGGGCCAATGTACAAAAACCCCCGCAAAAGTCCCCTGTGGGATGCGTTGTTATAGGGAGGAAGTGGTGGGGATTTCCCTAGAGTTGCAGGGATTAAAGAGGAGACCCCCCGGGGAGTTTTATAGGCCTCCTCGGAGGTCTTGTGGGGCCTAGGGTAGCCCCGGGGTTAAGAGGCCTAGCCGCACAAAAAACCAAGGCCTCGTTAGGCCTTGGCGATCTCCTAATGGCAGTTGGAAGATCTGGTGATGGTTTTTAAAATCCCATTTCCTTCAGGGCCTGGTGGTGCCTTCCAGTAATGTATCCAGCAAGGATCAGTCTCTTCTCGTAGGTTGAGAGTGGCACATCGGTACCTAGATCCTCTTCCTGTATCCCCCTGGCTATGTCTTCCAGGGCTTCGCTGACTGTGGAGCTATTCCCCCAGTGCTCCTGGACTATGTCTCTGGTCTGGACGAAGATCTCGTTGGGTAGTCCGAGTCCTTCTGTGATCGTTACGTCCTTTTCCATATTACAAATGTAGTGTGAGACTCCGTTTTGAAAAAATGGGAATGCGATTATTTTCCGAATGGGTTGACTAGGGCTGCCAACTGTTCGATCGGATTCTTTGGATCCAGTGTCTGTCCGGTTGGATCTGTGTAGATGACTTGTCCGCCTGAGGCAAGTTCGAAGTACATCTTAACCTGTGTTGGTCCACGTCTGTTCTTGGTGAAGTGCAGGAAGGAAGCACCTGGTAAGTCTTCGTCGAACCTGATCTCCAACATCCCGGTGGTGTTGTGCTTGAGTCGGTTTGAGCCCAAGAAGACTCCTCCCTTAGTCACCTGTTGGATACAGAGGAAGGTGGTGTTTTTCCCCTGGTCGTTCTCCCCAAGGTTGTTCTTGAGCATCTGATCGATGAGCCATTTCTCTGCTGATGAGCTTGTCACCTTGTTTGACTCCTTGACTGAATCCTGTACCTCGACGAATGAGTCGATTAATACGAGATCGTAACCTTTTGACAGAGCCTCCTCGATAACGAGCTTTGGGCTGTCGTCGCAGTACTCACCAAGGAAGAGAGTGTCTACGTGTCCAAACTTGGGGAACCTCTGTACGTATTTGAAGAGATCTATCCTGGTCATCTCTGCTGAGATGAACAGACACTGGTAGCCAAGACTGACCAGGTCTGAGACGATGTCGAGGGTGACTGTCGATTTGCCCACCCCTGGATCTCCGATGACGAGGTAGTTCGTTGCCTTGTTGATACCTCCCTCCAGAGAGAACAGGAAGTCTATCTCCCTGCCTGTTGACATTGGCACGAACAGGTCCTGGTCGAATTCCTGGTTGCGCATCTGGATGATGTCGATCGGCTTTTGCCTGACTGGACCGACAGGAAGTGGCTGGTCTGGCGGTAGGCCTGCTTCGATGCGCTTCTTCTGCGCAGACTTTTTTACAGCCTCTGCTATCTTTGCCCTAGCCTCTGGTGACATTGGCTTGCGTATGCCGGTGGATGTTTTTCTTGCCATTCTCTTTGTTGTTGATGCTGTAAATGTAATGTCTGTGTGCGTGATGAAAAAATGGGAAGCTTGGTTATAAGAGACCAAGCTTCTTCTTTTGTGCGAGATTGTCTGTGCCGAAGACGTAGGCGTGGCAGTCGTCTCCTAGCCCTCTGTCGATTGACTGGGGATTGCTAAGCGGTAAAGAGCACCGGCAGCATTTGCCTTCGTGGAGCAGAGACACCTTGCGATCCCTGAGGAGCTGAGGGTTCTTGATAGCCTCCATGATGAAGAGCATTGTTTTCTGCATCTGTGTGTCGTGGAGGATTGCTTCGTTGGGACGGAAGGTGAGAGTGTTCTGGTAGATGATGCCGGCGTAGCGGAATCCCTGGTCGCTGTCTCCGAGGAGGGAGATGTTGACGAAGAAGTAGGGAAGCTTGATCTTGCGATCTGCCTTGTCCCTTGCTTGGATTACCTTCACGGTCATGTGGGTGTTTCTCTCGGTGTTGTGGAAAGTGAGGAGTGCACGTCCAGCGAAGAAAAGCTGGGGAAGGTGGAGTGGGTTAACGTTTGAGCGTATCATGTTGTTGTTGTTTGATACTGTAAATATAGATCTAGGCCTCGAGCAGAAAAAATGCGAGGCCTAATTTTTTTAGATTTTTTTTTAGGTCGAGGTGTACACCACTGTGAACAGAGTAAGGCTAAGACCAGAGCAGAGGATTGTACTTAGAGACCTATGCAGTCTAGGTCTCCGAGTAGGCCTCCCATTTCCTCCCCGTAATACTCTTTGACAGGCTGGAGTTTGTCGTTGGGAATATCCATGGAGTAGACACTCTCTCGGAAGACCTTCCTGCCCTCGAAGTCTGCGTACTCCCTGATGTTGTCTCCTGGTCGACCTCCGACCTGGTCTTTGTCCGTGTGGATTTTGCATCTTGGGTTTCTTGGTTCCACCCTTACGTACTTCGCTCCCTTCCAGACGATCCTGAAGACGTCACCGTCTTCGTAGCGTGGTCTGAACCTGCTTTCAGCGATGAGAACTAGGTCTCCGACTTTGTAGCTGATCTTCTCCTTCTTCATCTGAGGTGTGAACCTGATGGAGCTTGGGTTTATCTTGAGTCTTACCTTGTCGTCTCCTGGAACGTAGCACTCTACCATCCCAAACCTCTTCTTCTCCACTACTACCTGTGCCCCGTGGTATTTCCATCCCTGTGAGTCGATCTGGATCTTTTCCCCGATCTTTGCCCTCTTGTAGTTGGTCTCCCTGATGAGTGTCACCTTGGAAGTCACGAACTCGTAGAAACACCATTTCCTGTTGAAAGACTCTATGTCCTGGAGGATCTCATTTAAGATCTCTTCGTTGTAGGAGAAGTGGTCTCTGACTGTGATGATTGCGCTTGCCTTGTCCATGGTTGTTGTTTGATACTGTAAATGTAGAATAAAACTGCGCGGCAAAAAAATGAGGCTTAGAAAATTCTAAGCCTCGGAGTCAACAACAACTCATGATTTTTTTTACTTCTGTGTGGGTCGAAATGCACCTAGTTCCGTGTTGTACTCGATCCCGAATTTTTCGAGCCTTGGGTAGATGTAACCCTTTAGCGGGTTTGCTGGATCTTCCTTTAGGCAGAGGTTCGCATCTTCTATCACATCTCCAGTTTCTTTGTTTTTGATGACAGTCTCCTTTTCAAACCAATCTTTAACTCCTTTTGCTGTTTCTAAAACCACTGCATGGATTAATTCCTTAACCTCTTCTTCTGTGTAAGTTTTCATTCTTGTATATATCAGTGTGCTTGTAGTCAGGACAGGATTCGGTTAATCTGGATCTGGACCTGCGTCCTCGATTGATATGTAGAATATTTCCTCTTTTACTCCTTCTCTATATAGGCCACCTCCTACGGAAGCCTCGGTTACCCTTGCATCCCATGTCTGAAGGAATTCACCGAAGTGTCCTCTGCCCCCGACTTTCATATCTGGATCAAGCCCCTCCAATTTTTCTTTGAGCTCTTTAACTGTCATATTTAGATGTATTATTTGTAGTCAGGACAGGATTCGAACCTGTATGATATTATAACTTTGCGACTCCTCATGCTACTTGAGGCGCTCTAATAATATCTCACTTGCGTCTACCATTCCGCCACCTGACTATTTTGTTTATTTTACAATTTTAACATATCTTGTTTCAAACCAATGTGGTTCATTTCTATGCACATAAAAACTATAAAGAAGTAATGATGTAAACATAATCATTATGCCAACAACTTTTAATGTATCTTTTGTATCTTTTTTCATAACTTTATTTTTTGTAGTCAGGACAGGATTCGAACCTGCATACGGCAACTCCTGTTACGGACCCGCTCACCGTTGAGCTACCTGACTATTTCTTTTGTTTGATACTGTAAATATAGAAAACCACTACGTTTCAAAAAAATGAGGCTGAGATTTCTCTCAGCCCCGGAGTCAACAACAACTCATGATTTTTGGTAGTCAGGACAGGATTTGAACCTGTAGTGTAAGTGTTAAGGCTCCGATTGCGGTGAGAAATTCCCACTTACTATAACTCCCTAATAGCGTCTATCCAATTCCGCCACCTGACTATTTTATTTAGATGTATTTACTAATATCTTCTTTAGCAATTTCAGTTATCGAATCATCCATAATTTCTTTATTGTCATGCCCAATTACTATAACGGAATAATATTTACCGTCCAATTCATATACCTGATATGCTGAATCTTTAACCCATTCACCTTCTCCGATGAATTTCGCTTTATCTAAATCTATCATAATTATATTTTTAGTAGTCAGGACAGGATTCGAACCTGTAGTTTAGCAGACTTCCGTTTAAAAGTTACCGCATGCGTCTAACCAATTCCGCCACCTGACTATTTTGTTTTACCTTTTTAATTTATCAACTTCTTTTTTAAGGAGGTAAATTGCATAAAAAGAAAATACATTCATCACTAAACTCACGATTATAAGGTCTCCCATAGTTTTTTAATTTTAGTAGTCAGGACAGGATTCGAACCTGTAATTTAGCAGCAATTCCAATTAAAATCCACCGCATGCGTCTAACCAATTCCGCCACTTGACTAGGTAGAGCAAGATTTTGTTTTAATTCAGACTTGCTCACCGATAACTGAATTTGCAGTCAGGACAGGATTCGAACCTGTTAGTGAATATAGAGGATGTAGTTTTCGTACTGGTTCTACAACATGATACTCCATTTAAGCGTCTACCAATTCCGCCACCTGACTGTGTTTTGCTGACTAATAAGGATTCGAACCTTAATCCTGCGTCCCCTTTCGTATTACTACTCCGTTCTGCTGTGCGCCTTTACACCATAGTCAATCGAGAGTTTCGAACCTCTCAGCCTTAGGGTAATTAATCCTAAGGTTTGTAGCCAGGACAGGATTTGAACCTGTAAGTACCGACTGGGCTTATTTCTGTTTTAAATGCATCGCCTGTCCAGTGCGTCTACCAATTTCGCCACCTGACTATTTCTTTTGTTTGATACTGTAAATGTAAGAACTAAGAACGTAGATAAAAAATGAGAATCTAATTTTTGTAGTCAGGACAGGATTCGAACCTGTTTCTCAGATTAACCAGACACCTACTTTCAAAGTTAGCTACTCTTTGTCGTTAGGACTGAGAACCGTCTACTGTTGCGTTTACCATTCCGCCACCTGACTATTTAAAAAAGCCGCCCAACCCCTCACGTCCTTTTACTCTTGGGGTTAAAGGTCTTGCGGACCACCATTACGGATTTATCGTACTAGGATGACGCACAGTACATAAATCTTGCTCCTCTCTGAGGCGGCTTTTTAATTTCTTATTATGTCAAAGATCATTGTTGATAGAATATATGGGATTAGCCCATATTCTCCAGCTTTTTTCTAAAATGAATTTGGTAATCCATAGCCAACCCAATAGCATTCTCTTCCTCAAACTCCACCTCATAGTTTTCCTCGAAGTTACCAATCAAAGATAACAGATATTCGAGATCCCCAGCTTCTTCTAGAGTTAGGTTATGAGCATCGATCCATTTAAAAACCTTTTCTTTCATACTTAGATGTATTATTTGTAGTCAGGACAGGAACGATCCATGCATCTTTTGTTTGTGTTCTTTTTAGTCGGACTGTACACATCCTAACAAACAAACGCTCTTACCATTTGAGCTACCTGACTATTTCTTTTGTTTTGATACTGTAAATATAAGAACTAAGAACGTAGATAAAAAATGAGAATCTAATTTTTATTTGTAGTCAGGACAGGATTCGAACCTGCAATCATGTATGTGTGACCCTACAAGCTGACCCAGTTTTCATCCATCATAGAGTCACTACTCTTTTTCGGATTTGGTCCGGGGCGTCTACCAATTCCGCCACCTGACTATAGTGTTATCTACTAACTTACCCCTGGACCTAAAAAATTCTCTCCATCTATCCAAAGCAGCCTCGAAGTTTTTAATCTCGTACGAGGAATATCCGACAAATCCCGCGCCATCTTCATATCCGGATGCGAAGTCATGAACTCCACTCCAATCCTCTCCATTTGACGTTTCCATCTCATCTACAAATGCATCATAGTCGTCGTCCATCCACTCTATGAATTCATCCACACTATTAAATGATGTATTCAAAGAGTAGTCTATTCCTTCCAGCTCGCTGTATAGATTAAATTTTATCACGGTTTATCTACTTTTCATTTTGTCTGAATCTTGTACTTAACGATAGAACCACACAGACGAAAATAATTGGTATTGTTGTGATGTATCCAGTAAAAAAGGCTAATACAAAAAAAAGCCATGCATTTTCCCACTGTTTTTTATCTTTAGTAATCCAAGCACCAATTGTAAAAAGGATTGATAATAAGATCCCCAAAATCCAGCTTGTCAAAAGTAAAATTTCCATTATTTTCATATTTCCTTTATTTGATACCTTAAATGTAAGCATTCGGGCCGTAGATAAAAAATGAGAATCTAATTTTTGTAGCCAGGACAGGATTCGAACCTATACTCGGTGGAACATTCTAGACTGCCAATTCCGATGCCAACTTTACCTGACTATGTTGCTCGTACTTTCCGAGCTGTCAACCAGTGTTCATGTAAAATGCTCTTGGGTTTCGTAGTCAGGACAGGATTCGAACCTGTATGATAAGTTGTAAATGGTTTTAAGTGACAACATACTAACTTATCTATTCACTTCTAGCGTCTACCATTCCGCCACCTGACTAATTAATTTATTCCAGTACGTCAAAGATCGTTGTTGATAGAATACACGGTCTCGATTAAGATTCCGTATGATTATCTTTTCTTATTTTTTCAATTTGGATACCAATAGCAAACAAAAAGATTGTTGAAAGCGTTGCACATAGGGGATAGAGGAAAAATGTTAAAAAGTTTTGCATATTTTTTATTTTTTAGTAGTCAGGACAGGATTCGAACCTGTTACAATAGCTTCAATTGGTTTCCCATCTTTTGCAGGTTTTTACACTATCTCAGATTTTCGCCCTACCATAGTTTATTATACCGCTATTGCACTTCCGATGCCTGACTATTTCTTTTGTTTTGATACTGTAAACATAAGAACTAAGAACGTAGAGAAAAAATGAGAATCCCAATTTATTTTTTAGAGGCTTTGACGATTTCGATCATCTTTCTGAGACAAGCAAGTTCTGCTTCTTCGTAAGATTCAATTCTATTACGACAAACTAATGTCTCCCCATTAGATTCTATTTCGTATCGAAAATGCTTATTGGTAACGGTATCAACACATTTAACGTTTGAATGAAATTTATGATTCTCTCTAAAGAATCTAAATGCTTGTGAGTAGGTTGGCGCGGAAACAAACAACTGATTATACTGACTCAGTTTACTGTTAGCATCACCATTGTCAGTATCAAGTCCCAATACCAATTTCCCGTTTGCATAAAACTTTAAGCAAGGTTCATCAAATCCAATTTCTTTTAACTCTAAAGCTTCTGTGCGGGGTGTAAAATCTTTTTCTATCATTTGTTCTCCTATTGGTTTGATACCATAAATGTAAGATCAAGAAACGTAGAGAAAAAACGAGAATCCCAATTTATTTTTTAGAGGCTTTGACTATTTCGATCATCTTTCTAAGGCAGGCGAGTTCTGCTTCTTCGTAATCTTTATGATTACCTATTATTGAAATACTATGTTTTTCTTGATGGATTCGACTTTCATATAAATCCGAAAATCCCTGCTCGCATACTAATGGAATAATGCAACATTTTAACTTATACTTCTCTCTAAAGAATCTAAATGCTTGATAATAGGTTGGAGCATCTCCATTTTCATCATATGCACTTTTTCTGACATATCCATCCTTTGTGGCATAAACACCAAAACAAGGTTCGTCAAATCCAAGTTGCTTTAGATCTAAAGCTTCTCCGTATGGTGTAAAGTCTTTTTCTATCATGTCTCTGGTTGGGATTAATTATGATATGATCATTCTAGCCATAAGTGCTAAGATACCAGCCAAGGCTGCTCCGGCAATCATGCCTAGTAAAAAAATGTCTCTGTTGTTTAGGTTTTTCATGGATTTGAGATTTCTTGGTTCGTGTAAATATAAGGTCCCAACCTCGAGGCCCTAATTAAATTTTTCCCTCCTCTGCGATTCTTTGAACCTCTGTGTCCTGGACGATGATGGAAACTCCTCCTTTGGAAACTCCAATCTTGGGAAGGATGTGGCTGAATGTTCCGGGTACAGAGAACTTCTCTTTGATGAATTCCGAAACCTTAATCAGCTGGTCTGCATTGAGATAGACTTTAAAGGAGATCTTCATCCATCCTCCGCCGGCTACACCTTCGTCGTCAGAATAGAATGGAATTCCTGTCTCTGCTTTTTCGAAGCTATTATGTAATCTCTTTAATAGATCCTCTCTTACATTTGGATCCATTAGCTGGTCTTGTTTTTCTTTTTGATTCATGTGTGTTTTGTGTTTTGATACTGTAAATGTAAGACCTTGATGCGTAGAGAAAAAATGAGAAATACTGGTCCGATCAATCCTTGTCGTTCCAGTATTCGCTGTCATCCTCGTCTTCATACCAAGTCACTCCGTCATACACAGCATCACCAAACTTATCCACCGCGGTGTATTCGTCGTTCTCCCTCACGTACATCCTGTACCCCTCCGATGTGTACCTACCCTTAAACACACCATACTCATTCTCATCCTCCACTTTCCAATTCTCCCTTCTGAAATTGTTGGCTGCTACACGCTTTGGGTTGTAACCAGGCTTTGATTTTTCTCTGAGAGAAGCTGCGCACCGTTTGGAGCATGTTAAGCCCCAGCCTCTTTTTAGGTTGCGGTTGTCAGCCTGATATTGCGTGTTGCAATTGTTGCATGCTCTTGCCGTTGTGCTCATAGGACTGTAATTGTTTGCCTTTTAGTTTGTTTGATACCATAAATATAAGGCCTCTGTACGCAGAGAAAAAACTAAAATCTAAATTTATCGAGCCTCTTTGGCAAGCTCAATTAGTTTTCTAAGACAAGCAAGTTCCGCTTCTTCGTAGGTACCATTCATGGAACTTGTTACTTTTCGACTATCTGTCTTTTCATCGTATATGAGAAAAGAATATTCCTGTGTACCAATCTCGATTAAACCTACTAAGCCAAACTTCTCTCTAAACCATCTGAATGCTTGTTGGTAAAGTGGTGCTAGTATAAAAAACTCACTTCTATCAACACCGTTACTAATGATGTATTTTTCAGTATGAGCAATTAATAGATAATCATCATTGTTATTATACCTTCCAAAACAAGGTTCGTCAAATCCAATTTCCTTTAACTCTAAAGCTTCTTGGTATTCTGTAAAGTCTTTCATTTGTCAATATGTTTTCTTAGATGCTTTATCCTGCTCGTGATGGTGGGAATTCTTTCTTTCCTCTCCCCATCTATAACTACCCATCTCCCCTGCCAATAGACGTACCTGCCGCCATCTTTTGTTGCTGGATCAAGATTCACAGAACAAAATAATTGACCATCTTTTGGGTTCCTCGGGAATTTTACCATTATGTGGTTAATCTATTGATCCTGGCGATTCTGACCATGATTTTCTTCTCTCTTGGTGTTGACCTGTAGTTGTCCTTGACAATGTCGTACGCCTCCTGTGTGAATGGCTTTCGTAAAAATATATACGTCAGCCAGACTTTGAAGATTGAGATGTTGTATTTTAGAAACCTTTTCATTATTTTACCTTTCAAAGATCATTCCAAAGTTCTTCTGACTGATCTTGACCTCTGCACCCAAGCCGGTGACTGTTGCCAATGTAACAGCTTTCTCCATGAATTCTGCTATCTCCTCTTCGTCAGGGTTGTTGAAGTGTCGCTTAGCAGCGTCCAGAAATGCTTCCTTTTTGGTTTCGCCCTGGCCTTTAACTAAGCATGGTCCGAATGTGGATGCTCTGCTTTCGTCGTAGTAGTAGAAGATGTATTGTTTCATGGTCTTGTTGTTTGATACCTTAAATATAAGATCAACAAACGTAGAGAAAAAAAGAAATTCTAATTTTTTTTAGATGTAAATCTGTCCTGCCTGTGCAACTCTGACTGCGTACTTCATTGCCTTCTCTTCCATCTCCTTCATCTTCTCGTCTGTTTCGCTTTCCTTCTGCTCGTGCCTATAAGCGGGTCTTTCGTCCTCTGTTAGAATGTTGAGAATGTAAACCTCAGGAAAAACCCATCCCCCGTTTATGTCTGGCCTTTGAACTCTAGCTCTTTCGAGGAATTGGTATTTCTTGCCGAACGAAGGTGTGTAGAAATAGGTTCTGACCTGATTGGTAGCCCTCTCATATAGCAGTACAATCTTTTTGTCATTGTACATACACCAGCCCAGAACTTCATAATAAAAATCTGTTTTCAAAAATGCATCGATAGGAGCAGGTAGACTCTGATTGATGATCGATTTGGTGATTTTGGTTTTCTTTAGTAGGATTTCCATATCTTGTTGTTTGATACCTTAAATATAAGGCCTCGGCTCGTAGGTAAAAAACGAAAATCTAATTTTATGGTATGGTGTCTTATTCTCGAAAGGCTATCAGATTTTTACAGTGCACCTTGAGAATCATCAGTTCCCTCCAACATGTCGAGGATGTTATCGATCTCTGACTTTAGTTCTGGACTGGTGATCTGTGATTTTAGTCTAACCAGCTTTTTGATGATTAGCTTGTCTCTTCGAAAATCCTTTGTGAATTTAAGTTCCAACCCGAAAGAGGATTTTCCTAGCTCCTCTCCTCTCCTCTCCTCATATCCTTGTCTGAATAGATTTCGTTTAATGTTCTTTCCTCGAAGGTTTCGATGTGCTTTTTCATTTGGTGGTTTTATTTTATATATTTACACCGGACTAACATGTCCTTGTGATCTTCCTTTGTTCCGATAAAATAAAACTTGTCGTGCTTCCGATCTACCCGATGGAGAAGTTTATTCGATCCACAATTTCCAAAGATCGGAAGAAGATAATTGTATTGCTGATTTGTTATCGGGAATGAATAGCACATAGTCTTTTTTACTGGTTGTTGTTTGATACCTTAAATATAAGATCAACAAACGTAGAGAAAAAAAGAAATTCTAATTTTTTAGATGCTGATTTCTGCTAAGACTAGCTTTTCGTCTAGTACGATTAATTCGTCTAAGTCCTCGCAGTAGATCTCATCTCCTGTCTCGTAGGCTTCTTCGATCATGTAGATCTTGACCTTCTCCGACCTGAAGATCGTTGCGTCTCCTATGTCTGTGAAGAGACATGCAGATCCCTCCATGTCCATTCCATAGTAGAGATGCTGTCCGAGGTGTGTGTACTGGTAGACGTACTTCTTGCCGGGCTCGGCCTCCTGTGAAGACTTTAGAATTTTCATATCTTATCTTTCTGTTTGATAGCTTGAATATAAGAATTCCGTGCGTTACTAAAAAACGAAACCGCCTACTTCTGGACCTTCCCGAGGATCATCCCAAAGAGGAAAGCCTGAATCGCCTGACTATCTGTGGATGAGAACAACAATTGGTCCTTCATAAAAACCTCGTTGCCAATTACTCTTATGTCTGGGAATACACCTTTCGCCAGGTCTACCACGTATTCCATACCCTCTTTCTCGTTGAGTTTAATACCTACCATGTCCTTATTTCTTTAATTTTTTCAATATTTCAGTGAATGTTGGAGCGGAGATTTCCTCTTTTGAGTCAATGATGTAAAGCTCTGCCCGATCATTGTGCCCTGATTTTGGAGTAGCCCAGAGAATCACATTTTTCCATTCCCTTCCGCAGATGCTGATGGAGTCGTACAGTTGTCCGCTCGCTGGGCAGTTGTTCTTGAAGAACACGTAAACCTCGTCGGGATTAAGGTTGAAGTGTTTGACGAGTTTCTTTGCCATGCCCTTGAGCTTTTTTGCCCTGTTATCCAAAGAGCTGTCTTTGCAGAACCAGTCGTAGAAATCGTTGCAGTGTGGGTAGAGTGCGTACTCTCCTTTTTCCCAGGCTGCCACCTGTTGTGTGAATGTTGTATTTTCCATGTCTTGTTGTTTGATACTGTAAATATAATTTAGTAAAACGGAACAAAAAAATGAGGCTTAGAAAAAAATTCTAAGCCTCGAGTCAACAACAACTCATGATTTTTATTTTAATCCAGTACCTCCCACCGGTCTTCTTCCGGGATGAGGGTAAGGGTCCTGCCGTCGTCCCATTTCATTCTGAATCCTACTGGATCCACCCCGACGATTGTTCCCTCCGTTCCCACTGGTATTGGTTCTGTGTCCTCCATGTGGATGAGTCTTACTCTCTTGCCGATCAGTGGATGTACTGTTTCAGTTCTGAAGAAGTTCATTGTCTTGGTGTTTGGTACTTCAAATATATCTTCGATCCACGCCGATAAAAAACGGGATTATGAAATTTTTTCTAAGTCACGGACCAACTGGATATCTTCTGTCTGGCCAACCGACGCTAGATATCTTTGGATGATGTCGCGGTCACGCTCTTGGATTTTTTCGTCCATCATCCGGCAAAGTGCTTGGAAATATGTCTTACCTGCTTTGAGGTAGTCGATAACACATTGGCTTGCCTTGTTGGACAGGGTGTTGCTTGGTTGACATCTAACTCCCGCCTCATGCTTGAAAAAATTGACCTTGGCAAGTTTTCCTTGGTCTTTAACACGGAAACCTGTAATCCGTGCAACTTCACCGATGTGACGTGTGGTGGTTCGGGAGAATTTCCCAACCTCTATAATTTCATTTCCTACGATGTCAGCCACGTGGGTGTCGTAGGAGAAAACGCTTTTCCCGTTGATGAAAAGGTTTGCCTTGATTTTAATGAATGGTGATTGCATGTTGTTGTTGTTTGATACTGTAAATATAGGCCTAAGCCTCGGGATAAAAAAATGGGAACACAAAAAAAGCCAGGAGGTAGAATTGGAACCTCCTGGCTCATGATTTTTGGCCCTGGCTGATTCTCTTATCCCAACACCTTTTAGATGTCGTGGACGTTGGCATAGGCGGAGTTGGCCCACTCGAAGTAGAGTCCGTGCTTCTCGAGGATCTGGTTGAGTTTGTTTGAACCTGCCATGAGATCCATTGACCAGTAGTCCAGCCACTCGCTGGCTTCTGATTGCTCGGCGTCGATCCAAAAGTGACCACGTTCATCACCGTCCCAGATCTTAACCGGGCAGCCAGCTTGCTGTAGTTCTACAAATGCGGTGGCTGCGTGTGGTTCCATTCCTTCTGCGATGAGTTCTGAATATCTGTACATAGTATTGTTGTTTGACTTAGCAAATGTACATCCCCAGTCCGAGAATAAAAAATGAAACTTAGAAAAAAGAATTCGCTTAGCGAATCCCTAGTACTTATCAAACAACGACGCGTGAGGGGTCCCCACTATCTTTGGGCTCCCTTGCCCCTAGCCCAATTTCGGCTGAGCTCTTTTTTCTTATCCTTGACGATTTTGGTCTTGAACCTGCCGTCATAGAATCCCTGCTCCTTTGCCGATTCTCTCTCCCTTGCCTGTGATTGCTTTAGTGTGTTCATTTTATCTCAGTTCTGCTGTGAAATTGCATTCTCCGTTTTCGCCTACACAATGTTCGATTTTCAAACCAAGAATAAGTCTTGCATATTGAGTAAGTAATTTCCCTACCTTATCTACCGGAATTTGCAATTCTTTTGCAATTTCCTCTTCATCGTAACTGCTTTTGGCTTGGAAAAAATTATCCAATGGCTCCTGATATTCGCCGAGATGTTTCAAGCAGGTAGCAATTCCGTTTTGAATGTCTTCGAAGTCATCTTGGTCAAACTGGAATAAGATCCCTACCGCTTCGTCATCATCTTCTACCACTTCACCATCATAGCCGACGTAGTCGTGCACTCCGCCAAAAAATTCTGCATCATCTGATCCTTGAACTACGTTCCAGAAATTCCCTTCTATGTCTCCGTAATATGATCGTCCCATGTCTTTTATTTTTGTTTGATAATCCAAATATAAGAACTGGAACTGCTAAGAAAAAATGAAACTTAGTAATTTAGAGATTTCCTAAAATCTCATCTACTATCTCATCCTCGTCTATTTCGATGTTGTCGTCGTCGAATTTCGCGGTGGCAGAAACACTAAGAACTCCCTCTCCTCTATCTCTCCCTTCTATGTCTATCTCCACTGAGTTGTAGAAATCTGCATTTTCTATAAACCTTTCTGCTAAAGCATTGAAATCTGTTTTGTCGAAAGCTGACTCAACCTCGTCCAGGTAGTAGAGAATTTCGTCTTCTTCTATGCCGGCATCTTTGTCTACTTTTAGCACGAGCAACGATTCCTTGATTTTATCCCAGGCTTCACTTGTGTCAAATTCACCCTTGTAGGATCCTGTGAATGAAGCTATTACCTCGTTTCTATACTCGTTGTAACGAAAATCAAACTCGTTTTCGTTGATGATTTCTCCGCTAAAAAGATCAGCCCATTTCAAAGAATCCAAAACAGAATGGATCTGCTCTTTAGTCCAGGTTCTTTCATTAGCTCCTAGATCCTCTAGATCCTTCATGAGCCTGAATTCGTCGTTGGATTCAAGAAATTTGTCGAAAGGTTTTATGTTCATGGCATGCAAGATTTTCATATATATCAATCCAAAATAGTCACGCTTTGTTGTGGGTTCAAAAAAAAGTCTGACCGTGGTCAGACTTAGGTCAAATCAACAACTTCTTTAACTTAAGCAATCTGTTAAGCCGGCGTCAGCATCTTCCTAGAAGACTCGATGAAGTTCTGATAGGCAGCTTCACCCATATCGTCTTTTAGCTGACGGATTAGTACTTGCAGGAGAAGTGACTTTTCCCACTTTTCTAATGCATCCTTGGATTCCTTAATCTCTTTGTTGACAGTAAGGATCCGATTCCAGAGATAACTTTGGTTTTTTGACATAAGCTGTAAAGTTTGTTTACTCCGTAAATGTAACCTATACCCTCGAGGTAAAAAAATAAATGTCCACTTTTTTGACCTTTTGTTTAACCTTTGTGGCAAAACGTTAAACATAGTCGGGGACTTTTGAACAATATTGTTCAAAAAGAAAGCCTGATCTTCCGACCAGGCCTTCTACCTAACAACAATATTTTTCGTGGTTATCTGAGGATTTCCAATCCTTAGTCTTCTAAATTGTTTAGAGCTTCCGCAATTTCATTTAGTGCTTCTTCGGTGTCGATCCCCGATTTTCCACCGATGTGCCACTCGACGATTTCATCTTCTTCCAATGAATGGTAGCTTTTCCAGTCGTAGACTGTGAAGAATTTCTCATTCTCCGTTTCCATCACCCATTGGAAATTGGTTTTGTCCCGGCCGTCGTTTACTTTATATCTTGGCTCGCCTAAAATCTTGCGGAGGTCTGCTACTGAAGCATTGAATACTGTTCCGTGGAATGAGGTTATTACTTGTTTATTTGCTGGTTTCATTTTATTATTTTTTGATATTGTAAATGTACTAAGATTTTTCGAAAGGAAAAAAAGAAACCACAAAAAAAAGAGTGACCGAAGCCACTCTTTTTTTACTAACTAAAACTAAATTTTTTTTTACATTACCTCGCTAACGAGTTTGCTGGTGGTGTAGAAAGTCCGGGTTGATCCGTCTTTGCGAACACGTACCAATTGGTCTCCTTCAGAATCTGTAGCCTGAAGGAAATCCAAGATCACTTCTGCACCTGGACGCATTCGTGATACTTTTTCGGGCTCGATGGTTTTCTTAGAGAATACCGAGAGGTGAGTCTTGGTCGTGACTTTAAGGGTCTTCTTGCTCAATTGAGCTGTCTCTGTAGTGGATACTTCTTCCTTTTTCATAAATCTTCCTGTTTTTGGGTTTCTGATTGGTGTGTTCATGGTTGAATCACTTTACAAATTTAAACTTAGGTTTCGAATAAAAAAAATTTTGTCTCAAAAAAGTCCGAGATATCACCCTTTGGTGGTTATCCCCATTTGGTTTAACATGTCCTCCATGGCTTCGGGCATTTCGGCGTGTTCACGCTCTTTTTCCCTCTTTGATTCCATCAACTCGTTGAAGGCAACCATAGTGATTGAGAATTCTGCACCATCCCCGTTTTGGATAGCAGCCAAGGCTGTTAGAGTTGCGTGTCCTACGAGTGCCATTTCCATGTCACCCTTTGCGGTTCCCATTGACACCATCGCTTTTGCGTTGTGTGTCATGGCTTCGAAAATTTCTTTTTTAGTCATATTGTTGTTGTTTGACTTAGTAAAAGTACTTAAGTTGTCCGCTTGAAAAAAACGAAACAAAAAAAGAGTGGAAACTTTTCCACTCTTTTTTAAGCAGGATTGTATTAAACCCGTGCGCCGCAGTCTGAACATTTGCTCAATGAAATTCCCGATTCGTGTCTTACCGCCACGTAGGTTCTTTCGTGGCGACAGGGTTCCTCCTTCTTGGGAGCGAACATCTGACGCCCGATCTCGATGAAATTGTTGTAAGCCTCCTCGCCCATGGATTCCTTTAACTTCTTGACGTGGGCATTGTGCTCCTTTGCCTTTTCAAAGGCTTTCAAGAATTTACCTTCAGCTTGAAGCTGAATTACCTCCATATTGGTGTCCAACACCTTGCGGAAGATTTCTGATTGTTTTTCTGTCATCATGGTCTTGTTGTTTGATGCTATAAAATTAGAAAAATTCCACGTTTAGAAAAAACTGAACCGCACAAAAAACCCCAGAATTTTCTGGGGTTCCTGTAGCCTGGCTTATTTGAGTAAGCCAGGTCCTAAGATTTCCTTTTTAGATTTCCTCACCTTGACGATCGAGTCTAGTGAGTAGGTCCGGAGAATTACCTTATTGGCCAATCCACCTTGGTCTCCTTCTGTTTTTTCTCTGAGCCCGATGACTTCCTCCTTTGCGATCTCCACCCCGTCTAGGAAGTATTTAGCCTTTCCTCCTTGGATGAAGATGCACTCGAGGTAGGTCTTTTCTTTGTGGACAACAAAAGGTGAGTTGGGAACTCGCTCTCCCCATTGGCGTGGACCTGGTTTCCAACCCTCTCCTGAGATGGCTTCGAAAAGACGGTCAGTGGTCATTTGCATTTCCTCTGCTTCTTTCTTCAGACGGCGTGTTACCATGTTGAAGTAACCTTTACCGCTTTTGAATACCATTACCTTTGAACCCTCTACGAGTTTCTTTACACGTCCTTGCTGTGGGTTGGCTTTACCACCGGTAAGCTCCACCGAAGTCAAAGTGTCGATCCCGATGATCTGACTGCCTTTGAAGTTGTTAAGTTGTTCTTGGATTGACATGATGTTGTTGTTTGATACTGTAAATATAGGTCTAAGCCTCGAGATAAAAAAATAAACCCCCGAAAAATACTAAGTTTTTTCGGGGGCTTCGAAGCAATGGTTTTTTTACCTGAACTAGTTCTTTGTGTGGTAAGGTGTGGTGATTCCCATCTCCTTCCTTCTGAGAACTGCAATCTGTCGGTCTGAAGCAAATCCTCCCTGCCTTTTGAAGACGGTATCAACAACTCCAGTCAGGTACTGGTCGTTATAAGTCACGTTCCTCCAGTACCTTTCGTTCTTCATCTCGTGGGGAAACTTTGGCCTTGCATAGCCGCCGGTGGTTGGTTTATTGTTCTTCAGTGTTTGCATTGCTTGTGATTATCTTGTTTTGTCCTATCTAAATTCGCACGGGCATATAGTATGTTACGGACATACTATGTTTAGACTATGAATGATCTGAAGAAGAAGGGGTCTCCTGTTAAATTGCCCTTGTTCAGATTCTCCATAATAATCCTTTCACCCTCTTCCATAGAGTTAACTACCTGTGGTGGGGTTTCTAGATCCTCGATGAACTTCATTGGCAGCTCCATCGCTTTAGATGAGAGGAGTGTTCCTTTCCAGATATCAGAGATGATCCTAGTGGGCTGTTTCTCAAGGTACTCCTTAACTTCAATCTTCTCCTGACCCTTGATGATAAAATTTAATCCCCTAATAGGTCCAAAGTGATGATTTACGAAACTAATTAGAATTTGGTTGTCTTGTTGTGTTAGGCTTTTCTTCTTAGCTTTTTCTTCTCTCATGTCGTTTTTTATATGTAGTGCTTTTAATACATCGCAAAGTTATTAACATTTTACGATCTGAAAAAACGAAAACACTAAAAAGGCCAGGTTTTACCCTGACCTTTCTTACGAAGAGACCTAAAATTACTTAGATTTACTCTTCATCATCGTTTCGTTGGTCTTACGACCACGTGCGGTGTTATAAGCAACACTAACGATACGTTCGTTATCCTGCAGACCGTTGACTACAGTACTGACATAGCCCTGCGAGAATCCAGTTGCAGCTGCGATCTTTGCCACGTCTCCTCTGCGACGGCGCTGATTGTACTGGGCAAGTTTGAAGTTGTATGGGATTTTTCCCTTGCTTTTCTCTTTAGCCTGTGCTGGTTCTTGCTTGGGCTTTGCCTCTTTCTTGGGCTTCACATCTTTCTTGACTTTCTGAGGAACTGGTTCGGGTTCAGCCACCATTTCTGGTTTTGCTCTGCGTGTCTTGGTTCCGTAAGTTAGATCGTTTGCCTGGCCCTTCTTGGTATTCTTCATGCGTGTCTCGATTCCGAGAGCGAATTTGCGATTGAAGATTGATCCTCGTGTACGACCAAGGGTTTTCGAAATCGTAGTGCCATCTGCACCACGATCGATGAGATCACGAAGTAGATTGTCGTCGGCTTCAGACCAACGCATCTGTGTGAAAGTGGGTTTCTTTTTTTCCGTCATTGCTTGAGATTTTCGATGTTGATTAATTTGACATCTCAAAGATAACTAAAAACACCGCTGAAAAAAAATATTATATGAAAAAAAAATTTATTCAGATAATATTTTTTTGTTCTTTAACTTCTTGTCCTTGTTTTCGTTGGGTTCTGGAACCATGCACTCTCCGATGGAATCGATAACTGTAATCAGGCTTCTCAAGTTTTCCAACTCCTTTGAGGTAGCTTCTTCTCCTCTCTTCTGACGTGATTCCATATCCAGAGCCATTCTGAACAGGATGTTGATTTCTTTTTCTAATGACATAAGTTATCCGATTAATATTTTACGCAGATTCTCGAGATATGCAATGGCTTCAAAAATTGCCGATATCCTATCGAGATTCTCTTTATCTATGACAGTACCTCTAAGCTGGTTCTTGTGATCCTGGATTTTTTCACCAATCTCCTTAACAACCCCTGATACTCTATCCAGGGTAACCAGTTCCTGTGCTTTCTCCGGGTTAAAAAACAGGATCTTGGCAACACCTTCAATATCATCCATTTCTTTAACTAGTGTTCTCATATCCTTTTTTACAGTCACGCAGCAGAAGTATTTCCCATCTTTCCTGCCTGTTTGGTAAATGTAATGTCACGCATCGCCACAAAAAAATAAGTCCACAAAAAAACTGGGCTCCTTAGAAGCCCAGTCAAGGTCATAGATTTTCTATGATATCAAACAACAAAAAGACATGACCCTTGTACTCCCTGGGAGACTCGAACTCCCAAAATCAGCATCCTAAGTGCTGCGCGTATACCAATTCCGCCAAGGGAGCATATCATTTAGCAAAACGAGACCAATCCTCCTTGTCTTGCCAGTTCGAAAGATCTCTTGAAGTTTTCCCAATTTCTTTTATGGTAATCAACAAGATATTCACTTTCTAGATTGCCTTTAATATAATCTAAGAACTTCTTTTCATTATCAGGGTTTGCAAAATCCTGATATAACTCTTCAGAGACCTTAGGACCAATCTGTCCTTCACAATCGCTGAAGTTTATCAATTCATAGAAGGGTTTGTCGATAAAGTTTCCAGCATTGTCCCACAATTCCTCTGGCTCTACTCCATGAATAGCCAGACAGAGATGACGTCTCCATGATCCATACGAAGAATATGATCCGACCTGGAACGAGAATGATTCGCCCATCTGTTTATATGATCCTTCATCTATGTCTGATGCCCGTCCAAAAAAATCATGAGAAACCATGATGCCATTCCCTGGTTCCAATCCCTCATAAGCTACAATACCTAGTCCCATGCCTTTTTTGTTTATTCAAATGTAGTTATACGAAACGTTAGAAAAAAACGTTAAAGATTGCAATTCCTATAATTGTACCAAGACCAGCTACAATTGCCCAGAAAATTATCAGTTCAGTTCCTTCAACATTCTCGTAATCTCTTCCCTGCCAATTCATGGGATCGTGAGAGTTCTTTGCAACGAATTCTTCTTTGGTCTCTTTACTCGGTGAGTTAGATGCATGAAGAATGTCGTATAAAGCACTAAGACATTTCTTCTTACCGCAGACAAAAAAATAACCTTCATCCCATTGGGTTGAAAGTCGCTTCTTTGCATCCCTCTTCTTGCAGATTTGACATTTTTGGTCTATGGTTTCCATAGTCTTATTTAGTACGCCCGACAGGATTCGAACCTGTGACACCCAGATTAGAAATCTGGTGCTCTATCCAGCTGAGCTACGAGCGCATTTGATTATTAAACAAATGTAATAGGAATTGTTTCGAAGAAAAAATGAAATTATCTATACATGATAACATAGTCACCGAAGTAGTGCTCTACGACATTCAGCAGGTTCTCGTAATCACCCATCATCATTTCCTGCTGGATCATCTCTCCATCCAGACCTAGATCTTTAGCCCATCTCACTGCGAGCTTTATAAGAGCGAATGCATTGCCGTCCGGACCTGTTAGGTCGATTTCAATTGGGCCTGGTTTATCTTGCTTCTTAACGATCATAGTGTTTTATATATCTCAAGAATAACGGGAGTTATCGACAATAAAAAATGGGTTTGACAATTAGTCAAACCCAAAGGCATCTGATTTAAAGAAATCAGGAAGTCTTCTTCTTTGCTGGTCTGCCCTTCTTCTTCGCTGGTGCTTTAACCCCTTCTGCAGCAGTCTCTGGCTGCTCAACAACCTCGGGTGTCTGTACTGCAGCCGGTGCCTGCTCGTCCTCAGCGATCTGGGTTTCGATACCCATTAAACGACGAAAGAAATTTAAAATGCTCATTAGGATAGTGTTTCTTCATTATATCGCATTTCCACTTTTTAGTTCCTCTTCACGTGAAAGAGAACCTCTTTCCAATACTCCATCAGTGGTGAAACTCCATCGGAGAGGTAAATCAGTTGGGTTACTTCTTTAACGACATCTTCATGGGATCTCTTATCCAGAAAATACCTTGCCTTTTCGTCCGCTGGGATCTGGGGAACTAGTTCTTCCATCTGCTTAGAAAATTGTTGAAATGTCGATCTTAAGCCACTTTGCCCTTCTCCTCATTTTGTGAATGGCTTTCTTGTACACGTTTCTTGCTGCTTCGGCAGTTATGCCCCAGCTCTGAGCAACATCGGTAAAAGAATGAGGATACATCCCGCCAATGGCATGAATCCTCTCCAGGACCTCCTTCTCTCTGATGGTGAGATCCGAGGTAAGCAACTTCAGGATGTGCCTGTGGTTCTCCTCATCCAATTCCCTCTCAAGGTTTCCGTCCCCACCGTCAAACACGTCAAGAAGGGTAGACTCACTCTCGCCAGTCTCGCTCAGTGGCTGGTCCAAAGACCAGGCCTTTTTATCAGCAGAGAAGATGTCAAGCATATCACGAATCTCGAGATGTTCCGTACCCTTCATATTCTCTTTGACATACTGCAGGATCTCTTCCTCTGTAGCATCCCTGCCCTCTCTGGTGTAGATGTAGCTCATCGCCTCCTTGATCTTAACCGCCACTGCATTCCGATTGCTTGGTATCCGGATTGTGCGGGAATTCTTGGCAAGGTACTCAATCATCTCCTTCCTGATATTCCAAACAGCATAGGAGATAAACTTGAATCCCTTATGTGGATCAAACTTCTTTGCAGAATCAATCAGTCCAATATTGCCAACCGACACCAGGTCGTTAAGCATCTCTGGATCATGGCTGTACATCTTGGCAACAGTAAACACGAACCTAAGGTTTGCCTTCACTAGGGCCTCTCTAGCTGCAGCATCTCCCTCAAATGCCCGGCACGCCACCAAATACTCCTCATCCGCAGTCATCACGTCGGTCTTCTGCATCTCGTTGATGTAGAGACCTATAGATCTGGTCTGTCTCGAGGTAAATCTCTCACTTATTTTAAACTGTCTCACTTATCTTGATTTGGAGTTCTTATCAACATCTCCAAGGTTTGGTTTCCAATTCTTCAAATGAATTTTCAAACAGAAAGATCTTCAGCAGAATCAATAATTTTTTTCCTGCATTCGTTTATCTTTTCATTCAGCAGAAAAGAAATCTCCTCGATAGCATCAAAAGCCTCTCTCTTCATTTCAGTCTCCTCCAATCTAGAAAAAAGAAAACGAATCACAATAATAGAAAAAGATTCAGCGTTATCAAGCTGCTTCAAAGTTCTGCAAGACGAGATTACTCTCAAAGCTTTTTCCTGGTGTACTATGAGTTCTGAATTTATCATAAAATAGTTTGCCGCAAACATCTGAAAAAAATCTCAACAAAAAAACCCCACAAAAAAGCCTAGGCTTTAAACCCTAGGCTTCTTTTCATCTTCCCTGACCAGAATACTTCTTCTGGTAGTTCTTACCGTGCTTATGTGAAGACTGTTTAGACTTAGAGTGCACACCCTTCCTTTTCGTTCTTGCTCTTTTCCTAAAGGATGATGATGCGGAGACTTTAGCTTTTGCCATGATAAAAACACGTTTTTTTAAGTCCGTCCAAAAGGTCGTGACATGCTATCTATCGACACAAGAAAAACAAAAACACCATATCTTCCAGTGCAATCACCAAGTGACTTTACATAGCAAAGTTCGGGTTGCCAATAGAGAATCCATAGAATCTACCAGATGTCAGTGATGCTCCTGTCCTCGTTAGTGTGATCGGAAGCATAGTCGGATTGTTTACAGTCCCAAGTGCAATAGTTAACTGGTTGCCCTGTAGATCGTAGTAGTCCAAAGTGGCTGCCCCACCCTGGGTGACTAGCACCAGTGTAATCGGTGCATATCCAGCGGCCGGACCAGCGGTTCCTCCTGGTGTGTAGTTTGTTGAAGCGGCTAATGGATAGCCTACGTTTCCTTGTGCCATTTAGTTTGTCTTTTAGTTTGCCCTATATATCGCGCCAGTGGTATCTTACTAACATAGTATGTAGGGCGAGCCAAAAAGACCAAGCGGAATATCGGCACGGCACACAGCAATTTTTAGGGCACCAAACACCAGATTTTTGCAGCGGAACAGATTTCTTAGAAAATTGGGCCTACGCGCACCCGCCCGCCCGTGAGGCCTCGACACAAAATAAATCCAAGAAAAAAGATCCCGCACACACTCGGTTTCACCCGCAGTCGCACGCAGAGTATATTACTAACATACTATAAGTGAAAGGGACCAAAAAGAAGAGGCTTCCAGAGACCCGGCCTCCTGATAGGATATAAAAAGAAGATTACCTATCCCACCCACAACAAGACAACCACAAAGACCTTAAGAAAGACAACCATGTAGAGAGAAGACAACCAACCATAATAGAGAGAAGGAACACCACATACAAGAGGAATGGGCAAGGGATATCGTGTGGAGGAAAGTGGAATGAAGTGGAGGAAAGTGGAATGGAAAGTGGAATGGAAAGTGTTGGTTGGGTCTGGGAATCTGTAATTACGGGGTTAAACGAGGCCTTATACTGTTACTGTGTCGGGTTGACCTCGCCTTTTGGGGTTAAAAACGAGGTTAACGAGGTCTAGGAAGGCTCTGGCCCACAATTCTCCATTTTTTACCACCTAACCGCAGGGTTTAGGAAACCGGGGCAGAATATTTTGGATATATAAATCGGGGAAATCTGATTTGACCTGTCTGGGACACCCTGGGTGGTGCGAAGCCCATTTAGAGGGGCAGGGTTTGGACCCATGTTTCCGCGAAACCCCTATACTCATCCCTATGGTTTGGCCCTAGAGTTTGGACCCATGTTTCCGCGAAACCCCTAAACTCATCCCTATACCCATACCTAGGGTTTGGACCCATGTTTCCGCGATTACCCTTGGGCTTTACAACTGGGTTTCCCTGGTCCTATCCTAAGCTTCCTACTAGGCTTCTTCTCTCTAGTTAACTCTGTCTGGTAGTCTCTCTATGTCTACCTATTCTCTCTCTTCTCCTCTCTAGTAATCTCTAAGTTCTGAGTAAGTGTTATGACTCTATGCTTCTCTCTTTTATGAGTACTGTGTATGTCTTATTACGTGTGATTGATGTGATTTAGGATTTGTAGATCATTTGTAGGGAGAATGTAGATCATATTGGTTGGTATCTGTACCCTATTCTCTCTGTCTAGTGATCTCTATTTCTATAGTGTGTCTCTCTCTAGTGTTGACTTGTCTAGTAGTAGTTGGTGGATGTGATTCAGATCTTGTGGGCCGGGGATCCTGTAAATCTGACCCAAAACACCCCTCTTCACGTATATTTGCACTATAAGTACAACTGCACTCTTAGTGATGCAATTCATATCTTGTGGCGGGTTTATTTTGTGTGTTTAATGATCTGGGGCCGATCTTTTTGCAACTGAGACCAAGAATCCTGATTGACACAAAGTGACTGTGTGCAATGATGTTTTTTTGCTGGGCCTCTTCGGTGTTTTGTGTCGAAACTACCTCTAGCATTGTGATATATAGAGAAAGCCATGCAGCATTTAAATCTCCGCACTCTATTCAAGTTCAATAGACTTAGACTGTCTCTCGAGCAGAGGGAATTTCTTGACCGATCCGGCGGAGGCGACTGGTCTTTCAACACCTCAACCGGTCTGGTTGATGTGAATGGTGGATTCTATTGCTCCTGCAGGGGAATATCAAACCTCAGAGGAATCAGATTCGGCAGTGTCAGAGACAGCTTCGATTGCTCGTACAACAATCTGAAGTCTCTTGAGGGAGCACCACATGATGTTGGTGGGAGTTTCTACTGCACCGGCAATAGCCTAGAGAGTCTTGCTGGTGCACCAGAGACCGTGGGTGGCAGTTTCTTGTGTGACGAATTTGAAATACCTCCGGGAGAGTGGAACCCTGATGGCTGGCTAAAAGTGATTGAGTCCGGTTCTGATAAAGGCCGGAAGCTTGTTCTTCCTCTTGTGAGTGTTTGCGTTCTCAACAGGATGATTTCTGTTGATCCTGCATCAGTGATGTTGAAGCTAAAGCCTGTTTGGAGCGATCCTGAGTTTAGTGGGATAAGATCCAGGTTGATCTGGCCTAATGGATATGAAAAAGAAGCGGATCTGGTCGGAGATCTGGGAAACGTTGGATATTAAACCATGAAGCACATTAAGGAATATAGGGTATTCGAATCTAATGAAAGGAATGAACTTGACAGGGAGCAGAGGAAATTTCTTGACGAACGTGTTTCTGGGACTTGGGTGTTTAACACTTCGACAGGTCTGGTTGATGTTGACGGTAATGTTGTTTTCTTTAACAATGATGTCGAGGATTTTATGGGAATTAAGTTCGGGAATGTCAAAGGTTCCTTCGATTGCTCGTACAACAATCTGAAGTCTCTTGAGGGAGCACCACATGAGGTTGGTGGGAGGTTTGAATGCGACCGCAATAATCTCACTAGTCTTGCAGGAGCACCCAAGGAAGTTGGTGGAAGTTTTGATTGCCGATATAACAATCTAATAAGTCTTGCAGGAGCACCGGAAAAGATTGGTGGTGTTTTCTTGTGTGACGAATTTGAAATACGTCCGGGAGAGTGGAACATTGATCGGTGGTTAAAAATGCTTGAGATCGGTTCTGATAAAGCCAGGAAGCTTGTTTTTTCTTTATTGACTCCAGAAGAACTCAACAATAAGATTGCCAGGGACCCTGCAGCTATGGCGATAAACCTAAAGACTGTTTGGAACGATCCGGAGTTTAAAGTGATAAGATCCAAGTTGATATGGCCTAGAGGATACGAAAAAGAAGCGGATCTTGCAGGAGATCTTGGTAACATAGGATTTTAAATTATGAAGCACATTAAGGAATATAGGGTATTCGAATCGCAGGAGAGAAATAAGCTGACTGAGGAACAGGAAAAGTTCTTAAAGACCTTTGTCAAGGGAACCTGGGAATTTGATCCTTCGACAGGTCTGGTTGATGTTGACGGTGATGTTGCTTTTGCCGGGAAAGGTCTTGGTGATTTTAGAGGACTGAAGTTTGGCAAAGTCAGCGGAAGCTTCTATTGCTCTATGAATAGACTGACGAGCCTTATGGGTTCACCCCGTGAAGTCGGTGGCAATTTTATTTGCTGGGGCAACGAACTAAAAAGTCTTGCAGGAGCACCGGAGAAGGTTAGTGGTAGTTTTCACTGTTACAAGAACGAACTCACAAGTCTTGCAGGAGCACCATTAGAAATCGGAGAAGAATTTCAGTGTGACGAATTTTTCCTGTACAAAGAATGGAACCCAAATGGATGGCTAAAGATTCTGGGAGAAGGTCCGGATAAAGCTAGGAAGCTTGTTCTTTCTTTATTGACTCCTGAGGAACTTAACAAGAGGATTGCTAAAGATCCGGCGGGAATGATAGAGAATCTAAAGACTTTTTGGAATGAACCATGGTTTAAAGAAACCCGGGTCAAGTTGATCTGGCCTAGTGGATATGAAAAAGAAATGGATCTTGCAGGAGATCTAGACAACATAGGATTTTAAAAAGATGAAGCACTTAAAGGAGTATAGCTTGTTCGAATCTAATGAAAGGAATGAACTGGACGGGTTGCAGAGGAAATTTTTGACCAAATACACGAATGGATTTTGGGTCTTCGATCACAACACTGGCCTGGTGGACTTGAATGGAAATTTCAATTGTGAGCGAAAAGGCATTGAACACTTTTTTGGTGTTAGATTTGGAAAAGTCAGTGGCACCTTCGACTGTTCACATAATAGACTTGTGAGTCTTGAAGGGGCACCACAAGAAGTTTCGGGAACTTTCTCCTGTTTTGACAACAGGTTGACAAGTCTTGTGGGTGGACCAAAGCGAGTTAGAGGAGCTTACGGCTGCAGCAGAAACAACCTGACCTCCCTGGAGGGAGCACCGAAGGAAGTCGGTGGTGCATTTAGCTGCTCTGATAATCCTTTGAAAAGCCTTGACGGAGCACCTGAAAAGGTTGGTGGCATGTTTATCTGCGATGCATTTAGATTGCAAATGGGTACGTGGAACATGGAAGGCTGGCTCGAATTGCTTGATAACGGCTCCGCTGAAGCCAAACAACTGATTCTTCCTTTCGTGAGCCCGGAGGAGATCAACAAGAGGATTGCCAAGGATCCTGCAGGCATGGCAATGATGCTCAAGGGTGTTTGGAATTCAGAAGCATTCAAGGAAATAAGATCTAGACTTGTTTGGCCTAAGGGATACGAAAAAGAAATGGATCTTGTCGGAGATTTAGGTAATATAGGATTTTAAATTATGAAACACATTAAGTCATATAAGGTATTTGAAGCCAAGATCGGACTAACTCCAGAACAGGAAGCATTCTTGAACGAGTTCACAAAGGGTACCTGGTCTTATGATCCTGCTACTGGATTGGTGAGTGTGGAAGGCAGTTTTGATTGTCTTGGAGAGGGACTGGAAGACTTTAAAGGTGTCAAGTTCGGGAAGATGAGTGAGTATTTCGGTTGTTCGAGCAACAAACTCACAAGCCTTGAAGGAGCACCACAAGAGGTGGGTTGGAGTTTTTATTGTTCTGGCAACAACCTCACAAGCCTTTCAGAAGCACCACAAGAGGTGGGTGGGAGTTTCTATTGTTCTGACAACAACCTCACAAGCCTTGAAGGAGCACCACAAGAGGTTGGTGGGAGTTTTTATTGTTCTGGCAACAACCTCACAAGCCTTTCAGGAGCACCACAAGAGGTGGTGGAGAATTTCAAATGTAATGCATTTGAACTCAAGGAGGGAGAATGGAACCCGAAGGGCTGGTTAAAGGTGCTGCAGGAGGGAAGTTCGGAAGCACAATCTCTTATCTCTACCATCTTCTCTGCTGAAGAACTTAATAAATGGATTTCTAAAGATCCCGCAGGTATGATTATGAAACTCAAGCCAGTCTGGAACGATGGGGATTTTAAGGAAATCAGAGGAAAGCTTGTCTGGCCTAAAGGGTATGTAGACGATGCAGATCTTGCCGGAGATCTAGATAATATAGGATTTTAAATTATGAAACACATTAAGCCATATAAGGTATTTGAATCACAAGATCGGAGTGATCTCACCAATGAGCAGAAAGAATTTCTGAACAAGTGGGTAGATGGAAAATGGTCATTCGATCCTTCGACAGGTCTAGTCGATGTCAGAGGAAATGTTTCTTTTTCGAGTCATGAGATAGGGGATCTACGTGGAATAAAGTTTGGTAAGGTTAGTGGCAATTTCGAATGTGGGTACAATCTTCTGACTTCACTTGACGGAGCACCCAAAGAGGTTGGGAATAATTTTCAGTGCGATTCCAATCAACTAACCTCACTAATTGGAGGTCCGAAAAAGGTTGGTAGAAATTTTTATTGCAACCATAATTCCCTTACAAGTCTTGACGGAGCACCAGAGGAGGTTGGTGGGGATTTTTCGTGTTCACATAGCAGTGTTTCTACATTAGCAGGATCTCCAAAGAAAGTTGGAGGAAATTTTTCTTGCACTTTCACCAACATTAATTCTCTTGCTGGAGGACCTATAGAGGTTGGAAAAGGTTTCTTTTGTAATGCAAATACACTCTCATCTCTAGCAGGAGCACCTAAAAGAATTGGAGGTCCTTTCAGATGCGATGCTTTTGAAGTTGCTCTGGGTGGATGGAGTCAAGAAAAACTGCTGACACTTTTTAAAAGCGGAAATTTGGAAACGAAACAATTGATTGCACCACTCATTCCTGTGGAAGACCTGAATAAAGAGATTGAAATGGATCCAGGTAAGATGGCGATAGTTTTAAAGCCTCTTTGGAACGATGTGGACTTTAAAGACATCAGGTCCAAATTGATTTGGCCTAAAGGATATGAATCTGATGCAGATCTTGTCGGGAATCTTGGAGATATTGGGTTCTAATGCACACATAGGATCGGCGATGTGAAAGATCCAAGTTAAAACAAATCTCGATATAAGAACAGATCTATCGAGATTGATTTCTATTTTTCTCTCATATAACCCTCGATGGCTTTTTCGAGTAGTCCCTCTATCACCAGAAAAGCATTTTTTGATGAGTTCTCAAAGTAATCCAAGTCAGACAATCTGGATTCGTACGAAACAAGCGGGAGAACTTCTTTATAGTGAATGACAAAATTTCTATTTTTATTTGATCTGCTTACATCTATGTAATATGCACGTTCCGATTCATTCTTTACAAGATTAAATGTGCAGATTTCTATAAGAAATGAAATTATGGGTTCCTTTTTGTTAAATCCAATTTCTGACAGATCTGTAAGTAAATCCAGGAGTTCCTGGTCATCGGTGTTTGGGTTAATTATTATGTCGACCCTGACATCGCACCCGACTTTATTAGGCCCTGTAGACCCTCTTAAATATGGAGCTTTCTCCAGATTCAAAAGACCAAATTTAGTGTTCTTTCTAACAAAATCTTTAAAAAAATAATCCCAAACGGATGGGCTTAAAAGAAGTCCTAGTGATTCGTTACCTATTTCTAAACCTGCGTGTTGCTCGTATGAAGATGGCTGAAATTTTATCACGATCTCGAATTTAAAAGAAATTGCAGGGACAAAAACGGAAGTTTAAATGTTAAAATTTTCGATTATTCCAGTAAGTTCTTCCTCCAATATCAAGAGTGCCTCTTTGGATGTATCTTCATAGTAATCAGTCGTAGACATTAATCCTTCCGAGTCCGTGAATGGCACAGTTAATGTCTTAATAAAATTCAGTGTCGAATTTTTTTCTGAGTACAATATATCTATAAAGTAAGCTTCGCCATGCATGCTATAGCTATTTAATTGTAAATAGACTCTGATAAAAAATGAAATTACGCGATCAGGTTTATCAAATCCGATCTCGTTCAAGTCTGTTAGCAGATTCTGAAGATCTTCGCTGGCGGTAGTTGCACTCATTTTTATGCTGCACCTAACGTTATGTGGTGATCTGTGCCTGTTGTAATAATTTGTAATCTTTGGGCGATCTTCTATTTTCAAACTTTTAAACTTGTAAGACTTTCTGGCAAGTGTTTTAAAAAAATAATCCCAAACCGACACTCTATTCATCAGTCCCATAGGATTTGGATCTTCGATAGTGTTCATCAATGTTGTTGAACCATTGGAAGACACTATTAGATCGCCCTCAGGTATTTTTAAATTTATACTTACCCCACCGGCGGCTGTTGATAATTCGTTCATAATCTCAAATATATGTAAATCCCACGGAAAATAAAAATGAACACAGACGGGTTTAAATTATTCCTCTGGTTTGGAGTTCTGCTTTACAAGCATGATCAAACCAATACAGAAGGATAGACCTAAAACTACCCATGAAATAATAACTGGGGCCGGAGTTTCCTGAAAAATTTCTTGCATAGCTTATATATCCGGTTTATCGAATCCAATCTCGCCCAAGTCCGTTAGCAGATTCTGAAGTTCTTTGCATCTCTCCGATGTGGATTTTAACGAGATCTACTACCCACTCTTCCAGTTTCTTAAAGATTTCTTTGGAGCTCAACATGATTGTGTGGTTGGTTTGGCTTTCTTCAGATAAAGGTGATCCTGGTTCCACGTTAAGTATGTACTTGAATTGAATTGTTTCTCTCTTTTGTAGACTGGCAAAACGCGATCCAAAATAATGAATCTGGCTAAAATGCGGATCTTGAAGATCTTCACAGATTGAAATATCTATTTTATATCTGCTTAGTAACTCTATAGGATAAACCTCCGAGTAATATGACTGTGATACTCTAGATACAACAGAATCCGATTGAATTCGTATTGCAAGTAAAAATTCATTACTGCTTTTTTTAAATCCCATAGCATCAAAATCATCCAATAGATCAAGAAGATCATTGTCTTGTGTGGATGGCTTGATTAAGACATTTGCTCCGTAATAAACATTTGGAAAAGCTGAGTCCTCATTTGTTGGATCTTCGTATATTTTCAAATGTGGCTGACCATCAATTAATAAAGCACCGGACTTAAAGCATTGTTCTTTGAGAAATCCTTGAAAAGAATTCCAGGATTCTTGCATACCCAGATAACCAAGAGGAGCTTTGTTTTTGTTATTTCCTAAAATAATATTCGGTAATTTTTCCATTTTATATTGATTGTTTAAAATAACCTCTTGGGCTGATTTGCATATTTAAGCAAGATATCTCCATGACATGATTTGGGCTTGCACCAACACCCAAGGACCTTTCCCCTAAGTTCCTCTAAGCTATCCATTAGGTTTTTGTTGGAGAGAAGGTACTCTTCGAATTTTTGGATTGCCTCTTTTCTTGAGCTCACTTTAAATTCTGCAAGAGTTCCTTCCTTGTGTGAAAAGGGATTTCCCCACTTTGATTTCTCACCGTTCCGAATTCCCCTGCCTATGTAAACGTCAAACTCCTCCTTTTTGCAGTGGACAACCTTTGGTTTCATCAGCAGCTTGCTGAGTAGTGAGTGGTCTCATCAACGACCTCCTCGATAAAGGGCTGGTTCTCTAACTCTTCGATAACGATATTTAAGGCCTCTGGGTAGTGGTGCTCCACTCCAGGTCGAAAATGAATTGTTGCTAGTCCCAACACCTCGTTGTCGATGTAGTGCCGATTTTTTCCTCTAGATTTTAAAATCTCGTGGTCCATTGAAACGTCGTTCCAATCTTCGAGGACAAGTCTGTTTCCTCCCTTTTCTTTGTACATTAGTCTAACAACGTTATTGTGACTAAAGTTTTGTATAAATTCTCCTAGTTTCATATTATCAGTTTTTTAAAATAAACTCTACACTTTGATCAAACGAATTAGCCAACCCTTGCTTCAGCATTCTTAAATGCTCGTCTTGACCCAGCATCACTCTACTTTCAAAGAAAGGATTAGCAATAAGCATTTCAGTGTTCATGTTGTAAACAGTACCAAATGAAGTTTGTTCGTTATATTGGTCTTTGGTGTTGTACCACAACTCTTTATAAATCTCAATTCGTTGAGTTTCGGTGTTACTGTACCTTCTTAGAAGAAATAAAAATAGTTTTTTCATTTTACTTATATCTTCGTCTTTTTCCATTTACTCCAATTATGATATCAACCATATCAGATTGCGTACGTGATGTCTTTGCGTTTGGGATAAACGTGTACCTTTTTTGCTGTTTCTCCAAAATCTCTTTGCCTCGTTTGGATACAATTTCGTGAGCATCATTATTAAAAATAGAGCAAACCATTCTCAGCGAAAAAGCATTTTTAATTATCTGTAGTAGTTTCATATCTTAATCTGCATAAGTTAGAGTTGCTCCATCAATTTCGTATGTCTCCATATAATCCCCATTATCCCATTCCTTGTAAACCTCGATGACCGGAACTATTAATCTACCAACTTTTTTCTTTGTGAAAAATCCAGTAACCCAATCACCAGTATCGATTCGCTTAGCTTTGAATTTAACAATGGGTTCGTTTCCCAAAAATTTCTTTATTTCGGGTTTAAACTCAAGATAGTCAAGATCTGGATCACAAACATTGTCAACCATCACTTCGAAACCTAAGATTACTCTCATATGAATCCAAGAGATATTTGATTGATAGTAATCCATAAAGTAATCCCAGGTAAAACCTCGGTCATCCTCACAATGCTTTATGATTTTAACAAAATCCTCTTCGTCTTCCCAATCTTCTTTAAACCCATTCCACTCAAATTCATTAGTTGGATCGATTTTACACAATTCGTCGTTGAACTGCATCCATCTCCTTAAAGTATCCACGTGTTCTTGTGGTGCTTTTGCCATTCTCATACCCATTTTTGTGTGTTTAAATTTATAAATTTAGTGCAATCTCCATTTTTCATTTTTGTAACCCCTCACTTCCCGTTCTTCCCAACCGATATAGCTTTCGAGACACTCTATCATAAACTTTAAGGTTGATGGCTGAATTACGTAACCATACTTGTATGCTTCTTGTAGACCAACCATCCAAGCATCTAACTCAATATGAAACTTAAGATAATCTCCCTCGAAGGTATTAGTAGTAATGCAATGCCCAAGCTCATGAAAAAAAGAAGCAATTTCCCAATCAATATCTTCATAAACTCCGATGACGATCTCGTCTCTTCCGCCACAAAAAGAACGATTGAGGTGAACGCTGCCACTTTCATTCCACGTTTCGTCTCCTACTTCCACTTTGTGAACAGTAATTCCGTAATTGGATGCTATCTGCTGGTAATCTGGCCGACCTAGATTACTCATAAACTTCAATTTTTTCGTCGTTGTATGATACTGTGAGTAGTTTGGTTGGAACATTATTTTTATCCATTTCATCGTCAGTATTATAATATTGAGGTAAAGTGTCAGTAACTCCTAATTTTTTATTCATTAAAATAATTCTTTCATCATGGCTCAGCTCTTGTTCTTCAATCTTCAATCCCCAATATTCAGAGAATCTTTTATCTGTTTTACATTTGTCGATGAATTCTTCTTTTGTAAATTGTCTAGGCCTTGCATTGTATATAGGACCTGTTACCTCAACTAAATGTGAATTTTCTATTTTCCACAAATCAAGTTTATCAGTTTCTTTCATGTAGTCCACATAAACCTCATCAATAATCTGATTGTATCTTTCTTTACTCATGGAATTCAATTGTTTTGTTATTGTCAGGTGCTTGGGGCATTAACCAACGAAGATAACCCTTTGATTGAGAGAAGACCGGTGTCTCTGGATCATCTTCCCATTTTGATCTAGTAAATTTCGAGTCAAATACACCTTCACCATGAGCCCAATGCGCAGGTTTTTTAAAAGTCTTTTCTACTTTACGAATAATACTTCCCCGTTTTTCGCGAGGCGTAAAATCGTTCCAGTTGATTCCTTTTTGAAAGATCATCTCCTGCATATCAGATGTTTTCTTACCGTGCAATTCTTTTGCAGAATACAAACTTTGAGCAACGGAAGAGATCGAGTTTCTGGTAGCATCTTGCTGACGCCAGATGAAGTAGTTGATAACTTCTTCTTGGTAAGGGATTTGGAATACTCGAGCATCGAACATTGCAAGTTTGAAATTATTTACATCATCAGAGTTTAATAAACCACTAGCTAAGCCATTTGAGCTTTCGCAACCATCTTCAGCAAGTCTAGCCATTCGTAATTGATTGAACTTTGCAGTTGCCAATGAAGCAGCGATACTCGCCATCTTCTGTAAGTTACCGTCAAACCAAGCATGGGTGTCGATGGCATCGTAATCGGTGATGAGGATAGAAATCTCATCCGATTGAACATATCCAAATTTTGCACCTTGGGTATTCTGACATAAGTACTCGGTTGTCTTGTTCATATCTTCCATCAGACCTTCATCAAATGGACGCTTAAGTCCTTTAGTGTATGTGTGGAATGATTTTCCGTCGATGCGGATGATTGTGTTGGTGCGACGTGCCAACTTGTAACGGGTTCGGTCTTCGTAGAAGTCCTTCATGCGGTCGCCTAGTGGATCTTTCATAGTTTAATAATATACGGGTCTATTTTATTTCTTCAACTTTTAATATTTTACAGTCCATAGTATCATTACATTGCAACATTTCTTCTTTCCACTCTTTGATTGATTGTAAATCAGATGTTTGTCTATGACCAATAATGTAGTAGTCGTTACTTTCATCTAAGATAAGTCCTATATAATTTTCCTCTTTAATTACAATTTCGCTAAGAATTGTAAAATCTGACACCACGCATTCCTTTGTTTCTGGGGATCCCCCATCAATATAAACATTGATTTGGTACTCATCATTACCATAGAAATCAGAATTGATTAAAACAACCGTCCGGTAACTCTCTCCAATGTATTTCAATCTTTTATCGTTTGGATCCAAACCCCGATGTGATCTATCAACAGAATATCTTTTACTTGGAGGATTTTTTTTATCTAAGATAAAATCAAACTCATGAACTAAGATTTTTCTTCCGAGTAATCTTTCTCTTAAAATATCTAATACTGTCATACTATAGTGGTTACTTTAAAATTATACTCTTTAATTCTTAAATCTTGTTTCATTTTATTTTGTTTTTAGAGAGTTATAATATTTCCAAAATTCTTGACGGTCTCTAGTTAGGATCCCCATCATAGATTCGAATGCATAATGCTCTTCGTCCTCATCCCACCAGCCTGAATTCTTGGTATTTTCGTAGACGTTGTGTGCTTGTGTATAAAGCTTATTAAAGGCTTCGCACTTTTCTTCGACTGAGAATTCTCTGAGTGGCACGATACACGTTGAGCTCTTTGCTCGTAGTAGAGCCTCAAGCTCTGCCCTCTTTTGTTTGATTTCAGCTTCTAATTTTTCTATTTGGTCTTGCATGATTGTGTGAATTAGATCTTTGTTGATTTGTGAGGTTAGGTGTTCAACCGATTTATCGGCAATCTGATTGTATCTTGCTTTATTCGTAAATTTCAATTGTTTCGTCTTCGTATGTTACTGTGATTAGTTTGGCTGGAATATTAAAGGAGTTAGCGTCTTTTAGTGTTTCTGTTTCAAATTCCTTATCACTAAAGCAGTCTTTTCTTTTGTGATTACGGTTTAATACTTTATTTAATAACTCATTTCTCTCATCTAAACTCAACTCTCGTTCTTCAATCTTCAATCCCCACCTTTCAGAGAATTCTTTATCTATTTTACACTCATTAATAAAAGTTTCTTTTGAGTGTTGCATGGGTTTTAGTGACCACAATTTACCTGACAACAAAGGTCCATCGGGATTTTCTGGTGGAGTCCAATGACTGTCCGCATATTTTTTGAAGACCTCATCAGCAATCTGGTTATATCTTTCTTTATTCATAAATTTCTAATTTTTCGTTGTTGTATGTTACTGTGATTAGTTTGGTTGGGACATTAATAGAATTGTAATATTCCATAGCATCCCCAATACCATCCCATTTACCACTGTATTTGTGAGTTCTTAAATGTTCATATCTTTCAAACCTATCAAGTTCTCGTTCCTCAATCTCCAGTCCCCACTTTTCAGAAAATGATTTGTCATATTTACATAAACCAATAAACGTTTCTCTGTCTGGTTTTCTATAGACTAATTTATTATCTACTCTCTTTATTAGTAAAGTAATTCCAATAGAATTATCTTTCTCAAATTCTTTAGAATAGTTATCATACGCATCATCAACAATCTGATTGTATCTTTCTTTACTCATCTTTATTTTTCTCTATGTGCAATTCAATATCATTGATTACTTCTCCTAAAGTTTCCCAAAAATGATCCGGTAAGTTAGATAATGACCATCCTTCGTCTGATTGCGGTGTACTGTATCCTGATAACTCATCTCTGAATTCTTTAAGATTTATTAACGTGTTATTTAATGGATGATTACTCATAAAATTCGTTAGATTCGCTGTTATATGTTACAGTAATTAGTTTTGTTGGAACATTATGTTCATCACATAATTTATTACAATAATCAATCTCCATCATATTAGGGGTCAAATCTGCAATCTTCCATCTTTCAAACATATCAAGT